GACGAAGTCACAGGGATCCATCGTCTCTTCCCAGACTGCTGCGGTTAGTGGAATTGCCATTAATTTTCCTGGGCCTGAGCCGCTTGTCGTGCCTTACATCTGCGTAGAAAATACCAAAGTGCTGCGAGATTCATGGAAGGTTTCTCCGGGGGTGATGAGGTTGAGTTGAACCTCGGGTATATTTGGTGCAATTATAGTATGTATGTGGGGTTGGTGTCAAGCTCTAAAATTTTGGCACCTTAATTGGAATTTGTAATTTTAAATTTTACACGTGCGGGGGAGACGAGGTAGCTGGGTGGAATTATAGTCTAATAACCGCCCCCATGTCAATAGAAAATATTTTCTATTTTTCTGTTGACGCCACTCCGCTCTAGCAGTAAGATGAGTCATCAAGAACGGAGACAGACAATGAGCTTCTACCGCTACCTTCACGATCTGGCCCACAATCCTAAGGCCACGAAGGATGATCGCGCAACGGCTCGCCGGATGCTCAATCAGATGGTTTCCAACATCGCTTTCGGAGAATAATCATGACGAAGCTGGCAGATGGTAGCACGGTTTCCATTCATCGCGATGGCCCGCTCTATACGGTGGAGCATCGCACGGCGTCCGGCCTGCTGCTGAACTCGCTTACGGACTGCACGTTGGAGGAGGCTAGGGCGGGACTCGACACCGACCCGGCTCGGTGGTAATAAGAAAAGGGCCGAAGCCCTTTTCTTTTCACTCCAGCGTGTTATGTTATAACATCGCGCCGTTTTCACAGGTCGTCAGCCCATTATGACGAGTTTTGTCGAGCGTGTCAATAGCAAATATCCTGATTTTTCTTGTTGACAGCCTAGCTTGGGTGCGCTATAAGGAGTCATCAAGACAGGAGACAGAAGATGTTGGATTTGAGCAAGCCCTTGGAAGCGGTGGAAAAGGCGACGGGGCGGGTTGTTCCTGTCACCTTTGGAGGGAGGGGCACTCGACACTACGGGCTTAATACCGAGACTGCCTTCCACACCAAGGAATCACCCGCGGATGATACCAATGATAATTGGTATCTGGATGGTAGAGATTACTGCTATCAAGACAAATGGCTTATTCGCAATCGCGGTGAAAATCTGGGCGATATTCTCGCAAATGCAATTGCCGCTAACGAAAGGAAGCGTGCTATGATCGAGATTATTCTTCACGCTCCGCGCAATTCGATTGGGCTTACTACCCGCAAGATTAGCAACATCAAGGCGCTTCGCGAAGCTACTCGCGAGCGCACTTCTCAAATCCGTGACGAATATGGCAACTATTCGGGCACTTGCATGGGCTTGGCCGACGCCAAGGCTGCTATTGAAGCGATCGCTCTTCGCGGGTCCATTCGCCTTCGCATGACTCCCGCCCAATATGGGCACTTCATGGTCAATCGCCACGATCTGTCTGACTATGACTGGCAGGTAAAGTCAAGCAAGTATGTTTCGCCGGAACCGGAGCAGCCGCCGCTCTTTACCCTCTAACGATTGGGAGCCTTCGGGCTCCCAATTCGCGCCGATTTTAGCCCATAATTATTTTTGTGTCAAGCGAAAAGATTTGTTGACAGCCTGCTAGGCACGGCTTATAATGAGGCTATCAAAGAGGGAGACAGCAGATGGATATGTTTGAGCTTGTTGACTTTTGCGTCAAGAACAACTGCGAAGCTATCATCGACGGAGACATCGGCATTGAAGTCGCCCAGATTGTGCTGGCGGATTGCGGAACGCATGTTTGCTGGATGCCTCTATCGTGAGCAACGATCTTGTGCGAGCCTTTCTGGCGAAAGGCGGACGGGTAACGAAAGTTCCCGCCACAAAGAAAAAGCTCTTGACAGAGCGGCAATGGTATCATAGAACGAGAAACATCGAACCGGAAAGGGTGACTCGTGGCTAAAAGCATTATTCTAGATTTGGCGGACGCCGAGAACATCGCCGAATGGCTGCTAGAACAGCCTAATCTCCCTTACGGGCTGGCGACTATTGCTCGCGCTCTTGCGGAAGACAGCGAGATTGATATTCAGATTGTGGAGGATGAATAATGACTGAACAAACAACGCGATCCGACGATGAACTTGACCGCATTGCGGGCGAATTGATCGGAACTCTAGGCTGGAACTTCCACAAGGATCATCCAGATTTGAATGAGGCTGACATGCGGCGCATTTATGAAAGCGCGGACTCTTGCAACACTTGCGGTTATTACTGGGACCCTTGCGAGTTTGACCGGGATGGCAACTGCGAGGATTGTGCAGAGATGGAAGGCGACGGGGAGGATTAACGTCCTCCCCCGAGGCGCCGATTTTAGCATAGAATTATTTTCACGTCAAGCGATCTTTTTTCTTGACGCGCATATTTTTTCTGTTATACTGAAAACATCAAGAGCGGAGGTAGAGCGATGGTTGACTATCTGAACGGATTTATGGCAGGTCGGCAGGACGCGCGAGCCAACAAGCCGCCTCGCTCTGTCAGCCATCGCTCAAAGGATTTTCAATATGGCTATTCGGACGGACTCGCAAAAGGGAAAGCGAAACTTTGAGGCAAAAGCCTTGACATGCCCTAGCCTTCGGGCTAGAGCGGTTAAATCGAAGAAAGCCTATAGTCGAAAGGAGAAACATCGTGAACGAGTTTGACGGATACGAAGCGGGCTGGCGGCGCGGCGCTTTTGACGCGCTCAATTTTCGCGAATGTATTGACGTGAGCGATTTTGAGGTGACTCCGTATAATACAGGATTTGCGGAAGGCTATGCTGACGCTTACGCGGAGTTTAGTCGGGCGGCGAACGACAATCAACCGGAAGGATCACCCGCTTTTGATGCAACATGGATTGGAAATACTCATTGACAACCTAGGCAACTTCGCCTAAAGTGACCTGATCGAAACAAGGAGATTTGAAATGATGCGTAACTTTATTTTTGCCGCCACTATCGCTCTAGCTTCCTGTGGAGCAGCGACTCCCGCTTTGGCGCAGGACATTCCGGTTCGCGTTGTATATGAAGATATGAGACTGATTTGCGGAACGGAGAACAGCACGGAATACAAAGTGCGAGTCATGCGCGAAGCAAGGCAGATTCGTCGTGAATTGCAACGACAGGGCTTCGAGGTGATGACGATTCGGCTAAACGCTTTTGACGAAGCTCCTGCAGGGCTTCCGGCGCGCACCCGTAACGACTGCCGGTTCAATTAAAGAATTGGGAGACTTCGGTTTCCCAATTCGCGCCGATTTTAGCATATTTGTGCGCTGGTGTCAAGCGAAAGAAAAATTATTTTTTGTGCTTGACGAGAGTTTCCTAGCACGCTAGAAGGGATCAACGGCAACGGAGTTAAGCAAATGCTTGAAAAACTCAAAGGAATGTCCCATGCGGAAATCGGCGGCTGGATTGGTATGCTCCTCATTCATGGCGCTACCATTCCCGTTACGGTTAGCAACATTCTTGGCTGGAGCGATAAGCTTCCTCCCCTTTCAATGGTGCTGCTAGTTTGGTCGGGACTGGCGCTCTTTCTCTGGCGCGCGATTGATCGCAAAGACGTTCTCTATATCGTCTCCAATGCGGTCGGGTTCGTGCTCAATTCTATCTTGCTCGCCCTGATCGTTTTTCCGCTATACTAAGAGCCACCCGCGCAACATTGTTGCGCGGGTTCGCGCCGATTTTAGAGCAATTTATTTACGTTGTCAAGCGATTTTTTCTAAAAATAATTCAGCAGATACGATTTTTTCTGTTGACGCGCTTGTGAAAGGTCGATATAAGGGATGCATCGGAAGCGAGGTGCTACCGATAGAGACAAACTTAGAAGGACTCTTAAAATGGCTAAGGAACAGGATAAGAACTATACTCCCGCGCAGGAAGCGATCATTCGCGAGTTTCCGGGCACGGGCGCTAACGGCGCTCTGCGGCAGGCGGATGCCGAAACCATCGCGGCTGATCCGCGCATGAATAAGGATGGTAAGCCGCGCAGCGCACGTTCGATTATTGCCAAAATTGGCAAGATGGAACTGCCTTATGAGCGCAAGGCTCCGACGCGCAAGGATGGTTCCGCTATCGCGAGCAAGGCGAAGCTGGTGGATCGTATCGCGGAACTGACTGGCGCGAAGTTCGAAACGCTGGGCAACGCGGGCCGCGATGATCTGGTCGCGCTTCGCGACGCGGTGGAGCGGCTGGCCGCTTAACTCAACAGGAGGTGTTGCAGAAATGCAACACCTCCAAGTTGGCGCCGATTTTAGCAGCATTTCTCTACGCTGTCAAGCGAAAATAAAATAAAAATAGGGCTTGCAAAAGATTTTTTCCGCCTTATATTGGAGGTATCAGGAAACGGGATGCTAAGGAGCCCACGACATGATTATGATTTTTGACCTTGACGGCACGGTTGTCGATACGTCCCATCGCTATCGCGATTTGCCTTGCGGCAAGATTGACCTCGATTATTGGTTCGACAATTCAACGCCGGAAAAGATTGCGCTTGACAAGCTGCTGCCTCTTGCTAATGTGTGGCGGCGCTATCATGCGGAAGGCCATACAATCGTCGTCTGCACGGCACGATCATGGGAACGGCATGAACGAATGACTTGCGAGCCGGGTCCGATCTATGAAAAGTTCTTGGCGGACAATGATTTGCCTTATCATGCGCTCTTGCATCGTTGCCTTGTCGGTTCCGATCATGCGCGCTACAGCGACGGCGATCTAAAGACTAAACTCTTGAATGACTGGGCGACTCGCGAAAGATTGCCTGCCGATTGGCGGCGCAATGCTTTGATGTGGGATGATAACGTTACGGTTATTCAGCAAATGCTGTCTGATAGACTGTTTTGCTTTAACGCGATCAAGTATAACGAAAGGCTTGCGGCATGAGCGAACAAGAAAAGGCTGTCTCTAGAGCGCAAGGCGCTCTAGATGACTTTCGCGAGACTATGGAGCGCGAGTTCACTAGGCGCGGAAAGGATGCTGAATATAGGCGAGCATTTTGGGATGCTTTCTTTTCTGAAGTATTTTGTATGGAGAATAAAACGCTATGATTATTCTAATTCTTGCTACCGCTGCGTTTTGGGCTGTTCTTTTCGGATGGCTTCTGTCTAACGATTATACTCCGCCTCGCAATGCGGAACGAATTAATCCAGACTGGAACGGCGACAGACCCTATTAACAAGGCTTGCGCGATCTGCTATAATGGTAGGTCGCGCAAACTTTTTGAGGCGCCGATTTTAGCAGGCCGCCGCGAACTTGTCAAGCGAATAAAAAATTATTTTAGGTGCATTTTTCTCTTGCACGTTCCGAAAAACTCGCCTAGAACAGTCTTACCGGAGCAAAGGGGCTTCGGAAACTTAGTGGCCAAGGGAGCCTATGTTATGTCGATTGTTACCTCCACCATTTTCGGTTACTTTAAGGCGGCTGGCGTGTTTCGCAAGCGGTCGGATGAAACTGCTCGCATTGCTTTTGATGATGCCTTTTCCGATTTTCTGGAAGATGGCTCTTATAGCGAAGCGGAAATTGCCTCTTTCGGTTCCGCCGGTGACGCGCTCTTTGCCGCTCTGATGGAGCGTCGCGACAATGACAAGGCCGCAAAGGCCGCGGATATTATCGCTCGCGAGGAACGGCGAGCGGCTAAGGAAGCGGCGGAAAAGGCGAAGCCGATCACCGGAGGCATGGACGGTTCGCGGGATCATGTGCGGGCGCTTCCGGCCGGCCGCTATGTGCTGACTAGCGCACAAAATAACACGGACGTTGATGCAACGTTCATGGCGGCGCTGCACGAATACTGTAAGCGGCACAACGCTCAACTGTTGATTGGTCGCATGACTTACAACAAAGCGGCTTTTCAACAGCCGGACGTGAACGATACGGATGGCATTTACTATGCGGATGCTGTCAAGCCGTATCTTGTCAATGGAACTCTTGATTTGGGAGGCAAGTTTTACTTTCTCGCGGATGCTAACGTCATTCCGACGGCAAAATGGCCAACTAGCGGCTTTGACGCGGCTTCGCCGGTTGGTGTCGGCGCAATCGTTCCCGCAACGCGAATTGAATTGCGAACGGCTGCGGCGCTTAAGGGTGACGTTAGCAAGCCGATCATGGCAACCGGCACGGTTACTAAGCGGAATTATATTCTGCGAAAGACTGGCGCTATTGCAGCGAGCGGTCACAATATCGGCGCTCTGTTCGTGGATACTGAAACCAATACTTTCCGCCATCTTGAACAGATGGAAGGCTATGACGGGTTCTTTGACATTGACGGGCATTATACTGGCGACGGCTTTCGCCCGCTTCGCAAGGGAGACGTTGCGGCTTATCAGCCGGGCGATATTCACGCGGAAAAGGCGGATGATGCTAACGTGGTAGCAATCTGCGACAATATCCGTCGCTTTCAGCCGGAGAATGTTCTTGTTCACGATCTGCTAGACTTTAGCAGCCGCAATCATCACAATATCAAAGACCCGTTTTTCCTTCACGCTCAATATACGAACGAACAGACTGTTGAGGGAGACTTGCAGATTGCTTCCGATACTCTTGACGCGATTGCGGAAGCTAACCGCAACGCCAAGGTTCGAGTGATTGTCAGTAATCACGATCAGGCTGCCGATAAGTGGCTTGCTACGGTTGATTGGCGGAATGATCCAATTAACGCGGAAGTTTATTTGAAATTGGCGCTTGCCAAGGTTCAAAACGTGAATAATGAGCGGTTCAATACTCTTGAATATGCTTATCGGACCATTGGGAAGGGGATTTCTACTAACGTAATCTTTCACGTTCTTGATGAAAGTGTTATGATTGCTGGCGTTCAAATGGGCTGCCACGGCCATAACGGCGCGAACGGTTCCAAGGGATCGCCTAAGCAATTCTCGGCGCTGGGTGTCGCAATCAACACGGGTCATACGCATAGCCCTAGCATTTACGGGGCTTGCTACACGGCGGGCGTTCGTGCTTCGCTTGACATGGGTTACAATGTCGGCGCTTCTAGCTGGGCGGTTGCTGACACTCTGACTTACGCCAACGGGCAACGACAGATTTTGTTCGCATAGTCAAGCTAAATCTTGGGAGGCGGGAATTAATTTTCCCGCCTCTCTTTTTATGCGTTTTAGGGCTTGACAGGCGCACAGAAAAATGCTATCCTGTGGAGGAAGGAGGCGCCGATTTTTGAAATATTATTGCGCTGCATTTTACTTGTTGACATGCGCGCGAAGCGGCGCTAGGGTGAATTGTCAAACGGAGGAACGGCAATGGGACCGTATAAACGTGGAAGGGAGGCATATGTAACGGGTTATTTGCTCGACCAGAATCCTTACCCTGCTAGAAGCGTTGGTGCAATGCGCTGGCGAGCGGGATGGTTAGAAGCTAGAAACGAAGAAAGGGATTGACATGGCACGATTTTACATTTACGAGGAAGTGACATACGAGGTTGAGGCTGAAAGCGAAGATGAGGCTATGGACCTCTTTCTAGAAGATAGCCCTAGGGTTCGATGCCTCCAAGGCGAGGTTACGGAGGTTAAGCCCGCCTGACTACCGGCAGCGCGCAATAAAGTTGCGCGCTGCTCGCGCCGATTTTAGCAGATTTTTCAGCGCGTGTCAAGAGAAAATAAAAATCACCGATGCTTCATTTTTCTGTTGACGGCACAGTCAAAACAGCTTATAACAGTTACATCAAGAGCGGATGGGCCGCCTTGATAGAGACAAACTTAGAAGGACTCTTAAAATGGCTAAGGAACAGGACAAGAATTACACGGAAGCGCAAGAGCAGCTTATCCGCGAAGCGGTGGAAGCGAACGGCGGCGTCGGCAACCTGGAGGTTGCCAAGGGGCTAGCCGCCGATGAACGCATGAATCATCCTGAAAAGGGCGAGCGAACCCCTCGCATGATCGTGGCGAAGATGGCGCGCATGAATGTCAATTATGCGCGCAAGGTTCCCACGTCTAAGGATGGCTCGCCGGTAACGCGCAAGAGCGATCTTGTGGACCGTATCGCTCGCGCTGTCGGCCTTGACGATGGCTCGCTTGATACGCTGGACAAGGGCAGCAAGGGCCAGCTTACGGCGCTTGCCGAGGCGGTCGAGGCGCTGGCAGCCTAAAGAAATTGAGCCGGACTGAAAATAGTAGTTGACAGTCCGGCTCAACTCTCCTATAATGGTTTCATCAAGACAGGAGATAGCAAGTGGCAAAGTTTGTTGTGATTGACCCTAACTATGACTATGAGCTTAGGGTTTGTGACACTATTGAAGAAGCTCTTGACGTGATTCAAGAGTTTGTTGAAAATGATGGCGACTCTTATCGTGCACAACGGCAGCAGATTTTTGCTCTAGGCGAAGAAATCCCCTTTACAATTACGGACCCGTCTGTTACTCTAACGAATCACTTCATTCCAGCTCCGCTTCCGGGGGAGACTGTAAGCGACTATGCGCGACGAATTACGGGCGGTTAAAAATAGTTGTTGACAGGCAAGTGAAAGTTTGATATAAGAGAGTTATCAAGAGCGGGAGGCGGCAAATAGATGCCAAATCGGCTCTTGATTACCGTGTCGGCACGGACACGTTAAAATTAGCTGCCTAGGTATCGGTCCCCGAAACGGATCGTCCGTCCGGGGTTTTGACCGGCAGGTGTCGCGGCAAGCGGAAAAGGGCACCATTAAATCGCGAACCTTTCCACTCCCCTTTCAACCTGTTGCAGATAAGAGCCGGGGAGATTGCGAAAGACGCAAAGCGAGAGAAAGCCGCCACGGGGGACGCCCTCTGGCGGCTTTTTTCGTGGCGCCGATTTTGACGGACTAACGCGATTTTGTCAAGAGAAAAATTTTTCTGATATGTTATATCATCACCTTTCTGATATATCGTCTCCATGACTAAGCGCCGACCAGTGCAGTAGTAATGCAACTATAAGCTACATACGACCTCGAAATATTTAACTTTTGACAGTAGCATGTCAACTCAGTGTACTATCAACATGGCACAACGAAAATTTTGGACTGAAGAAGAAAATCAACTTATTAAAGACAGTCTACTTCAAGGTTTAAACTATAAAGAAATTACAACCTTACTCCCAGATAGAACTTATAGAGCTGTTGCGGTACAGGGGAATAAATTAGTTGGTTCAACCATTTCTAAAGATACTTGGTCTCTAGATGATGAGTTAGATTTAATAGAATATAGAGACACGTATAAATTATCTATACCTGAAATAGCTAGTAAGATGAATCGCAACTACGATAAAGTTAAACAAAAGATAAGTAGGTTGATTAAAAAAGGAGTATTGGAAGCTCAAGGTCATCAATCTAGTCCTACAGGAAGTTATTCTCACCAAAATCTAGCGCCGAAATCATCAGTACAAGAACTAAATCAGTACGTGCTCAATTATTTAGTAAAAGAGCGCTGTCCACAACCTTATAGCTCTAGGATTATACGTCAATATGGGTCTTGGTCCGCAGCGCTAGAAGCTAATGGTCTACCTCCTAATATTGGAGGTAAGTTTGATCCTAATAAAGAAACTATAGTATACTTAGTTGATTTTGGCAGCTTTAAAAAGTTTGGTATAACACAACAGACAATAAAACTTCGCCTTAACGGTGCTCCGAAATATAGAATACTAGACTCAATTAGTACGACGCTGGTAGAGGCTTTAAATATTGAACGAGATATTAAAAAGGAAGTTAGTCAGTTCATACCAGAAGATTCTTGGTTTGAAAGAAATGGTAAAACTGAATGTTTTAAAGGTGCTAGAACCTCACTATTAAGCGCCGAATAAAAATAGTGTCAAGTCAATTATTCACCATCGGTCAAAATTTTTGACAAATAAAAAAGGCCGGGAGCAATTCCCGGCCTTAATTATTTTGCCCACTTCATGGCAGCTAGAATAATTGCGGGCAAATCCGCGTCGTCGCTCTCATAGTACGCGTTTGCTAGAAACTCGACCATCTCCTCGTCGGATTTGGGCATCTGCGCGAGTTCCGGAGCAACGAGTAGCGCTATTTCCCGAAATTGACGCAGTTGTGCCAACTCATCGGCTACGCCGGAATTCGGCACATTTCGAATGTACCACTGATTATGACTACAATGGTCTCCCCCATCCTCGTGCCAGCCGTTATTACTTGTCGAAGTACTAGGACTTGTTTTAGTATAGTAGGACTGACCGCCCCAATAGTCTTTCTCGGGTCCTCGTGCTAGCTCCATAGGCACGACCTCACCAGTCACACGATTTACGGCCTCGATTGGCTCGTTCCAGTTAACGCTCATAGGCCTCCACCTGATCCAGAAGCTGGCGAAGCTGATGCTTTAGTTCGAGCAGTGTAATGCCTCCAATCGCAAGATCTGGTGCTCTATCAAATTGAATATCTCTAGAGTGGTAACCCTCAACGGTTTCTGGCAAGTCTTCCTCGTGAAAGTACTGACCGATGCCAAAAGTGTCATTCTCGTCTTCTACTACTAGAAAAGTACTAAACAGACCCATAATCTCTCCTTTGTGCGTTCATTATATCTAGAATCAGCTCGCGAGTCAACAGATAAATTCACCTGCGCCGACAGTAGTGCGTCGACAACGCGTTGTCAAGAGAAATTTTTAAAATTGGTGAAAACTAAGGTAAATCGCTATTGTTCGACTTAATTTGTAAAGAAGCGCTCAAATTGCGTTTCCTGCGCCGTGATTTCACAAAATTTGAGGAAATTTTAAAAAATTTGCTGCGGTGCTGCAGCCTAATTACCGCGCTTCGCGCGCAGGTGGCTGAAACCGCAAGAAGCTAGCGACACGACGATTGAGACAACCTAGAGAAATTGCTCCTTCTACCAGTGAAACCCAACTGCAGCACTTCGGGCAACCCCACGTCGTAGACGTGAAAATGGCCCAGCTAGCTGCGAACAGCCGCGGGCCTCTATTGAAAGAGAGCTAGAGAAAGAGACGGGGCGGCGGGACCCTTGCACAGAATTGGAGCCTCTTAGCCCGAATTATACACGAATTGATTTTAGCTTCCGTAGATATTGATCTTGAAAAGATACACTCGTAGCCAAAAGTGAAATACTATGTAACTTCTTATCTGCTTTTAGAAGTTTTATCAATAAGTGAGACGAAGGGTCTCAATAAACACTGAAGATAAAGACGTGACTCTTTATCGGCGAAGCCTACCAGTCGTCAGTAAACATCTTTATTCTGTGTAAGTGAGACGCTTCGTCTCACAGAGGATTTGAATAACATAATCTCTAATCAGTAACTTGTTACATAGTATCACACTTATCACATAAAGTCAATAGGATAATTTTATCCTAGGGTATTATTATAAACTGTAGAAAGTGCTTTTCTTTAAACCAAAAATCTAAATATTCTATTTTTGCTAACCAAAAGTCAATCCTTGACATAAGCTCTTAAACATGCTATAAAGTTATCATGAAAGCCGCAGAACTATTACGCATACATAATGAGAAACTCACAGCAAAGAATATACCCTTTACTGCAATTGGAAAGTACGATACTTTAGCGAACTCGCCTAGACAAATATATCGTTGTGCCTCAGGCCACGAGTTTGAAGCTGATCGTGGACGTATGATGGCTGGCAAAGTAAAATGCTCTAGCTGTTCAGGAGGTCAGAGAAGGCGTACTCATGAAGGTTATTTAGCTGACTTAGAGAAATTAAACTCTACCTTTCTTCCGTTAGAAGTATACGCGGGAGTACACACAAAAATTCTTCACGAATGTGAGGAAGGGCATCAATATAAAATTCAACCCAGCTCTGTGTTAAAAAATCCTAGATCGTGTCCCGTTTGTAGTGGTATGGCAAAGAAAACTACAGAAAGCTACAAGCAGGAGTTACTAGACAAAGGAATACAATTTGTAGTTCTAGGTCAATATGATGGCATGATGAAGCACCTAGAACATCAGTGTCCTGAATGTGACCATAAATGGAGTCCCAAACCCCACGATATTCTAAACGGATCAGGGTGCCCTAGCTGCGCTAAATTTGGATTTAATCGCGGTCGCCCCGCTATTCTATATTATGCTAGAATATGGGATAATACTCAAACCTTATACAAGATTGGAATTACTAACAAATCCGCAAGTAGAAGACTAGCAAACTGTGGCAAGAGCTACAAGATTCTTCTAGAGAAAGAGTATGTGATAGGGGCTGAAGCCGAAGCAGCAGAACAAATGATTCTAGAAGAGTATAAAGATTGTAAGGTATACGCACCCCAATTTTTACGAACTGGTGGAGCAACCGAGTTATTTAACTGCGACATATTACTCCTAGATGAAAATAATTCTTGACATTTGGCCTAAAACATACTATGATATGTTTACAAATCGAAAATGATTTGTATTAAAGGAGAAAACCTAGTGTACTATGTAGAGACTAAAACTGAAAAGTATGATATTACAACTAGTTATGTAAGTGAGAAACAGGCTCGGCAATATGGAGGTATTCCTTTTGGGGCAGAGCTACATCTTCAAGGTGAAAATATCGGAGAATATTTTGTAGACGATCATAATCCAGAAGAGCTACCTTACGATGTGGGCAGGGTGAGAACTATATTTAAAAGCAAACTAGACGGAAAAGACGCTGGAAAGTTCTCTCTATATCTGCAGGACGACCAAGATCGCTGGTATTTTTCAGGTATTACTTTCGCCAGTTATAGCGATGCAAATCAAGCCGTCAAAGGGCCCCTTAGTCGTACTTTCGGAGATATGTTAATATTAGAGAATGATGACCCAGAGCTTACAAGATACGAAGATTAAAAATTAAGAAAAGGCCGCTTTAGTCGTTGACTTTGGCGGCCTTTTTGCGTATAATGAGTGCGAAAAGGAGACGAACTGTGCACAAGATCCAAGTAGTTCTAAACCGAACGATGACTATGGGCCCTGGTGGTTATGCTCCTAGGTACAGTGCTATGGTTACGCTGAATGATGCTATGACTCTTTTTACAAATTCAGGCAGATATAGTCAAGACTCCGCAGGTGAGAAGTACATCTTTCAAGAAGCAATTTCATTTGCACATCGTCTAGCGGAAACTCTGGGACAGAAGAAGAACTCTATTAGGATTAAGAGGTCATGAAGAAGCAAAATTGGATGCCTGTCGGCATCGTAGAGCAAATTGAGAAGCACGACTTTGCGATCAAGCATGCTCGTGAATATCTAGCCAAGCTTTCTGCTGATCGCCAAGAGTGGGTGCGTAAGCTGTACGAGCAAGCACGAAGTCTTATTCAAGACCCCAAAGCAGGTTTTGACCTAGAACACGGTCACAGGTGCAACGAGAGTCCCGTAGGCGTGTGTGTTTATACGGACTATGATGATGAGTATTGTGAGTACTGCGGAGGTCCCGATGAGCGAAAGTAAGTATTACCACGCTCTGCATAAGTGTGCAGAGCGCTACCGTGACATGCTTCTAGATGATCCAGCTGTAGAGGCTGATGACCCTCTATGGGTATTCGTAATGCAATTTATGTTCAGCTGTCGAGATCAACTTCCACTAATGAAACTTAATCGCTGGCTTGGATATATTCAGGGATGTTTGATTGAGCGTGGGTATACCTCGGTAGAGGCTGAACGCGACTGGACTCGGCCTCTATTTCGGCCACTAGACTTTTCAGAGGAATGATATGGAAATTGATAAAGAAATCGTAACTACCACGACGTGCACGATCAGTCGTGAAGTTATTGCGAGGCTCGTAGCCGACTATCTTAATCAAAACGGTGTTCCAGACGCTAAGCCCGTCAATATCATGTTTACCGTAAGTGAGGAAGATGACGGTTACGGTTATAGCTATCTAGTACTAAAGGGTGCGACTTTTACCACTGTAACTAGGGAGTAATCTCGTGCTAGTCTATCGAGTTGAGACTGTAGATTGCGTTGGTGCTTTTAATATTGTGGCCGATGAGACCGAGTACTTTGAATATGTGATGGGCGATTATAACGACTATGATCGCCATCCCTTCATGAAAAATCCCGATCTTAGCTCGTTCGAAGATGCTCGATTTGGCTGTACGTCTCTAGCCCAGCTGCGTCGCTGGTTCAGTGCACGTGCTCGAACTCACCTTGCTCAGTATGGTGCTGCTATCTCTGTATACGACACAGAAGCAGTAATCGCAGACGAGAACCAGTGCGTGTTTGACCTAGATCAGGCTCAACTCGTGGAGAGACGCTGTCTCATTCGCCAGTGTCGAAACTAGCAGTTGACTGAGCTGCTGTTTTTGCATATAATGAGTACATCAGAAGGAGAGACAGCGTGAACTATCCGATCGACTTCACAGAAGATATGCGTCGCATGGGCATCTGCGGTGTTCTTGCCATTGCTGTCTCCAGCAACGTCACGATGGCTCAAGCACATGCTGCTTGCGAGCGTAACAAGATGCCTCACCAGAAGCGTCACGTTCGTCGTACCTATGACGAGCAGATCATTAAGTCTATTCAGGATTTCGGTTATCTGACGCAAGAGGTGCCCGTCGAACGTCAGACTGTTCGCAAGTGGGTCTCAACTTCAGGCTCCGGTACTTTTCTAGTATTCGTCTCGGGTCACGTGCTGACCGTTCGTAATGGCATGGTTCTCGATCAAGAGGCTCACGCTTCCGCAGACGTGCATCCCGCTCGTCGTCGTTTTGTTCAAAAGGTGTATTCAATTGACTAATAATGAAGCTGCTATTAACCAAGCATATGATGAAATCGTAGCGCATCTTCGAACGATGCGAGATCGCTATCTACAAGAAGCCGCCTTCATCCTGGAGAAAGAATTGCGTTATGACTATTGATAGGCAAGACCTACTTAAGGCTATTCGTATCGTTATGGCTGTCGTTACAGTATCCATCCTAATTATGCTGGTTCTCATGTTGGCGACAAAAGGATATATCCTAGCGCAGATTCTACTTGTTATTATTATTTTTACGGTAATGGTAGCTTTTGTATACAGTTTGATAAGGATTAAGTAATGAAGAACATGCTTACAGGGATGTTTCTCATCCTCACCGCATTAGCTATAATTATAGCTCTAGGTGCGCTAGTGGTAGCTACGTTAGGAGCTAAGGCTCTGGCTGTATTACCACTAGCTATTCTAGTGTTAGTAGGATTCTTTATGCTTAGCCCAATTGTCGGAGAAGCTTTTTATACTTGGAAGAACGACCGATGAAGAATCTACTTACGGGTCTATTTCTGGTCGCAACTCTAGTTCTTGCAATGATCGCAGGAGTTGTGCTAGTTGTAGCGTTTGTGCCTTGGCAAGTTAGCGTAGTTATTCTAGTGTTAGTCTTTGTAGTAGCTCTTCTTGAAGAAGAACTCGCTGATATAGGCGAATCCTTTTACGATTGGAAGAACAACCGATGATCTTCTGGTTGCTGGCTGCTCTTTTTGTAAAGCACTTCGTAGCAGATTTTCTTTATCAACCACCTTTTCAGCGGCAAAATAAAGGGACCTCTATGGGCATCTTGGAGGACTCGTCCATACAGGTCAGCATGTATTATTGACCGCCATCATTCTCCTACTGTTTGGCATCTCCGTGCCAATTATCGTGGTCGTGCTAGCAGTTGAAGCAATCGTGCACTATCACACGGACTGGGCAAAGATGAACATTAATGCTCATTATGGGTGGGGTGCAACAACTCACAGTGAGTTTTGGCAACTCACAGGCCTAGATCAGCTTATTCACTCTCTAACTTATGTAGGAATTGCTACTTATGTCATGTCAAACCTGTAAGAGCGAGAGACTCGTGCAGATCTCCGCTCATGCTCGAGATTGTTTTGATGCCGTCTTTGCTGATGGAGAAGAACACTCGGGATATTATCCCGAGAATATTCCGCTAGGTTGCGGGGACGACATGTCTTTTATCTTCTGTCTCGATTGTGGGCAAATTCAGGGAAACTGGCCTTATGTCGAAGACTCCGACGACTTGTAAGTATTGCGGTGAGTACCCTCTATACTGGCATATTGATCGTAAGTGGAGATATTTAGTATCTAAGCTTGATCCTAGATACGGAGATACTTTGGCCGGAAGTAGGCATTATTGCAAGGAATATACTAGATGAACGACTATGACGGACCCAACTTGTGTAACCAAAAGCTGAAGGCAGATGGAAAAACCTATCCCAGGACTTGTCGTTTTTGTGGTCTAGGCCCTTGCGCTTTTCCGCAAGATGAAAAGTACGCGGCTATCATCACACATACTATTCATCATCCCGGTGATGAGCGCAGCCGTACAAATCCAGGACATGGTTATCCTGCTTACGATGAGACTGTCGAGAACTTGCATAAGTTTAAGAGCAAGCAAGACATGCTAGATTGGGTAGAAGCTCGCTATGACTCCAAATATACTCTAATTAAGTATACTGAGCTGAGAGTCACGACTAAGATTGAAATTAGCTCTTGACTCGTCGGCTCGTTTGGCTTAATATGACTTATCAAGAGGAGAAATCATGAATATTCTTCAAGCACTTGCTATGTGGGAGTTTAAGAATGGAACTCTCGCAGTCATTCTGCCAGGCGAGCTGAAAGATTTGCAGGAACTTATTCAAACTGCCAGCGCAAAACACCCCGGAGCCCGAACCCTTCTGGAAGAGTTTTATCGTCTTCAGGAGCGTGATAAGTTTCTTACACAGCTTGAAATGTGTGGCGTGGATAACTGGGAAGGTTACGATGAAGTGACGAGTAGTTTTTACTCGGAGGACGATGAATAATGTATATGATTCTTTATCGTTCTAAAACTTCTTCGAGCGATCTAGACTGGGCCGTTCATTGCGTAGACGATAAGCTGTGGAAACTTCGTCAGGACCTCGTATATCTTCGAGGTGCTTCTATCAAGAGTGAATATATTGTAGTGGGTGTTCTATGAACGAGTTCTTTTACTTTTCTGCTCAGGCTTTCGGGTTCGTTGCCACTCTCGTACTCTTTCTACTAGTATGTCTGCTAGTATTTAGTGTGCCTGTTACGGTTCAGCCTATTCCGGCGATCGTCCTAGCTCTAGTATCTGGATCGTGGATTATTCTTAATTCAGTCAAGCGATGAAGATACAGATTTATCTGAGACCCATTGCCAATGGTCTTGACTTTTGGCGAAAGGCTGCATATCGTCTTGAGATTGACAAACAAATTATCTCTCAAGATATGACGCCGCTAGAAGTGCTAGAAGCAATAGAAGATGAAATGATGAGGAGATCAAAGAGTGTTTTCGATTAGTTTGCTACTACTAATTCCTATCGTTCTATGGTCTATTATCATGACTATAATTCTCCTGCCAACGAACTTCGTTCGTAACCGCTGGGAGCTTTACACTAAGGGACAGCGTCGTGTAGACGCAACCAATCTTAACCTCATTCTAGACTATCTTCGAAATCAGCCAGATGAGTGGAGTATCAGTGATACTACTGCTCACTTTCCGGCAAAGGGTGCGAAGAAGATTGCTCTGGAGTATGACGAGGGAGAGTGGAAGTATTATATTGACGGTTTTGACTCCCGATATGCCTCTGCAGGTCCGCATTTCTCCCAGGAAATCTCTAGCTTTGTAGGAGCCGAAATGGCGGCTCGTAAGACTCGATCTTTGCTGCGGTCCTTTTACCCCGATCTAGACGTGAGGTTGCTGACATGATTTTGCTTATTATAATTTCTTACTTCTCTATGGCCATGCTTACAGCCTTTATGGCTGTAGTTCTTCAAAAGAAGAAGACGTTGGCTCGGCATGGAGAAAGTTGCGCGTCTCAGTCTTCCGATTGGACTGACCCAGATGTACTGTTTCCTGCAATTATGTGGCCTATAATTATTCCGGGTATGGTCGTAGTCTATGGTTTTTCTTTTCTGTGCAGCAGAATGGATAACCTCGCTTTTACTTTGGCAAAGAGAATCTCATAATGTGGCTCTATATTACTTCTTATGTGTGTATGGCGTGTCTGACCGCTTTTGTATCCATTATTTTTGAAAAGCACGATCAACATGAAAGAGGTAATGGCTATGTTGTGAATGAGGGAGGCTATATTTTTTGGATTTCTGCCTTTTGGCCTATTTCTGTTCCTACCCTTCTAGGTATCTTAGCGCTCACTCTATTTATGAGTGGAGTAGACAAGTCTACAACAGCCATAGCTAAGAAATTCACCAAGTAATTTTAGCATTCTTGAAGGCGACTGTTGACTCAGTCGCCTTTTCTTTGTATAATGAGCCAACAAAGAAGGAAATCTATCTATGCTTTTTGAGATCGGCTTTGCGGGGGCCGCTTGCCTATTTGGTCTGCTAGGTAAATATTACCTTTTCGACGACTCCGACGTTGTGCAGGAGAATTTCATTAAAAAGCCTGAGTTCACTGATCTTCAACAACTTATTCTAAGTAGTATTGAAGATTATCCAGATGACTGGTCTATGCAGACTCATAGAAATATTAGGACGGGAAGCCTGTATTCCAGTCAGGATAGATATACTATTCAAAATAAGAAGCTCGGTATACGTCTAGCTATCACTCAATATTTTAGAACTCCTATTGATGGTGGTAGAACACATATCAAGAATACTGTGATTTATTACATCGACGGTCAGTCTAGCTATACTGAACTCAAAGAAGTAGAAGTTTTTGCTAAGGCTGTAATCACTAAGCTTCAATAGGCAGAAAACGCCAAGATTCGACTTCAGAATGAAAAGCAACTAAAGGGCATCACTAGTGACCTCGCACGAAGCATCATTAGCGCTTACGGTTCCGACAGCGATATGGCTCAGGCCATCTTGGGACAGCGTCCATATGAGAGACGGCGGAAGACCCTTCTGGATGCGCGAGCCTATGGACTTACCTTCTATGACGAGACGGGACAACCTCTCGATGGAGTCGTCGAAATCAGTGAAGTTGGCCCAAAGCGTCCTGCAGGAGTTACTAGATGATTAAGATGTACGCTATCTTTTGTCGCGAGACTCTTCGAAAGATGAAGTATGAGGGAAAGCTGGCTGCTCAGGCGGGACACGCTTTTCTTCATGCTTGGTGGGACGCCGAGGATCGTTTCGGCTGGGATACTGATAGAAACTGGTGGGGCGATGAGGCGTATTGCCAGCTTATGCACGATTACCGTAGAGGAAATGACGCTCGTAAGATTACGCTAGTCGTAGATACGGTGCAGGACCTAGAGCGGCTTTACGAGAAGTACCTCCCATATATGGGAGCTACTATCGTAGATGACTGCGGATATACAGTTTTTGATTGCACTACTACTACGGCTGTTGGGCTAGGTCCGATCGACGACGAGTTCTTGCAGGGTAGCGAACTCAAAGCTTTGGAGACACTTAAAAATGAGATCCTTTGACGCCTGGGTAGGGAAAACACTGTTTCATCCTCTTATTATTCGAGCGTGTCAGGCGCTAAACTGGAATCAGTATAAGTTTGCCCGAGAAGCCTTATCTTTAGGGTGGCTCTTCTGCTTTGCAGATGCTGTTGTCTCGGGGGGTACTATTTGGTTGATAGTGGCTGCAGGTATGTTCGTGTTTACACTAGCTCAAGCACATTATTTTCAGTCTATGTTTATACCTGCTGATAGTACTTTTGATCTTATAGTTAGGTTAGTGTTCTTCTTCTTGGCTTGGCTGCAGATTTTGGCAACAATTGTCGATCCTGTAACGAATATTTTCTTTCTTGTAGGCCATATGCTACTTCTATTTGCAGTTTACGCCGTTACTATTAGCACTATTCCTCCGTTGGAGACTAAGAGTGAACGACGCTTTGACAAGACTGTTTCGGCAAGCTAAGGAGGATTATGAGCAGCCTTGGCACCCAGGCAAAGAACTAACGGACGTTGAGCAGATCGTAAAGTTCATCAAAGAGCTTCAAAAAGAAAATGAAAAACTAAGTAAGATCGCATTAGATTATAGCTGGATCACCAATCCAGATAGAATGGGAAGGTAAATGAGTAAAGCTTGGATTTTATACGTAACTATCGTAATTAATGTATTGTTGACCTTTTTTGGTGTACCCTATTTGATTAACTTGCAAAATGACCTAGCACTGATTGGAGTTTTCATCGGTGCGGGCCTACTAGCAACTTTTGACTACATTGTATTTAAGGAGTATTTGAATTGAAGAACAAGGTTATTCTACTTGCCCTGTCCGCTCTGGCTCTGGGAGCGTGTACACGAGTTGACCCTGGTCACGTCGGTGTTAAGGTGAACCGTTACGGTTCCGGTGCTGGTGTGCAGGAGCAGGCGCTAGGCGTAGGCACTTATCAGACTATGTTCGGCGTGGATATTTATGAGTATCCCATCTATACTAGCACTCATGCTTGGGCAGGCGAAGAGACCTTCAGCTTTCAGGATCGCAGTGGTTTGATCGTGTCTGGGGACGTCTCTGTTGCCTATCGAGTGGACCCAGTAAAGGCTCCTGTTCTGTTTCAGAAATACCGAACAGATATGGAGGGAATCGTTAATGGACCCCTTCGCAACGCAGTTCGATCTGCTCTCGTAGAGGCTGCTTCCAACATGACTGTAGAGGAAATCTACGGGCCAGGTAAGACGGTCCTGATTAATAAGGCTCTGCAAACGGTTCGTGCTTACTTTGAGCCTTTTGGTCTTCACGTTGAGCAACTTTATTGGGCAGGCTCTATTCAGATTCCAGAGACCATTCTCAATCAGATTAACATGAAGATTAAGAACGAGCAGGAGGCTCTTGCAGCTGAGGCTAACGTCGCTACGGTAGAGGCAAACTCACGTGCTCGTATTGCCGAGGCCCGGGGTCTTGCTGAAGCAACTGAAATTGAAGCTGCGGCACTTCGTGCCAACCCTGAGATTCTAAAGCAGCGTGCTATTGAAACGTGGAACGGCGAACTACCTCAATATCTGGGGAGTCAGGCTCCTATTCCGTTTCTCTCAAATTAATATAAGCCCTCAGTTGCAATATACTGAGGGCCTGGAGATTGAAATGACACTGAATAATGAACAGAAAACGCTGAAGCCGTGTCCGTTCTGTGGCGGGGACGACCCGGTGTTTGGATATGTCGACGATCCCGACAGTCCAGATCATGGTGGACATTTTATCCAATGCCCTCACCAGCTTTGCGGGGCATCAACTGGTCTTCGCTATGCTTGCGGCGATGATCCGCGCCCGCTGCTAGCGGAAACCTGGAACCGCCGCACAACCCCGCCCCATCCCGCGCGATCGGTCGATGAGGTGGAGCGGGAGAATGTGCGGCTGCGGGAGGCGTTGGAGTGCTCGGTCACAGCGTTGGATGATTGGCTTCACGTCTATGCTCATGACCTTTGTGGCGAGACGCACGTAGAAGAAAGCCGGGCACGGATCGGTCGGTTTGGGACACTCGGATATATCGCCGACGTGCAATTCAGGAACCGCGCCGCTCTCGCACAGAAGGAGACTAAAAATGATTAATCGTATGATTGACACTATCTGCAATATTGACTTCTCACCTCGCTGGACAGCAACAGACGACTATATTTACTATCCTATTGTAGGACTACTTATCGCGATGGTGATTTTAGCTCTGTTAAATTAAGTTGTTGACTGACCTTCTGATCTACTTTATAATGTGACCTCAAGAAAAGGAGATTTTAACGTGCCTGTACAGACTGTAATTGATCCTACACTCTTTTCGTTTGATGAGGCAGAGTATTTGGGAGTACTTCTTCGCAAGATTTACGAGATTCGTACTCTAGATGGTGAAGAGGATGAGCTTTTGGGTGATCTAATCGAGGCCATTGATAGTCATTCGCCTATTAAGTTCTATGACGACGATGCTGATTAAGGGTCCTCGAAAGTTAGTAAAGCGCGCTGAGTTTTCGGCGCGCTTACTGCATGTGGAGTGCTTTACAGCTTATATGCGATGGACTGAACAAGCAAGTAATTGTCAGAAATATAATAATGGCTGCTTCATACTCGAAATTCAAAAAGGTCTCCCTAAGCAGGATCTAATAACTCATGTAGCTCATGAGATGACTCATCTTCGACAGTTTAAGCATGGCGAACTCGTGGATGTTTCGCAGCTTGGAAAGAGACTGTGGAAGGGAGAATTGTTTGATAATTCTGACGAGTATGACGAAAAATATTTCCTATCTCCGTGGGAGATGGAGGCTCGCGCAATGGAAGGTTATATAACCTATATGTGGGAGAATAAGAGGTGAATTACACAGATGAGTTAACAGAATCCATTGTAGCCGAGTATGAAGCTAACCCTTCTAAAGATACAGTAGCTGCAATCGCAGAGCGTACTGGTAAAAGCGTAAAGTCCATCATCGCAAAGCTTTCTAGTGAAGGCGTTTACAAGACGCCGGAACGATTGACCAAAACAGGGGAACCTGTCGAGAAGAAAGAAGAGATGGTCCTTCAGATTAGCGCATGGCTTGGCATCGACGTGCCAACTCTCGCTAAGAGTGGAAAACAGGACCTAAAGAAGCTTCGCGATGGTATTCAGGACTTAATGGAGGGACTCAATGGTTAAGTTAGGAGAGGCTGCGCTGTGGATTGCAAAGCAGGCTGACCTGAATCCCGATGACGTGTATGACGTATTACTGGGCAATATTACAAAGCCCGAGAGCCTCGTATCAGAGGTAGAGATGTATTTTGATGAATATAATGAGAAGTATAAGCGTGGAACAGCTAAACTGGATTAAGCAAGAACTCCATAACGAGGAGTTCTATCTTTCAGACGAAGGAGTTGCACGAATCCTAGCCGGAGACGATGCCTGGGCGGATAATGCTCTAGTCGACTTCATCAATCTTTTGCGCGATGAGTGGAACCAAGACTGAATTTAGATCTTGACTTCTAGCCTTTCTTTTTATATAATGACTGTATCAAGAGCGGAAAGGAGTCTTTCATGTACGACAAGATTGCACGAGTGATGAACCGAGATTATGGTTCTTCTGATCTTTCTGCAGAAGAAGTTGAGCAGTATCTTCGACACGGCACTAAGGCTTTTATCTCTGATGAGGAAGCCGTCCTGATCGACGAGCTGGTAGAGCGATACCTCTGAGCGAGAAAAAGTGTGGCGATAATTTGTTCTCGCTGCCCATCGACTCAGTTGGTCAGAACCCTATTGGGTTCTAGTGTTGCTGGATTTGACACGAAAAGGAGCATCCAGCCCATCTTCTTGGTTTAGGGTAGAACCAAGCGTAATAGCCTGCTCGTTAAAAGGTGCGCGTGACCGTTTAGCCGGATTAAAGTGTTCGCCACGCGAAAAATCGGGTTCGCTGCTGTGGCGGCAGCGTGTAGAGAGACGCCCTATAATTTTTTAATTACTAGAAAAGATGCGCTCCACCTTCATATCGGAATGGCCCTGGGCATCGTCAGGGATACTTACACACGGAGGACGGGGTGTGTGGGCGCGATAAAAATACTTGTAGGTATAGTTTTTGGTTGACATGCCCCATAAATTTTGTTATAATTATTTATGACAAGAAAATTATGGTCCCAAGAAGAAATCTCATACTTGACACAACACTATCCTATTGTAGGTTATAAACAATGTTCAGAAGTTCTAAACAGAACACAAAAGTCTATTGCTAGAAAAGCAGAAGTACTAGGGTTAGTGGGCCCAGGGACTCTATTATCTCATGAAGATTATGAGAATAAATTAGATGAAATACAGTCCGAATGTTTCCCTATGGAGCGTTATGTAAATAACAAAACACCTATATTACATGAATGTAGTCGCTCCCATAGATGGTTAGTTAGACCAAAACATGTTTTGGAAGGTAGAGGTTGTCCAACCTGCTCTAAAAACGGATTTGATCCAAATAAACCTGCAATTCTATACTATATTAAAATAACTCATGAAAACCTGACCTATTATAAAATAGGGGTTACTAATAACTCTGTAGATGAACGCTTCCATGCAGACAGAGATAAACTGATTGAGTCCATAAGACAAATAAAGTTTGATTTAGGTTATGATGCTCTTATACTAGAAAGAGAAATATTAAAGTCATATCCAAGAATAACTATTAAAGACTTCCTTAAATCAGGAGGAAACACTGAGTTATTTGAGACGGATGTGCTAAATTTGGCTTAGCGGCTAAACGTGGGCCTATTGGCTAAAGACAACGATAAGGTCTGGCGTAGTGAACAGCGAGGTGTGTCACCGAGTCAAGCCACGTTAGTGATCGGATAGGCGGCTGTGTACAGGCCGGTAAGGTAGCAGTAGGAAGGGACTGCCACCAATTAAGGAATAATATGAAGAAGTTGCTTTGTCTGCTAGGTATTCATGATTACAAGCGAGATTTTGTTTACCTTGGCGGAAGGGATTGGCAACATCAGCTTAAGTGCGCTAGATGTGGACGTGTGAAGAGTCCAAGCCAAGTCTCTTGGTACAGCACTAGAAAACGCTGGCGGGTCGCGGAAACTAAGAAAAGAGGTGAGTAATCATTTGACTCACTAGCGTTAGGGCTGGCATTCGTGTCAGCCCTTTTCTATTTAGGAGAATGTTATGACTGAGAATGAGTTGCATCTTCTAGATAGGGGATGCTTATACTGGAATGATAGAGATATTGTAGTCTCTGATGAAATGGTCGTGTTTATGTTGCGAGACTTTTCAGGTAAGCTGGTCGGCTATCAGAACTATCGTCCGTTTGCAGAGAGAAACCATAAGAATGTAAAGATGGCGCGATATTTTACATATCTACCTAGAAAAGTCACTGGATATTTTGGACTTAATTCTCTTCACTGGACTAAGCGAGTTTATCTGGTCGAAGGTGTGTTTAAGGCTACTAAGCTACACTCTCTTGGTCTATCTGCTATCTCGTTAATGGGCTCGGAAACTCGTCAACACAAAGGACAGTTAGGTTTGTTACAACGACCGATAACAGCAATCGGAGACGCTGACGCCGCGGGCGCTAAGTTCGCTCAGAGTCTAGGAGGTTTTCAATCTCCAGTGGATCTAGATGAAATGACTGGGTCTGAAGTTGTTAACCTACTAAAAAGGGAGGGAGTCTACTGACTCCCTCCCTTTACTTATAGAACCTATGGTTTCCAATTGTAACTGTGTACGTGTACCTTCGGACTGATCCGGGGTTAAAGTACAAGGCTCCTAGTGTTATATCTTCGCCTAAGTTTCTAGCTAACCTTTGAGCAACTCTCCAAGCTTCAGAAGCATAGTTAACTCTGACTCTATGAAATTGATTAGGTCTAGCTATTACTTGACAAGGGGTTCTGCCATTACGTCTACTTCTATTCAAAATAACGTGTCCGACAGCTCTTTGGCCAATTATAGATTCACCTCTGGCCTCAGCATATATTACTTCAGCTATACATTGAACTTGTTGGGGAGGTAAGTCAGTCATTATTAATTTTGGTTTCCTATCGAAAACTCTTGACAACAGTGAAACTTTCTGTTATAATACACTTTATGTCTAAGTTATGGTCCACAGAAGATTTAGAGTTTTTCATCACAAACTACCCGCTCAAGGGTGTGGAATACTGCGCTAAGGTATTAAACAGGAGTAATAAAGCTGTAGCAGTCAAAGCTAGTAAATTAGGGTTAAAAATGATCAACCCTAATTCTCAAAGTTGGTCTGAGAAAGAAATCGCTTTACTGATAGCTAATTACTCTAGTTTAGGCCCCAAAGAGTGTATAAAATTGTTACATGGTAGAACCTATAAAGCTATAACAGCTAAAGCGGGTTTTTTAAATTTAAAAGCTCCTAAGTTGGAATTAAGTCATAAAACATATGAAAGTATGTTATTTGAGTTACAAAGTGAAGCCTTCCCTATTGAAACTTATATAAACTCCAGGACTCCTATATTACATGAGTGCCCTAAAGGTCATACATGGAAGGTAAAACCTCATCAAATATTAACCTCTAATACAGGTTGCCCTGAATGTGCCGACTATACTTTAAACTTAGATAAACCTACAATTTTATACTATGTAAAATTATCAGACGGCATATCTACTTATTATAAAGTGGGTATAACAGGTAGAACTGTGTTGAAAAGATTCAGCCATGATCGTAGGTTTTTAGTCAAAGTTTTATTAGAGAAGTATTTTGACACAGGAAGAGAAGCTAAAAATGAAGAAAAGATAATACTAGAAAAGTATATCGAAAATAGATCCTATTGTGATTTTATATCAAGTGGCAATACTGAAGTATTTGAAAAAGATGTTCTTAACATGGATAAATAAAAATAAGAGCCAAGCTAGAAAGCTTGGCTCTTTTCTTTTATTCCTGCCTCTCTCGCTGAGCCTTAGCGTGTCTTACAATTGCGGCTCTCTTCAGTCTTCTCTTGCGATCAGATGGCTTTTCATAATGCTGGCGCTCTCTCAACTCTTGAAAGATTCCTTCATCTGCCATCTTCTTCTTCAGAAGTCTAATGGCTCGATCAACATTATTGTTTCTTACTTCAACGTACATTAATTGTCTTTCTTAAAGATACAGTCTTCAATATTTGGTTCTACATAGCTAGGCCCCTTTAGAACCTTACCGTCTGCCCTGTAGATAGGCTGCCCGTTCTCGTCGGGCTTCGTCATGTTGCTAGCATGAACCTCGTTGATTACTTCGTCCAGATTTACGCCCATTTCTAATGCAAATCCGTCAATGACGTAGGATAAATCTGCAAGAGCATCGCTCGCCCCTACAATGTCTCTCTTAGTAGAGAGCTGCATCATTTTGCTTGTATCAGACCACCCGATTAGATTCTTGTTGTTGTAGAATCGCATTTCAGTCTTGATACCAAATCCATCTTCGAGAAGCTCCTTTAGCTCCTCTACAATTAGACCTAATCGAAGTGCAATTCTATCATCAGACATATGCTCTATCTGTCTAGTGACTCGTCCTTTATGAATAGGACAGTCGTAGAGAGTATGAAAAGCGTATACCTGTTCAGCTCTAGAGCCTGTTAGACTCGCCTTTAAGGCGGGTCGGCTTTCTAGCAGTTCTGCCGCAATTTCTGATGCTCTGCTCATCAAGCAACCCTCTTTAAGGCTAGAGATTGAATGTGAGCGACTAAATCGCGACACTTTATCATAAACTCTAGATCGTTGTCTTTTACTTCTACTCCTTGCTTCTCCGTCCAATCAAGGATATTAGAAATAAGCTCCCTAATATCTACGGGAGTCGCACTCTTATCTTCTTTAGTCGTGGCCTTAAACAAAGGCACTACGTTACTCATTAATAAAATCTCCAACCGCGTCTTTTTAAATAAGCTACCTGAGAGTAGACGCTAGAAGGTGTTCGATCAGGTAGTAATACTAATAGCTCAGACATTTCTAAATGAGCATAATGCCGTTTTAGTATATGCCTTTCTTCCGTTGTCCAAACCTTTCTCGGCATCTTGATAATATACACGAACCATAGCATCTAGTCAAGAGAAATTTTTAACACTGTTTGAGCCGACACTGCTAGGGAGTTCTTAAATAGTTCTTGACTTTGACGCTCAAAAAGCGTAATATGCATCATGAACGAAGAAAGAATGACCTGTCAACAGTTTAGAGACTATATGATTAATAGCGTACGGTCTTTTGACAAATGGGCTTGGAAAGATGTGGCCGCTCACCCGAGTGACTACGAAGATTACACTCTAGAGGATTGGATTCGACTTTATGAGGACTTCCGAGAAAATGCGTAGCGATGCAGAGAAGTTTGTTACTAGGTTTCTCGACTATGTATATAAGTACGACATTCTGGATGACTTTGATGTAAAGAATCAGAAGCGGGTTCGGTCCCCCGGTGTGCAGGCACTTATCGAGCAGGCTGAAAAGGTATTTCCGCCTCGCAAAAAGGGCGTAGTTGCTGCTGACGAGATGGCAGAGCTGACAGAAGAGCAACGAAGCGAAGCTATTGAGGCGTCCGAAGACGTCGTAGATATGCGAGCTGAATTTGCAAAGCGAACTGCTCGTAACGGTGGACTTCGAGCAATTCTTCGTCAGATTATGGCAGGAGACCCTGAAGGATATACGCGAGCAGCAGAATTCTTGGGTCTGGAAGATAAAGAGTGATGAGAGTATTCAGATTAGTTCGAGATCGCTTTGGGCACAAAGCGGGTAGTGAAGTTTATGAGTACATGTATAATGATTATGGCATGGCCTCAATGGACAGCTTTTTTACTCAACTAAAGCACATTAGTATAACTACTGATCCCTCAGGTAACAACCCCTTCTTTACTATTCCCATGCATGATCTAGAGGAAATTGGAAATGTCTAATAAGTGCAAGAAACTGGGTAATCATTCTACTAAGGCGGAACGTGCTGAGGCACATCGAATTGAGCTAGAAATGCGAGAAATGCAGCGGGCTCATAATGCGATTCATTCTCGTGACCGCAGTTTTATCTTTGCTAACCTGAGCAAGAATCATCCGGATTATGGTGATACACCTAGCGAGCATGAGGCACGAAAAAACGGTTCTTGACTCTTAGGTTGAATTTTGGTATAAGAATTCATGAAAGTATGTGCGACTTGTAAAGTACCTAGACCGTTAGAAGAGTTTTACTCCAATGGATACACCCCTAAAGGTACTAAAAAGTATAAAGCACATTGTAGATATTGCTACCATGCAGTAAAGAAAGCTGCTAAGACTAGTACTATAAAAGACATTTTGCAGGAGTCTGGTAGGTTATTAGCGTGTGAAATTTGCGGATATAAAAATAACTTAGCTGCTCTGACTTTTCACCATAAAAACTCTGAAGAAAAAGACTTTGAAATATCGCAAGGTGTAACTAGGTCCAGAGAGTCCTTGAGGGTCGAAATAGCCAAGTGTGATTTACTATGTCATAATTGTCATATGGAAGTACACTACCCTCATTTAAGAATAGTTGAGGACGACCTATAATAGTAAGCTAACACGAGGGTTCGACTCCCTCCTACTCCACCAAAACTATGAGGGGTAGAACTGGGTTCGATTAGTTATGAAAGTTAGGTAAGAGACTATAGTGTGATCCGCTTAGAGATCAAAAACGTAAGTGTCAACGATAACGACATGGAAGTAGCCCAAGCGGCTTGACTTCCCGAGGTTCGCCGAGTGACCTCGTCATCCAAGACTCGGCAAGGATTTATGAATGAGATATGGAAGGTGCCCTTTATGGGGTTATTTTACGCTGGCTTTTGTAGTCTTAGGGACTATATACCTATGTTTTCTAAGATAAAGCCTAGAAAAACGACTTATTACGGATTTGAATCCGAAGAAGAATATAAGGAGCACATATGGCGTACCTTGTAGAAGGTTGGACCGATTAATGTTAGCTGCTTTCAAGCTTTTAAGCTGGAAGTTAAAGCTAGGCTGGATTGCCGCAATTTTACTCGTTATCGGAGTAGCTGGCGGCTCTATGTATTATGTGGCGTATAACAAAGGACTTAATAAGTCAGAACTTATTGTTGCACAATATGAGAAGCGACTAAGCGAGCTTAGAGAGCAGGTTATTGCAGCTCAAGCTCAAGTAGACGTCAAGATTAGGCGGGATTACACCGACAGAGTGCAATTTGTCGATAGAGTTGTTGAAAAAACAACCGAAGTTGTAGTAGAGAGAGTCCCAGAACAATTTACCCTATCTAAGGGATGGATTTATGCCTATAATCAGTCTATTCGCGGACTTGAGTTGGATCCTAGTCTTGCGTCGGATAATACACCTTCGTCAGTCTCAGAAATGAGAGCTTTGGCGGGTACTATTGCTCCAAATAACGGAGTTTGTCTGGCAAATACGGCTCAGCTAAATAGTCTTCAGCAATGGATTAGAGAAACGGAGGCTGTTCGTGAAGAAGTTAATAGCAACTAGTATTTTGGCGGCTCTTGCCGCTTGCTCTGCGCCGACCATCGCAGATCCACGACTAGAATATCCCGTGCCACCAGCCGAATTGATGGCACCCCCAAGACAAATGCAGGAGATACCCAACAAAAATTAACCCTTGACAAACTATGCCAAATTTATTATAATTTGGCATGGATAAGTTAATTTTTGTAGAGCAAGTCTGCTCTTACTTACATAAACGCAAGTTTGATTTAGTAAAGAAAAAGCACGGTAAAGTACCTAACATTACTTTAGCTGAATTCTTAGAAGCTGTATATGAGTTTGAAACTATACCTAATATAGCTGCTAGTTTCGGTGTATCTATTCAGACTATAAATAGAATTCTGAGAATTAACTTCCCTGACGTTAAGCTTCTAGGCTATAGAACTTGGAAGTACTATTTTCTAGATCTGCTAAACTATAGAAGTTGTAATCAGTGTAGTCTTATTAAGAATAAAGAGTCATTTTATAATCTTACTACTAGAGGATTAGTCGGCAAGGATTCTATATGTAAAGAATGCAGTAATGCAAATAGAAAGCAACATGTAACAAACAGACCAGATTTGCATAAAGCTAGCACTGCGAGAACTCGTGCTAGAAAGAAGCAAGCTATTCCTAAATGGGCTGATATGGATAAGATTAGGCAAATTTACATAAATTGTCCTAAAGATTACCAGGTTGACCACATTATACCTCTACAAGGTAAAGAAGTTTGTGGCCTTCATGTAGAAAATAACTTGCAGTATCTTACAAAGTCAGATAATTGTAGAAAGTCAAACAAATTAGTGGAGAAGTATCTTTGATTAATAAAGTATTAGCAGAGCGAGGAGCGAGATATGGCAAGTTTGCAGACCATGCTCGTATTGCTCAAGGACTACAAGAAGTCTTACATAAGATGCCTAATTGGCCTACTATGGATTTCGATATGAGGCAAGCACTAGTAGTTATTACTGATAAAATTGCTCGTATGGGTAATGGAGATCCCTTTTATGCAGATAATTGGGTAGATATAATCGGTTATGCTACTTTAGTATTAGATCGAATCAATATGCTAGATAACGAGCCTGCAGAACTTTATGCACCCGAAGACGCTCGTAAATATGGTCTTCCGGAGGGGTCCGTACTTCTAGAGTCTCCTGGATTTGTAGATATTCAGCCTGGCCAGGGAGCGCCTAGCTTCCTTTCTGTAATTAATGCAAACAATTAACTTTAGAACTGCGGCCGTGGTAATCTCGCGAGGGATTATCACGGCCACTTTTGCTGATGGGGCTATAAATGAATTCAACACTCATTGGCTAGATCGTCCGGAGTATAGAGAAATTGCTCAGGATAAAGGCTACGGCGAGGATTTTAAACTTTATGCTTTAGAGCATGAGCTAACGCATCACTTCGTAGCAGATAATCTAGGCTGGCGTTGGTCCTGGGCCGTTCATGACAATATCCATTATCCTGTAGATGCTATGCCTGAGCACATTGCTTGGGAGGAGCATATCGTGAATCACTTGCAAAAGCTTATGCGAACAGGTGAAAATGATCCTTACAACGTAGTTCAGCTATTAGGACTTGACCGAAAGGTCCAGCAACTAAGAGAAGTATGTGATAAAATAGATCTTGACAATTTATACTCAATGTGATAGATTAGTTTATGCCTAGCAATTTATCCTTAGACTATCTAACCTCTAAAGTCTTAGAACTTAAGACTTTAGAGGCGATAAGTAGAGATCTAAAAATACCCAGAACTAAATTAACGAAGCTTATGCAAACTTTCTACCCAGATAAACCAAGTAAAGTATCTTGGATAAATTATATTTGTGGTCTAAGTAACCAGAAGAAGTGCAATATATGTAATCAAATTCTAGATGTGTCAGTGTTTAGATCTAATAAATTTCAAGGAGTTCAATTTGCTTGTAGAGCATGTGAGCTTGCTTATAATAAACCTTTTAAAGCTAAGTATCGAAGTAGAATAAATAATCAAAAAGTTAGTAGTGATAGTTTAGCTATAGTCACTGCTATTTATGCTGACTGTTTAGAAGGCTACCATGTAGACCATATAGTCCCATTATCTAGAGGTGGCTTACATAGCGAATATAATTTATGCTACTTAGAAGCTGCAGATAACTTGAGCAAAAGCAATAAAATGCCAGACGAGTGTGAAGACATAATGTCTAGAGCTATTTACCCTAATTTATCTGCTTATGGGGCGGAAGAAGTAGAAGAAAGGTTACTTAATGAATCTATTCTATTTAGCTAATGATCTAGATGAATGCGCTCTATATCATATAGACAAGCACGTGGGCAAGATACAGCTAGAAGCAGTTCAGTTACTTTCTACAGCACTTTGGGTAGACAAATACTTAGGGTTTATACCTAGGGCGCTAACTCCAGAAGAATGGGCTGTTATTAAGGAAGCTAAACTTAAAGAACCCTCTATTGAAGAACGTTCTTTTACCCGCTATTTACCCTGCCACCACAATCATGGATCAGCCATATGGGTTCGTTCTTCTTTAGAAAATTTTTGGTGGACGTACAACTATGTAAATGCTTTAGAATCCGAACGATTAGCTCGTGGCTATAAAAATAGTCATGCAAGTTGTATAGAGTGCAATAAGCTTCCTGACCCTAAACACATGTCTGACAAAGGCTTTACACCTTTTTATGAGGCAATGCCAGATGAGCTTAAAACTGGCAATGTAATCGAAGATTATCGACTATTCTATATGCTTGATAAAGCCGCTTTTGCTAGTTGGAAAAATCGAGAAAAACCTCACTGGTGGAGGGAAGACATTGCCATGTATGATCGCCGGTATACAGCCTTAAATCCAGAAGAGAGGAGAGCCACAGGCTACTTAGAATAATGCCAGGAAGTGAATATTACGATCATGAGGATACTCCTTATGAGAAAACTCAGAAGGCTAAAGAGCGACGTAAAAAGCTCGAAGAATGGATTGCTACGTTAAATGCTCTAAGAGCTATTAAGTTTAATGGTAATAGAAAGTTTGAGCAAAAGTTAGAAGAACTAAAAGACTTTTGTCAAGCTAGAATGTGGGAGTATAATGGCTAAAGTAAGAGACTACTTCCGTGAGAAGTATGACAAGAATGGACCCGCTTACTTGCAGGGAGTCCTTCGTACAATTGATAAGCTTCCTCCGGAAGACGAAGAAGTCGTCCCCGACCATGACGAAGCAGTTTGGGAAAAAGAGACTGAGGTGGTTGAGAAATGATTCGGGTATCGTACGATGACGGATACTGCACTAGAACAGCAAATCTTGAAAACGCAGACCATTACGAGATAGATTCTCAAGGTATTGTAAATATATTTAAAGGCTCTAGTTGTGTAGCAAGTTTTAATTCCGGAGTATGGAGAGAAGTGCATGAAGTGCCAGCTGATAGCAGCAAGTAAGCCAAGCGAGCATGTAGACGCGAACACAGCAGAAGAACTGGTAGCATATTGTGCTCGTGTGTCCAATCCTGCTAATCAGGCGTCGCACGACACCGCTTCTAAGCTGATACGATACCTCATCAAGAATGACCACTGGTCTCCGCTAGAGATGGTTCACGTGGTAATCGAGATTGAGACGACTAGAGACATTGCACGGCAGATTCTGCGTCATCGCAGCTTTTCGTTTCAAGAGTTCTCGCAGCGCTACGCAGAAGTAGTTGATTTTGCAGAACCTCGCGAAGCTCGTTTGCAAGACTCTAAGAATCGTCAGAACTCTATTGAGACTGAGGATCGCGCTCTTAACTCTGACTGGCACTACGATCAGAATCAGGTAATTGATGTAGCGGAGGGGGCGTATAAGAGAGCTCTCAACGCAGGTATTGCAAAAGAAGTGGCGCGCTCTGTTCTTCCAGAGGGACTAACTAGTAGCCGACTCTACATGGCAGGAACTCTACGTTCCTGGATTCACTATTGTCAGCTTCGTATGGCCAATGGAACGCAGAAGGAGCACAAGGAAATTGCTCAGGCTTGCTGGAACATCATCGCAGCCGAGTTTCCTTCAATCGCAGACGTCTTTGCGCCGGACGACCTCGAAGAGGCCGTAAACAAGTTCCGTGACGCCCTGCTAGCACGTCTTCGCGTGCGTGAGCGCGAAGGAAAGTATGGCTGGCAGGAGGATGATTGGCGCGAAGCTTGCTTCGATAAGATGACAGAATCCGCGGCTGAAGAAGATCCTCTAGACGCAGCTGGATATGCTGTATTTGCTCACTATCACGGATGGAATAATGACTAACGAGTGGTTTGACGTAGTTTATCTCGGTTTTCTAAAAGCTTTTCTTGTATGGAAGACCGAACATATGGAAGATGAGTCATTTCGAGAGCTGACTCCTACAGAGCAAAGACTGATCGAAGACTTTAACTTTAAGCAAGAAGAAGAGCGCAAAGCTTTTCTGAGGACATTTGCATGAGAATTAGATATATTCGAGAAGATAGTGAAGGGGAACTCACTTGTGCAGCTTTTGAAGTAGAACTTCTAGAAACTGGTTTTGCGCTAACGCTCTACGATAGCGATGCTATTCCGGCCGCAGGTATGACTGGAATTACAGAATATGAGGTTGTAGAGAAGTGAAGACTAGAATTGAAGTGAATGAGTTGGGTGAGTTTATTGTTCAGATTCCTGAGGATATTATGGACGAGTATTCTCTAGAGGAAGGCGATCAGATTTTGTGGGAGATTGATGACGGCTTTGTGGCAATCACCTTTCCTTAATTTAGTTCTTGACTTCTAGGTCAAATTTCCCTATATTGATCTTCACGAAACGATAGGAGGCCACCTTGGCAGTTAAGAAGGGTGTTAAGAAGAAGGAGCATGAGAATCTCACTCCTGAGAACATCGAGAGAGTCATCGGTCTACTAGCTGCCACGCCTCCTATCTCTAAGAAAGAAGCGTGCGAGATCCTAAATATCTCGTACAACACGACTCGCCTAGGCAAGATTATCGACGAGCATGAGCAAAACAAAGCAGAGGACGCTCGTCGTCGTGCTGCAAATCGAGGAAAGTCTTTCGACGACTTTGAGAAACAAGCAATTATCGAAGCTGTTCTAGATGGAGAGAGCGTTACTGAAATTGGTAAGCGTCTTTATCGTTCTAATGCCTCTGTAAATCGTACAATTGAAGTTATTGGTATCCCTGAAAAGAGCGAGTCTTATTTCAAGCCTGCTCTTATTCCTGAACAGTGTGTAAGTGACACTTTTGAGGTTGGACAGATCGTTTGGACCGCAAAGCGTAATGCTATTGCAGTGATTTGTCCATCGTTGTTCCCTTCTAGCGGAGAGGAAAACGTCTATCAGGTTTACGAGTTTGAACGTATTGAGAAGCTCTCTGATAAGGAGGGTAGAGAACAAAAGTTCTTTCGTAACTGTAACGTGGGCGACTATGCTGGTCGCTACGCTAATTATCGCGCTTCAGAGATTGCGTCTCTGGAACACCTTAAACAATACGGTATCGACCTCCACAAGACGTACGCGCCGCATTTTCCTCTAGCTGTTCGCAAAGCTATTGGCATGGAGACTTAATTGCTACAACACAAGCACTTGATTGTAAGAGCGGAAGTAAACAATCCCCCTTTTGACGAAACCCAGATCGGTGAATGGCTGAAGAAGCTTGTAGCCGATCTGGGAATGAAGATCATGATGGGACCGATTGCAGGATATTCTCCTGTAGTTGGAAATCGTGGATTAACGGCAGCAGTAGTTATTGAGACTAGTCACATAGTGCTTCATGCGTGGGATGAGGAAGACCCCGCCATGCTACAGCTAGATGTTTATACTTGTGGCGAACTGAATCCAGATGTTATCTGGAAGGCGATGGAGGAGTTCGAGCCAACTCACATCGACTATAAGTTACTAGACAGAGAAACGAAGTTCATAACCGTAATTGAAAAAAGTTCTTGACTTCTAGGGTCATTTTGAATATAATGACTACATCAAGAGCCCGGTTGATGTAATGGTTAGCCTGTCGCTTTTACATAGCGAATGAAGCAGTTCAATTCTGCTACTGGGTACCAATGACTAGAAAAGAAGCTATAGATAAATTTTTGCTATCTGCTGTTCCAAATATAGCAGATATTATTAAGTTTAAAAGGAGCAAAGGCTCTAAATTAAGCTTAGAAGAACTCAAAACTACATTAGCTAAGCCGGCTTACAATTTAGGCCGAGATATGGAAGCATCTGCTTCTGCAGTGCTTAGATTTACAAGGGAATTATTTCCCGATAAAGGAAATGAAAAGCTTTGTACTTATTTGTTCAATAAATTTGAGCATAAGTATTGCTCTAAATGTGCTCAAGTTCTGCCCTTAGAAGTCTTTTCTAAAGATTATTGTAGGTCGTGCTATTCTTTATATTATAAAGAATATATGCCTAAGTATTATTCTAAAAATAAAGGCAGATATGCTCTCTATAGGGCTGAATACGATAAAGCGCTTAAACAAGCTACTCCATCATATGCTAATCTGAAGAAGATTAGAGAAATATATGATGATTGTCCTCCAGGGTATCAAGTAGATCATATAATACCCATAAGAGGAAATACTGTATGCGGTCTTCATGTAGAGACTAATTTACAATATTTAACCCCTTATGAAAATAATTCTAAAAACAATAAATATTAATTTATTCCCCGTTGCGCTACCTGGTAAGGCGGTGTGGCTTTGACCCACATGTGTGTCAGTTCGAGTCTGACGCGGGGATCCATATAATGGAAGGTTATCCCGAGCGGCCTCGGGCTCCGCCTTGAAAGCGGGTGGATCGGGTTAGTAGCCCGGTTGGAGATCGACACTGCCAGCCTTCCTCCATTTAAGGAAATCATGTCGTTTTATTTACCGTCACTTCTTCTGAATAAAGGGAACCCACACAAGGGTAGAAGTGCGCGCATGGCAGCTGGACTGGTGTCCAGGGGGCTCTCATAAGGCTCCTTTGATGAGATCGTAACTCATAGCTGCTACCATATGCGCCACGGTTGTCACAGGACTTCCGTGGCTTTTCTTTTGGACCGTTCTTAATAATAGGCTAATAGCTGGACTCTTAATCCATGCGATCCGGGTTCGAGACCCGGGCGGTCCTCCATTTTGGAAATAGTTATGCAGATCACTGAACTAGACGAAGTAACATGTTTCTACATGACTATCGAGAACACCGACTACTATCCTTGGACGCATTTTAGACGTAATGGACCTAGAGACTGGGAAGTTTTGATGGGAATGTCTTGGGAAGAAGTAAGCTTTGAAGAGGCTTTTGAAGTGGCATTTAAAAATTATATTGACTTTGAAGCTTAATATTTATATACTGAGTTCATCAAGACGGAGAGCAGTATATGACTTACGATGACCTCATGTATAGCATTGACGTGGCAGAACGTCATGTCCATGGACTTACAGAAGAACTTCGTGAGTATGACGAAGACTCTACAGCTTGGCAGCTAGTTTATGAGGAACTAGCCGACGTAGAAGCAGAATTAGATTTTTATTTCGAACTCCGTAACAACGGAGATTACACGGACTCCTAGCTCAATAGGTTAGAGCGCCATCCTTTTAAGTTGAGAGATCAGGGTTCAAATCCCTGGGAGTCTACCATTACTGAAAATAGTTCTTGACTTTAGAAGTTAAAGTGACTATACTGAGTTCATCAAGAGCGCGACGAGGTTTGCCACTTTTCGCTTAATACTGCGGCTTTAGAATTGCAGAGGCTCCTCGATGATACGTCGTGCAGCGCGTAAGCCTGCATCGTCTAGTTCTAGACGTTCAATTGAATGGGGTTCGCATCCGTTGCTTGTGCGCGAACTACTTCAGAAGGGATGGGATCTGAAGCACGAGATTGAGTACTCCTGTATGCGACTCCTACATGTGCGCTATCAGGGAAGCCTAGTGTAGGAGCTAGGCGAGAGTTTAATAGAGCCGGTTCCTCTGGCAGCATTTTAATCTGTACTAGTACTCGCTAGTTTGGAGAGGTGCCAAGAACTGCCCCAGCCATTAGGTTGAGAACCTGATGTGTCGCCTTCTAGGGGGAGCTACTCGCTGGTGTAGCAGGGAACGCCCGCACGAGAGTCTTTCTTTCGTGTTCTGCGCGAACCAGCAACAGTTTTATTACAGGGGGTAGCGCAGCCAGGTAGCGCATTAGCCTTGGGAGCTAAGGGCCGTGGGTTCAAATCCCACCCTCCTGACCATTTTCATGCGGACATGGCGTAGGGGTAACGTACCTGGTTGCCAACCAGGAGTCAGGAGTTCGATCCTCCTTGTCCGTACCATTTTAATGCGGGTAGCAGCGCAAGGGGCGCGCAATAGGTTTCCACCCTATGGTCTTTGTTACGCGGAGTTCGACTCTCCCTATCCGCTCCATGCAGAGTTACCTGTTAACGAAGGTACAGTCCGGTTCCGGAGTCCGGCCTCTGCTCCAGGTTCCTGCTCCTGTAGCACGGCGGTCAGTGCCAGCCCCTCATAAGGGCCGGGTCGTAGGTTCGAATCCTACCAGGAGTACCATGTTCAGAGAATATATTTTAGCTATCAACCCCAGAGCAGAAATCTTTTTTAGAGATAAAAAAATAACTTTCAAAGATTACTACTCTGCGATTGGTACTGCTAATGTAGCAAAAGAATTAGGTATATCTTCTACTACATTATCAAAATATAATAAGGAATTATTTCCCTCTAAGCCTAATAGAGGCAGATTACTCAATTGGATTCTTGCTCAGAATGACAAAAAGTATTGTCCCTCGTGTGAGAATATTTTGAATAAAACTGAGTTTAGGCGAAATACGTATAATTCTGATGACCTGAATGGACATTGCAAAACCTGCCACAGTGCAAGTACTGCTAAAACACAGCCTGCTAGACAAGCATTATATAACGCGGCTAAAGCTGATAGAACTCCTTCTTGGGCTAACCTGCAGGCGATTAAAGAGTTTTATGAAAAATGCCCTCTAGGGTACCAAGTAGATCATATTCTACCCCTTAGAGGAAAATATGTTAGCGGCTTACACGTGTTACAGAATTTACAATACTTAACAGCTACTGAAAATCAGATTAAAAGTAACAAGTTTTAACAACCTAAGGAGATTACATGAAATTTATTGCTCTTGCCGCAGCTGCGGCTCTTATTGCTGCTCCGGCTGCTGCACAGACCAATACTGGTTTTGTCGGTCCTCGTGCTGAGACTTTCATCGGATACAACGATGTAGACGGTACAGTAGATCGTAACGATGTAGTTTACGGCTTTGCTGCTGGTTTTGATCTTCCAGTTGATGATCGTGCTACTATCGGACTAGAAGTTAATACTCGTAACACTTTCGAGCGTCAGCGTCAGGTTGGCGGAACAATTCGAGTTGGCTATGCACTAACCACAGATACGTTGGGGTATGCTCTTGGCGGATACAACAACTACCGTGCTTTTGAGCGTAATGCTGATCTTGACGGTTATGTTGTGGGTGGTGGTTTTGAGCATCGTCTTAGTGATCGAACCTTTGTTAAGGCAGAGTATCGTTATAGCGACTTTAATCGTGGCGTAACGGATAATGCCGGCACTGTCGGTTTCGGTATTCGTTTCTAAGTGATTCCGGGCTTCGGCCCGGAGTTAACATAAGCAGTGAGCGGCTAGTCACCGTGTAGTAAAGGTCGGATATGTGACTAATATCCCATCATATTGGATGCGTACCTTTATGGTAATAAATATCACTGCTTTTGTTAATTTATTTCTTGACTTATTAGTTTAAAGTCGCTATGATGGCTTTATCAAGACAGCGGAAAGTCTTTAAAATTCCGACAGCTTTGATGGGAGTGTGGCGTAACGGTAGCCGCGTAAGTCTTAGAAACTTATGTCTTAGAGACGTGAGGGTTCGAGTCCCTCCACTCCCACCAAAGCTGGTGTAATTTGTTGTCTTGTGTGCTAACTGCTCTAATGGGCCAGTGGCGAAGTTGGCTGAAACGCATGAGACTTAAAATCTTGTATGGATTAACGATCACACCGTGGGTTCGAATCCCACCTGGCCTACCATTTCTTATTTTAGTTCTTGACTTAGACGTATAAAGTAGCTATACTGAGCTATGATTAAAGAAGACATTATTAGTAAAGTAATGACTGACTTGGAAACAGAGAATCTAATACCAAGTTCTGCATTATTTTCTATCACAGAACAGCACTTAGAGCATTATATGCGGTTATATGCTTTCTATCGAGCTAAAATCAGTAAGTCTATTATAGATACTAACAGTAATAAATTCAAAGCGCAGTATAATTATGCTAGGAAGCTTGCAGGACTTTCACTGCTCAAGCTAAAACTCTCTAGAGGAGCTAAAGCGACTCAATGTAAAGAGGGTATAATTTATATAATTAAAAATCCTGCTTGGCCAAGTGATGTTAAAGTAGGAACTACAACTAATCTTAAGGCTAGATTATCTGGTTACCAAACGTATTCTCCTTATAGAGATTATAGTGTAGACTACTATGATTTCGTTCTTGATAAGAGAAAATTGGAGCGAAGTTTATTAGATAATCTAAGTTTGTCCTTAACAGATGAAGGGGAGTGGGTATCTAATACTAAATCAAAGGATATTATTAATTTAGTAAGAAATACTATACCTACCTTACCTACTTGGAATTTCTCCTACTAGGGTTGTATTCCCGAGTGGACGGGAGCCGGATTGTAACCCCGGTGCTTTGGCACGCTAGGTTCGAACCCTAGACAACCCACCATATTAAGGTTATGTACTGCATACCACTTCTGGCTATATAGAACTCCCGAAAGGGCATAACCTGTATAAATCTGACGGCGATACATGGCCCGTATAGCGAACTGACTAGGGATGAAAGGTCAGACGTGATAAGTCCTTGAGTAGGTGCTCTAACCCGCGGAGAAAGCCGAGCGGGGGTAAATGGCGGTTGAGTAAACAGCCTGCTCAAAATTTTCACAATTTAGGTGTGGCCGAAGGCAAGTATGGAGAGCTGCTCGTTTGTGATACGAGTGTTCGCGGGTTCGATTCCCGCCGGTCACCCCTAAGTTGTGATTAAGGTTACTTACAGCAAACCAACTTGTGTCTTTGGTAGACAATTCGACTTTTAATCGAATCTATGCTGGTTCAAATCCAGCCATGATTGTAACCTGACCCCCCAACAAACCGGCTAAGCGAACCGGGTGCGAAGCATAGTGCGAAAGCTCAATCCCGAGGGTTGAGACACTATAGCAGGAAAACAAAAGCTAGGCTGTCCGAGAAATCGGCGTTGAGAGGGAGCAGCCACTTCAGTTTTGGATACTAACAGCAAACCGTATTTATTGGTTCGATTCCAATATTTGGCATAAGCCGAATTCGCCTAATGGTAAGGCATCAGACTTTTACTCTGACGAAACGGTATCCAGTTTTATTAAAGATTGCACACAGCAAACCAAACCGCTAAATAGGTGATCTAGCGATCAAATGCAATCTGTATTGGTATTCCAACAGCAAACCAATATTTTAATTTCTTTCCATGATTAAGAAACTAGAAAAAAGGAATACAGTTATGAATCTATTTACTTCTACACTTTCCGGCCGTACTGATGCAGCTGGACGACTTGTAGCACGTACTGAAAACGGTATGCGTGCTCGTACAACCACCTCGTCTGCCGCACTCGACCTCTTCGGGTCAATCGGCGCTATGCGAGGCAAGGACGTAATTCCAGCCTTCACAAAGGCTTTCGCTGAAAATCAGGATCTCGCACTTCGCATTGCTCAGTGGGCTCGCGACGTTCGCGGAGGTTCTGGCGAACGTCAGATCTATCGTGACATTCTGCTCTTTCTTGAGCGCAATAACCCGCAGCTTTTGATTGAGTCTCGTCTTCTAGATAATCTTCCTGAGTTGGGTCGCTTCGACGATCTACTTATCTTCTCTAATGAGCGTGTAAAGAACAAGGCTCTTCAGGTCTTCGTTCGTGCTCTTCGAGGTGGCAACGGTCTAGCAGCAAAGTGGGCCCCTCGTAAGGGTGCAAAGGCTAACGACCTTCGCAACGCTTTGCGAATGACTCCGCGACAGTACCGCAAGTTCATCGTTGGTATGACCAACGTAGTTGAGCAGGACATGTGTGCTCGCAACTGGAACGAGATTAACTTCTCACACGTTCCTTCGCTTGCGATGACCAAGTACATGACTGCGTTTCATCGCAACGCTCCTGAAGCTTTTACGGCTTACAAGGAAGCATTGAAGCGCAATGACGGTACTGCAAAGGTTAACGCCGGTGCAGTTTACCCTCACGACGTAATTCGTAAGTTGGGTCGCGCTTCCTCGTGGAGCCACGTCTTCAACGTAAACTACGAGAACGTTGCTGTCGCCGAGGCGATGTGGAACGCTCTCCCCGACTACATGAACGGTAAGAACGTTCTGGCAATGTCGGACGTTTCTGGTTCTATGGATGCTTCAGTTGGTGGCGGTTCTTCCGTCTCCTGTATGGACGTCTCCGTTGCGCTAGGACTCTATGTCTCTACGAAGTCTAAGGGTGCGTTTCGCAACCATCTGCTGACTTTCTCCGGTGGTTCTGATCTGTACAAGCTTCAAGGCAACTCGCTTGCTGAGAAGATTCAGTACATGCATCAGAAGGGTTCTGACTGGGGTACGAACACTAACCTGCATCGTGCTTTCGAGCAGATTCTTGGCCACGCTCTGCGTTATCGAGTTCCTGCTAGCGATATGCCCGAGATGCTACTCATCCTCTCGGATATGCAGTTTGACCAGTGCGCTCGCTTCGACGACTCTGCTATGCAGATGATTCGTCGCAAGTATGAGGATGCGGGTTACGAGATGCCGCAGCTTGTATTCTGGAATCTTCGTGATGCAGGAAACAAGCCAGTTCACTTCCGTGACAATGGCGTTGCTCTTGTCTCCGGTTTCTCCCCAGCAATTATGGAATCCATTCTTGCTGTTGAGCTGGAGAAGTTTACTCCTGAGGCAGTAATGTTAAAGGCAGTAGGCAAGGAGCGCTACAACTGGTGAGTGAGGAGTATCTTAACGGATATATTGCCGGTCAGTGGGAAGCTGCTGACCGGCTGCTCAACCTAATTAATAGCTTTCATGGCCCACTAAGGCGTAAAGACATGTACAGGTTGATTATGGATTTTCGTCCAAGGTTACCTGAATTTAGTTCTTGACTTTGAGCCTTGGTTTTCATATAATGACTTTATCAAGAGCGGGCCTCTCGTTGCGAGGGGCCGTGGACAGCGTGTGATTAGATTGTGGAAACGCAGACAGCCCGTTCTTGATATTCACGGCTAAGTTCGCAGTAAGCCAACTTGGCGGAGGCACGTGGCTGTTAGCCATGGTAGTCAGGTTCGAGCCCTGAACTGCGAACTTAGCCGTGAATATTCACAATTAACGTCTGCCGTGGAGAAACTGGTAGATTCAGCTGACTGTTACTCAGCCGCCGTAAGGCGTGTAGGTTCGAGTCCTACCGGCAGAGCCACGGTAGACGTTAATCGTGTTATGAATAATTTTTCGGAAATACCTGGATTTAGTAAGTACCTAATAAATAGAGATGGAGAGATATATTCTCGATATGTTAATCGAATAATTAAATCGCATATTAATTCTAGTGGTTATTATGTAATTAAATTAGTAAAAGATGGCATATCCTACAATTTTCTTCTACATCGTATATTAGCTTTTGTATTTTTAGAACTACCTTCTTTAGATTCTGATCTTGAGGTAGATCATAAAGATACAAATAAGTTAAACTTTTCTTTAGAAAACTTACAAGTTTTAGACCCTGAAAATCATATTCTAAAGACTTATGCAGATAATGGTTATAAGCCAAGACCAAAGTGTGCAGGATGTGGGAAGGTTCTAAACAAAGGTACTAAATTATGCATTATCTGCTTAGATAAGCAGAAGGACCATATATCTATAGAAGATATAGAATATTGGGTAACAAATTTCTCTTGGGTACGAGCTGCTAAAGAGTTAGGATTATCTGATAACGGTCTTCGTAAAAGATACTCTAAACTTACAGGTTTAAGTCCTAAAACATTAATCTCTGCCCGAGGGACTGCAAGGTGTGGTCACTTCGCTCTGAACGAAGAATAGCAGCTAGGTTCGATTCCTAGGCGGGCATCCATCTACAGCTTAGGCTGCTCGGGCGAAAGTCCTTTAACTAGGAATTATGAATGAAAGTTCTTATAGGTCCCTACGAAGAAAATAGAGAAGTAAAGATCGAGTATCACAATTATGATACGTGGAATTTAGACCATACTTTGGCACTTATTATTCTCCCCGGGCTTAAGCAGTTAAAAGAGACAAATCACGGATACTGCGTATCCGATAAGGCAGACGGTAACTCCGAGGATGACTCGGAGCGTTGGCTAGAAATTCAAGATAAGATGATTTGGTCTTTTGAACAGATTCTAGACGAATCTAATGACGATCAGTTTCATACAAATGGCTTTGATAGAGCTGGTTATGATGCTCATCAAGTTAAGATTAATGAAGGTATAATGCTGTTCGGAAAGTATTTTCGAGCACTTTGGGACTAAAGTATATGGAGCAGGACGCTAAGCGGTACGGCGGCCAGACTTTCAATCTGGTGTAAGCGGGTTCGAACCCCGTCTGCTCTACCAATTTGAGGCAGGAAAACGTATCCTAGTTCTCAATCCCTGAACGACTTGCCTTCCTCGATCATGATAGAGGAAAAGGTGTGCAAATGGACCTAACAGGGTTCAAGGGTGTTATGACAGCGCAGCCCTTGACGTTTCCCGGAGTGCGTATAACCGGCCAGATTCACAGTCGCGTAGCTCAAAGGCAGAGCATCTGCTCGACACGCAGAAGGTTTGGGTTTCAAGATCCCACGCGACTACCATTTACAGGAGCCATTAATGCAGATTCTTATTGACTTTGATACTATTCGTGGTTATGCTTCAGACTGGATTTTTGGCATTGCCAATAACCTAGTTTCTGGTGCTCTTCGTGTGCTTGACGATGCAGAAGCTTGGACCGACGACATGAATAAGAGGCTCGAAGGCTTCAGCAAGTAATTTATGGGGCGGTCTTATAATTGGACTAATAACCCTCGTTCTCAGCGAGGCCAATGCGGGTTCGAGTCCCGTTCGCCCTACCATTTACGCCGGGAAAGCATTGCCGATTGATGCGGGGCTCTCGTAAAGCTCAGAATTGGGTTTAATTCCTCAATGCCGGCACCAGGAGAAATAATGAAGCCAGTTAAGCTGACTAACGCAACACGAACATTAGGTGCCCCAGGAAATTGGAGCGAGGCGGATGGAGAGTGCGAGTCATTAGATATTTTTGATTATCAGTCAGAAAATGGAAACGTAATGGCATCTGCCTGGATGCTTGAGGACGAGGACATTGAACAGCTAAAGAGCGGTTCGATGATCTGGCTTCATATTTATGGACAACAGCATCCAGTTGTTGCTCTAGCAATTAAATAACCGCGACAGCACTGGCAGTGCGGCTGAGACTTATAAACTCGGAGCCCCGGATTAGGGTAGACGGGCGGGGTCGGAACCCGCGTCGCGGACCATTTAATGGAGCGTACAAGTAGGGCGGCCTCTGCCCTCGCTTGGAAAGCGAGTGGAACACAGTGATGTGTTTTGGGATCGACACCCAGGCGCTCCGCCAAGGAATTTAACATGGAATATTATGATCCTAGAGAAAGAGCTCTAGAAAAAGAAAAAACTCGTCTTAAAGATGAGGAAGACTTAAAAAGTGGGAAAGTATCTGTAAATGATCTTCGCTTAAAGAATGGATTCTTTTCTTCTTTAGATATTAAAAACAGCTATATAAAACGCCCCTCCTCACTGGATGAGACGTTGGGTTTCTACCCCGACTGACGCGGTTCGAGTCCACGGAGGGGCTCCATGCTTCTGTAGTGATAATGGCAGCACGACCCTTTGGTATGGGGTCAGAAGAGGTTCGATCCCTCTCAGGAGCACCATTAATTAAAATACTTATTGACTTTATAAGCTTATTGTACTATAATGGACACAACAAAGACGGAGAATGTTGTGCCTTTTTGTATTAAGTGTGGAGACGACTACGATCCACGTCGTCGTGAACTAGGATACCGAACTTGTCTATCTTGTGGTAGTCCTGCTTTTAGACCTCCGGTAATTCCAGTTTCTAAGTCTAATTATATCGTAGGCTCTATGTTTGAGCTCTCTCAATCTTACCAGGCCGTGAAGGGGCAGCGTTAATGAACTCCAGTGATCGTATGTTCAGCCTAGTATGGGCGATGGTTCTTATGGCTGGTGTAGTAGTAATTTTCTTAATTACTAGCTGTGTTTCTAATGATAGTAAGCTTGACAGCGAGTACAAGACGAATTGTCTTAGCCGCGGTGGGCATATAGAGTATGTAATTCCTAGTGATAAGCAATCAGGTAGGACTTGTAAGATTAACTAATGCGTCTCTGGCAGTGGTGGTTCATGCACCCGCCTGAAGAGCGGAGGATCAGGGTTCGATTCCCTGGGGGCGCACCACAATATAGGAATATAAATGTACTATCGTATCTGTGATCTTGAGTCTGCTACAGGCGAGAAACTTCGTCGTAACATTCAAGAGGCGAATGCTGTGGAAGGTCTGGGTATCATGTTTAGCGATAAGGCTGGATGCTGGACAATTCGGAGAGTACACGGATATAGTATATTTGCAGACTAAATGACATATGAAAAGAAAGACAAACGAAGAATATGATATTGAGTTAGCTGCTAAAGCTAGCGATTATACTCGTTTGGAAAATTATCAGACAAATAAAACTCCTGTTTTACATAGACATAAGTGTGGTTTTAAATGGAGAGTCAGGCCTGCTCATCTTCTAAATGGAAGTGGGTGTCCTTTATGTGCCGGTAATTTTAAATCCCACGACTTGTACGTTGAGCAAGTTAAAGACAGGTTTAACGTATTAGAAAAGTACGTTAATACGACTACTAAGATTTTGCATCATAATTTAAATTGTGACCATAAATATCTAGTTTCTCCTGACTCTATTTTACATGGAAACGGTTGTCCCATTTGTAATACTTCAAGGTTTAAATTAGATAAACCAGCTCTAACCTATTACGTAAAATAGGTAACTATTATAAAGTGGGGGTTACTAATAGAACCGTGAAAGAACGCTTCGCTAAAGATTCTGATAAATTATTAGAGATACTTAAGATTTGGAGTTTTGCTACGGGAGCAGAGGCCCTAACTTTGGAGCAGAAGTTACTAGCCTCTGTAAAGAGAGTAACTGTCAAAGATTATCTTAAGTCAGGAGGTAATACAGAGCTTTTCGAAAAGCCACTCTTAATTTAGTTCTTGACTTTGGTCCTAGTTTTGAATATAATGATCGCATCAAGACGAAAGGAAGCAAATGCGAACCGTTGAACAGATTGTAGCCGATCTTGCCAAGGCTCGTGAGGAAGAGGCTCAGAAGGCCGCCGTTACGAAGCGCTTTGAGAATGAGCTGCGTCAGATTTATGATGAAGCCCGAAAGGCTCTCGGTCACAATGAGATTTTCCCCGCATTTAAGATTTAATGGGCGCGTGGTGATTATGGTAAACACATAGGATTGTCAATCCTACAAAGCGGGATCGTTACCCGTCGCGCTCGCCAATTTAATGCCTTCATAGTGATAACGGTTTTAGCACACCGCTTTTGTACTGCGGTAGTCGGGGTTCGATTCCTCGTGGAGGCTCCAGTTTAATGTGTCCGCGCATAGGTTGCTGCCTGGCCTGCAAAGCCATGGAAAGAGGTTTCGAATACCTCCGGGCGCTCCATTTAAGGATTTCAGAATGAATAACGAACAGTTGATTGATCGACTCAAGAACGAAATCTGCGAAATTACCTTCGAGAAGCGCGATGGCTCTGAGCGAGTCATGATTTGCACTTTGAAGGAAGACTATCTACCTCACGTATCGGCTACGAAGCCTGCTGAGGATCGTCATTATAATGACTATATTCCAGTATTTGACCTAGAAGAGCAAGCCTGGCGTGCTTTTAAGCCTTCCAAGCTAATTACGATTCAATCGAGTAAAGAATGATCTTCATTCTGGGCGAACGCCCAGGTCCAAATACTGATCCAGATAGACCGCTGTACCCTCATACTGATACTGGAGCAGCTGCTCGTTTAATGCGGCTGCTGAACTTTAATAATAAAGAGGATTACTTAGCGGTCACAACCAGACTAAATGCGGTTGAGAGGGGCTCTGCCAGTTCCGCTAGTCTTGAATCCCGGTCTAGAGTAGCTTCCTTTCTAGCGAAGGCCGGTTCTAAGCCTTTTATAGTTTTAGGCAAATCGGCGATCAAGGCCATGCCGGCCAAATATCGCAAAATGTCTTTTGGAGAGATTTTAGATAATGTTCTATTAATTCCACATACTTCTGGTGTTAATAGATATTGGAATAACTCTGAGACTACAGCAAAGATGCAAAAGGTTGCACGAGAGCATATAAAGAATGGACTTAGTAGCCCAGATAACGGATAAACCTGATGCTATTTTAATTCCTAAATGGAAAGACCGTAAAGCAATAACTTATCGGTCTTTTATATTAGCAGTATTAGGCTCAAATTCTAGCTTAGAAGCCATGAGTCTACTTCTTATAAAGCGAGATACGTTTTATAAATATATGAAGATGCTTACACCTGAAAAAGCTTTAGGAAAACTTACTGCTAAACAACAGTTGCTTAGACTCACAGAAAATAAGTATTGTGCTAAATGTAATTGCATAAAACCTCGATCAGAGTTTGGGCTAGATAAATCTAACTCTGATGAATTAAGTAGTTCTTGCTCAATTTGCTTAGTTAATAAATCTAGAGCTTATTACGCATCCAATGCGGAGAAGTCTAGTCTAGCTTCTATGCGATGGGCCAAAGATAATCCTGAGGTAAAAAGAGCTATTGACGCTAAAAGAAGAGCGGCAAAACTTAGAGCTTGTCCTAGTTGGGCCGACGTGGCTGCAATTAGAGACATTTATTTAAACTGTCCTGAAGGCTATCACGTAGATCACGTGATCCCTTTGCAAGGAGATAATGTTTGTGGACTACATGTCGAAACTAACTTACAATATCTTACAGCAGAGGAAAACCTAAAAAAAGGAAATAAGTTTCCTTATTAGGCTCCTCAACGAGGAGACTAAGGTGCATTACAAAGAGGCGAAAGCACGTCTGATTGCTAAGTTCCATCTTATGGACGAGCAGATCAAGTTTCTAGAATACGTGTGGAGCTGTTTGCACGAAGAAGAGCAAGAGTTCTACATCAACAATTATAAGGGCCATGTGCCTACGAAATATAGTTAATGGGGGCAGGGCTTGGTGTCCAGGCAATGCTGGCAGCATAGCGCAGGAGAGTTGGAACCTCTCTGTCTTCACCACTTAACGGGCTCGCATGTACTAAGGGATAGCGATGCGCCTTTGCACGGCGCGTGTTGTGAGTTCGATTCTCACCGAGTCCACCAATTTCACTGTCCTATAGCTCAATGGTAGAGCAATCGGCCGATAACCGTAGTATCGAAGTTCGAATCTTCGTAGGACAACCAATTCATGCTAGCGTGACGGAAAGGGCAAACCTGCGTTCCTCAAAAGTTCGCGTTTGTGGGTTCGAGTCCCACCGCTAGTACCATTAGAAAGGTTAGTATGACTTCTAGGGATTTCTGTTATTGGCTGCAAGGCTTCTTCGAGTTGTCAGGAGATGATCTTTATATTGGAGATCGAGAAGCTGATCTAATTAAGCGACACCTCAACATGGTGTTTATCCACGAGATCGACCCTAGCTTTCCGGATGAGCAGCAAGAACCGCTTTCAAGAGCGCACGAAGGTAGTGCTTTCAATATCGAAAGCAATACAACCTACTCTAGATCACCCATGGTGGAGTGTTAATTATGGATACTTACAAGAGTTTTGCCCTATGGTTGCAGGGCGTTCTAGATATGAACGATACACTAACCAAGGAACAACATGACAAGATTCGAGAAAAACTAGCTTCATTGGATAATGCGAATAAGTCCGCAACAAACATGCGTTGCTAGTATCATATGGGTCAGGCCGATCAGGGATGGCAGCGGTCTCCAAAGCCGCCGAGCAGGGTTCGAGTCCCTGGACCCATGCCAATTTAAGGAGATTATTATGTTTAAGACAATCTTCGCATTTCTATTTGGGCGCTTCTTTCAGAAGTCAAAGGACGTAGCTAATACTCCTACAGCTCCTTCTGTTCGACCTCAGCCTAATAAGAGGCTTCTATAATTCATTATGTCGGGAAGGACAAGATGGTTAGTCACCAGGCTCATATCCTGGCAATCTGGTAGATTCGAGCGCTACTCCCGCAACCAACTATGAAAGATCTATTAGATAGCATTATAATATCTTATAATAGAGAAATCCCTTATTTGTTAGATAACAAGGGCTACTCCTACAATAGATTACTAGATATATTGAGTAAAAGTTCTTACAATTTAAGAGAAGAGTACGGACATACTGCGGCTAAGTATACTAGCAAGTTATTTTCCCGATAAAGTAGGAAAAGAAAAGTTATCAACTTGGCTACTAAAATTAGCAGGATTAAAAAATTGTTCTTCCTGTAAAGAAACTTTACAGATTTCTTCTTTTGCTTTAAATAAAAACCGTTCAGATGGTCACAATGCTTATTGTAAGACTTGTCACTATAGCAGAAGCTATGTTACTCAAACAGCTAGAACTGCTAAATACAAAAGTGCAAGGTTAGGTAGTATACCCAAATGGGCAAATTTGAAAGAAATTGCTCGCATATACGCTAATTGTCCAAAAGGCTTTCATGTAGATCATATTATACCACTTCAAGGTGTAGAAGTATGTGGGTTACATGTAGAAAATAATTTACAATATTTATCTCCAGAAGATAATATCAAGAAATATAATAGGATAGTCTAATGTGGGAAGAAGCAAAACAAGCTGTCGCAGACTCTTCTAAGGAGTCGAAAGTCTATATCGGCTGTGACTCCATTCGCCTTAAGAAGTTGGGCGTCTGGTATGCACGATACTCTACCGTAATCGTCCTGCATAAGGACGGACGTCATGGCTGTAAGATCTTCTACGATACGCAGACTATGCGAGACTTCGGCAACTTGCGTGAACGCCTCATGAATGAGGCAGGATACGCACTCGCCGCAGCTTCTGAGATCGTAGAAGTTCTCGGTGATAGGCCACTTGAAGTTCACCTCGATCTAAACAGCGACCCTAAGCACAAGTCTAACATCGCTTTGAAGGAAGCTATGGGCTATGTAACTGGAATGGGTTTCAAGCCTGTTATTAAGCCAGACGGCTGGGCTGCTACTCACGCAGCAGATCACGCTGTTCGTTGTAAGACTTTTGCTCACTAATAACTGCCCTCGTAAACCCTCTGGCTACGAACCAGTTGAAAGGTTAATTGGATCACATGCAAGTTCGAGTCTTGTCGAGGGCTCCATTATAAGAAGTAGGGGATCGGGTGTAACCTACCTACTCACCGGCCAATCTGCTGGACGCGTGATGCGACCTTAAAGTGTAGCCCGAGCGACATGCGTTGCCGTAGTATAGAGAAGAGACAGGGTCGACCCTGTGAAACCCCATCGAGCACGGCGTAATCGGGAGCAGCGGGGACCCGTTCGTTTAGATAGCGAGTTGAGATTTATTTCTTGACTCGCTATCTTAGTTTTGCTACTCTAGTCCTAGAAAGGAAGTAATAATGAATAAAGGCGAGCTTCTAGGAAAATTTATTGTATTTGCTACTAATGCTCATGCTGGGCAGTTTGATAAAGCTGGGGAACCTTATATTCTTCACGTACTAGAAGTGCTCCACGGAGTTCGCCTAGAGGATGAGGAGGTTCAATGCATAGCTGTAGGGCACGATCTCTTTGAGGATACTTCCGCTACTGTAGAAGACCTCATCGAACTAGGGGCTACCTCTCGCATCATTGAAGGTATCATGGCACTCACTAAACAAAATGGTGAGAGCTATAATACTTACAAGTCAAAGGTTCTAGCTAATCGTGACGCCATGAAAGTAAAACGTAGCGATTTAAAGCATAACAGTGATATTACTCGCCTTAAGGGTATTACTGAGAAGGATGTAAAGAGAATGGGTCGTTATATGATTTTCTTTACTGAAATTGAGCGCGAGTTGAATAAGTAATTTATTGCCCCCGCCGACGGATTTCGGCATTGAGACTTCTAATCTTAAGTGCTAGGGTTCGACTCCCTTCGGGGGCTCCACTTTATAGGAGCTTACATGACTGCTTTTTGGATTATTCTCGCGACCTATCTGATTGGGCTAACGGTGTTTCTAATTCAGATTTATCGTGAGGCTCCGCGTCATGGAGTTTCCCCATTTCAATTCAATCACGTTTTTGTAGCTATCATCTGGCCGTTCTGGGCTATTTGGTACGGTATATCTCTTCTAAGGGATAAAGTCTCTAGGAGTTAAGTGCCACAAGGACTTCAGGTTTGGAACGAGTCGGGAGTTCTAATATTAGATACTTCTACTTATACATCTAGAGTTCTTTCAGATGTTACTTATACATATGAACAGAATACCTATATAAATCTGCCTCCCTTATCAGGGACTCAAAAACCTTGGGTTATAGTTTATAACTTTTCCAACAGGCGAGTAGACGCTCAGTTCACAGACGGAGATACCCGACTATTTATTGGCACGGCCACATTTGGTGGCGAGGCTCAGCCTCCTCCCTTTTCAGGGGAGTATAGAGTAGTGTACGGAGTACAATAATGCCAGTAGGTATGCAGGTGTTAAATGACGATAACGTCTTTCAAATAGACGGAGTAACTCCCGTACTATCGCTAACTCAAAAAGGCTATGCTCCCTTAGTACAGGGAAATTACGCTCGTATATCAGAAGGTACATTCAGTTTTACAGGAACTAATCCTATTCCTGCTATTAAGGTGAACGGATCTTATAGTCTTGCGGGTATCGGTAACTTTACTAAAAATGGCAACACATATACGGCGACAGTTTTGCTACTGAGAGACTCGACTCTTGCGTTTACGGGTTCTGTCGAATATTACATATTTGACAACCCCAGCTTTAGCAATAATAACGCAGGACTGCAAGTATTTTCGGAAACAGGAACCTGTATATTTGATAGTAATGTTCCGATAATGCAAGTGGTAAGACCTATTAGTGCGGATCAGTTGCCCCCAGGTAAGCAATATGCTTTTTGGAGTATGGCGGGATACGATAGAACTCTAGACGTAGAAGTAGATACACGAGGAGACTACTTCTATCGTGAAGAAATTAGATTTGCAGGATTGAGAGTTCTCGGTAGTTCTTACATTCACGATAATTTTCCAGTATATGCTTCTTCGGGCACAGGAACGTCCGGCGGTAATACTGGATGGATTGGTCCAAGCTATACCTTCTTTCCGACTTATTTCGTGGACGTTACTAATTTATGATTTTATACGGATCAAAGTCTCTGCAAGCACACGGATTAATTAGTAGAGACACGGACTATGACTTTATTGGCTCTAAGAAGAGCTTTTATGATTTTGTAGCACATATAAATCTTCCTGTTGAAAATTATGTAGAAACAGCTAATAGCTTCTATGCTTGGGTCTATGGGACTAAGATAGATTATGATGCTTTTCAGACCCCTGGTAGATTGCAGCTAATAGCAATGACTGATAATGAGCCAAGAAAGTTCTTGGGTTTCGACGTTCAGTTAGCCTCTGTAACTAGTCAATGGATGATATTAGAAGCGGTTTACGGTACGTCTCTGTGGAAAGATAAGTACCAAGAAGAACTAGATATTTGTAGGAATCAAAATCTAACACCTACGAATGAGCATCTCAAATTACAAGCTCTGTATAGGCAGGATTTACTCAATGCAAATTGACTACCGATACGGTGATCTATTGAATACAGAAGCTAAGTACATCTGCCATTGTGTGAATGCTCAAGGAGTAATGGGCTCTGAAGTTGCTAAGGCGATTCGACTGAAGTATCCTAGAGCATTTGAGATCTACAGAGAAGCATATGAGGAAAATCGACTCACGCTAGGCTCTGTTATTGGAGCAGACTGCGAGAGTCATATTATTCTTAATTTAGTTGGGCAAGAATTCTACGGAACTGATCGAGTTCACGTCGACTATCGAGCCCTTCGTAAGGGTTTTAGCTTAATTAACAAGAATGTGCGAGGTGAGGTAGCTTTTCCGCTAATCGGATGTGGTTTAGCTGGCGGAGAGTGGAAGATAGTCTCCGCTATCTTAGAAGAAGAAGCCATCAACTTTCAACCTGTAGTATATATTTTAAATGATGAGGTGCCCTTTTAATGGCTAAATATGTTGCCACTCTAGAAATTGACGCAGAGCAATTTCTTCCCGACGAGGACAAGATTCCCAAGGGAGTTACCTCCGATGGTCCTCGTTCTCCCAAAGTAGATCCTCGATCTTCATGGATCGTATATACTAGAGAGGGCGCTAAGTATCTAAAGTCGGGGGATTATGTAGTTAAGAACGCTGACGGATCACTGTCTCATATGGAGAAGGCAGTATTTGAAGGATTATATAAACTTGCCGATAAAGGCAAGAAGTAAGGAGGGTTAAGCAGGTGGGACCTGTCTTTCTTTGCTAAAGAAAAGGTTCGTGCTAATACCACGGATACGGATCGAGACCGTAGCCCTCCTCCATATTAGGAGAACTAATGCCAGCATTTTACACTGAGAAGGGATGGTACAAGTCTAAGACAATCTGGACTGCCATTCTAGGTGTTCTACTTCAGGTTTTTGCGCTATTCGGAGTAGTAGTTCCTACTGACGCCGGTACGCTAGTTAACGGTGTATCTGCAGCGCTATTTGCGTTAGCGGGTCTGTTCCGTTATCAGGCTACTGAGGAAGTTGTATTGAGCTCACCCGAGCCTGCATACTAAAGATTTAAGGGGGTCGCTTCTTTATGGAGCGATCCCTTTTTCGTTGCGCCGAACTACTAAATTTAGCAATCTTAAAGTTACGTGTTGCCTTGTGCGTTGATTCGGCTTATAATGAGTCAATAAAGGAACAAATATGAGCAATACTTTCTTTGCAAGTGACCATCACCTTGGCCACGCAAACATCCTCGTGTTCAAGCAGGCCGATGGTGTAACTCCGTGCCGACCGTTTACAGACGTAGACGAGATGAACGAGGCTATCATCGAGCGACACAACAGCGTCGTTCGTGAAAAGGATACAATCTGGTTTCTCGGCGACGTCGTGATTAATCGACGTTATCTAGAACTGGTGAAGCGATTTAACGGGCGCAAGCGTCTCATTCTTGGAAATCATGATATTTTCAAGAATAAGGATTATTACAACGCAGGTTTTGAGGATCTGCACTCGTTTCGCAAGTTTGATCGCTTTGTTGCGACACATGTGCCGGTGCATCCTGACTGCATCAGTCAGCGTTGGCATCGTAACGTGCACGGTCATACTCACAATAACTTAATGATGCTGAAGGTGCGAGAGCAGGGTTTTGACTCAGAGTACCCCGACCAGCGCTATATCAACGTTTGCGTCGAGCAGATCAACTATACTCCTATTTCACTGGAAGAGATCAATGCAAGGATTATACAATAGTCTCTTTGGTCATCTAAAGACAGTAGAAGAAAAGTACGAAGCCTTTGTTCACTGGGTAGCAAATGACTATATTGAGCTTAGTCACGACAAAGTACTAAACCAGCGTAACGAATATGTGCAACTAGCCCGCCTACTAAGGAATGAAACAAATGAATGATCTACACGAAGCAATGCGTAAGATGGATCTTGCAATAGCCGAAATGTGTGGTAAGCCTGACTGGACAATTTCCCCAGAACTAATCTCTACGATGGTGCGTAACAACATTAACCTGAGTAAGTAATTACAGGGCTGGCGAAATATGAGTTTAGATATTAAGTTTTACGTAACTATTGTAATTCTTAAGAACCTTAATGAGGGGGTTAGAGTGGAAACCTTTGGTGGTTGGCACACTAATGAGTATGAGTCTTTAGGTAGTGCTATCTCGAAGTGTAAAAAGGACTTTCCTAGACTTGAGATAGTCTCGCATAAAGTTCATGAGATTACTGATATTGTTAGGTCAGGACTATGACACTGTTAGATAACTTTGTAAAAGATCTACACTCGTCAGCTACAGTTCTGGGGTACGGACGAGCCTCGGTACTTGAACATGATGTTCCGGCTATTCTTGTGCGAAATGTATACGGCCAAGAGCTTGTCTGGGGAGAGTTTAGTTGCAACCGTGGTAAGTTTAAGGGACTTCTCTCAAATAACGCACAGACAGAAGGAGTGACTTATGTACCTGAAACTTGAGGGGGTAGCGGGCGATCATATAGAGCACACGGCGGCCACCATGAGCAGGATAGCAAAGTTGCTTCAACTCTCTGTTAAGTCTAAGTTCAATGACGTGACTCTCTACATCGGACCTACTGGCTCGGCCGAACGACTAGTAGAGGCTTTTCAGCGAGAAATTAAGTCTGATCGTGGGCACAAATTTGCAGTAGGATAAATGTATGAAAATCCATCTAGTCAGTGATCTTCACATGGAGTTTGCTCCTATTGAGCTAACTAATCCAGGTGCTGATACTCTTATTCTGTCTGGTGATATTCTTACTGCGGAGTATTTTCACCGTAGTAAGGCATCTCCCTATGCGCTCGTTGCCAGAGCTTGGATTCGCTGGTTTGAGGACTTGTGTGCTCAGTACAACCACGTAGTCTACGTTCTTGGAAATCACGAGCATTATAAGTATAACTTTTATGAGACCGCTGATCTTCTAAAGCGAGTTCTAGAGCATATTCCAAATCTGCACATTCTTGATAACGAGACTGTGCTACTCGATGGAGTTAAGTTCTTTGGCTCTACCTTGTGGACCGACTTTGATGGTTCTATGTATAAGCAGGAAGTCGTTCGTAGTGGCATGAACGATTACAAGCTTATTACAGGTAGAACTTATCGTAAGCTTGTTCCTGCGGAGACGTATAGTTACCATACAAAAGCAAAGCAAGCCTTCCATGGAACAGGAGCAACTGTGTTCGTAGGTCACCATGCTCCCAGCTACAAGAGTATTCATCCTAAGTACGAGAAGTACGGACCACTAAATGCTGGCTACGCCAGCCACATGGATAGCTTTATCGAAGCACACCCAGAAATTAAGCTCTGGACTCATGGACATGTACATTCCAGTTTTGATTATCATATTGGAGGCACTCGAATTATTGCAAATCCCAGAGGCTATGCTAAGCCTGACGGCTCTAACCCAGAAAATGAAGAGTTTAACCCCAACCTAATTTTGGAGATTTAATTGAAGACTATATTGATTATCGTTCTAATGACGATGGTACCTGACTCAGGTATTCCGACGCGACTAGTACATAAAAGTTATGATACTATGCAACAATGTATCGAAGCTAGTCAGCAAGTGAATAACGCTGTGCGGGTTCCTCCGGAACTGAGGCGAGAATCTTTCTGTGTACTGGCACGAGATCTCAATGAGGATCAATTAATTTAGTTCTTGACTTCATGGTTCCAGTAACCTATAATGCGTATCTAACAACAGAGAAAGAGGTAATCTAAATGAGTGAATGGACCGAGGAGCTTAAGGCAGACGTTATTAAGCGTTATAAGGACGCTGAGCCTAATGCCGATAACTCTATGGACATTGTTAACGATATTGCTGAAGAAATCGGTAAGTCGCCAAATGGCGTTCGTCGTATTCTCAGCCAGGCGGACGTCTACGTTAAGAAGACTCCAGCCACTAAGTCTTCCTCATCCAGTTCTGGCGGTGAGAAGAAGGCTTCTACACGAGTGAGCAAGGATGAGGCTCATGCACGCCTCAATGCAGCTATCGAGGCTGCGGGGCAGGAAGCTGACTCCGAGATCGTGAGCAAGCTGACAGGTAAGGCTGCTCTGCATTTTGCAGAGATCATCGAAGCTGTAAACAACAAGTAAGCGTACTGCATCAGGCTAGATTTTTTCTAGCCTGATGCTTGCTCGTGCCCGCAACAAATAGCCAATCTGCCGGACGAGGATAATAATGACAAAAGAAGAACTAATTAGCTCTGTTAAGGAGTGCGGCGAAGCTATCATTAACTATAGAAGTGCCGAGTCCAACAAGCTGAAGTATAATGTATGCACTCTAGACTTTGACAACCCGTATATTCGTGACAAGGAGAATAGAGCTAGAGAGACTGACGACACAGTGCTTATGTGGTGCTGGGACGTTGACGCATACAGGCTCATGAAGGTTGCTAATGTTACCAGCGTTGTGGCTTTAAGTCACTCGCTAAAGGAAGGCAAGAGTGGCCGATGAGATATATAGTAGAATAGTACATTATGACGAAGAAAAAGATATTCAAATTCGACTCGGCATTAACGAGTTTCGAGGTGTAGAATATCTGTATCTTCGTAAATTTTACAGAGACTTTGAGGGCGAATGGTGCCATTCTAATGAGGGAGTATCCATGCCTTTAGGTATCGAAAATAGCAAAGAGCTTTTTGCTGGTTTGTGTGAGATTTTGTCACTAGCAGAGCAAAAAGAAGTTATAGTTCAAGAATTTAAAGAATTAGTGGAGCATATGTATCCGTGAAAGCTTTCCTAGAGTACGCAGCTGCTAAGTATTATGCTGGCGAGCCTGTTATCAGTGATACCGAGTTTGATCGTCTGGCAGAGCTACATGGGTTTGAGCAGCTTGGGGCTCCTGTAGACTTGAGTCGAGCAATTCCTCACGCTCATAGAATGTACTCTTTGCAAAAGTGTTTTGTTGGTGGAAAGCAAATCGAACTTCCAGGTGAGGTTATCGAGACGCCTAAATTAGATGGTGCAGCAGTATCACTACTCTATGTAGATGGAAACCTGGTTCTCGCGCTTACGCGCGGTGACGGTAAAGCTGGGCTAGATATTACTGACAAGATGCGTTTGATTGCTCCTCCTAACTGTTATGGCGGAGACGTTATGCAAGTTACTGGGGAGGTAGTCGCTGAGAAGTCAATACCTAACTCTAGAAACTACGCAGCTGGTGCTCTTGGACTTAAAAATCTGGATGAATTTGCTAGTCGTAAGCTTACTTTTGTAGCATACGGTGTACAGAGTGACAATTGTATTTTCGCCTCTTATACTGACTCAATGAATTGGTTGGTAGAGGACGGATTTAACGTTATCACGGCTGGTGAGTGGGAGCAGTTCCCTCACGATGGACGCGTATTTCGTGTAAATAGCACTTACGATTTTAATAAGCTAGGCTTCACCGACAAGCACCCCCGAGGCGCTTACGCGCTTAAAGAGGTGCAGCAGGGTGTAATTACTACTCTCAATGCTGTTCAATGGCAGGTGGGACGTTCTGGAGTGGTGGCCCCGGTAGCGATTCTAGAACCTGTAATGATCGGTGATGCTCAAGTGCAGAGGGCGACTCTGCACAATATAGGCTATATTCGCGAATTAGGTCTAGAGATCGGCTGCAATGTTGAAGTCATTCGATCTGGCGAGATTATTCCGCGAGTAGTAAGGAGAATAGATTGTTAACATTACTTAAATTTTATGCAGATTGGTGCGGTCCGTGCAAGGCGATGGCTCCTACTGTTATCCAAGTGGTAGAAGAGCTGCAGGACGAGGTAGTGCTATCAGAAGTTAATATTGATGATAACCCTCAATTAAGGGCCGAATATGGAATTCGCTCTATTCCCAGTTTTGTGTTATTAAAGGGTACAGAGGAGGTTTCTCGTAAAATTGGTTCTTGTTCTGCATCCGAGCTAAAGGATTGGATCACGAATGAGTCTGGGAATCTATAACGAGACATATTTCAAAAATAACCCAGAAGAGCGAGATGTTGAGGCTGTTCTTTATTGTGTAGTCTTGGTAGATGTTAAGACCAGCAAGAGAGAATGTATTAAGATTGGAATTGCCAAGGGTAAAGATTGGCGGCATGTAATTAAACGTGCTAACGGATTTACTGGGTACGACATACGAATTCAAAAGACAGTTACAGGTAGACTGGAAGATATATACTATTTAGAGCAATATCTTCATGAGTTATGGGGCGATTACAAGTATACAGCCTCTCGTAAGTTTGGAGGTCACACTGAGCTGTTTAAAATTGAGCAGCTCCGTCCAATCTTAAAGTCAATTCCTAAAGAGCCTTAAGCAGCCAAAAATTAGTTCTTGACTCGCAGGTTCCAACAAGTTATAATGGCAACATCAAGAGCAGAGAGACAACCTTGATCGAAGCACCTACAAATTGCCCGAGTTGTGACTCTGACCTTGTTTGGGTCAAGGACCAACTCTATTGTAAAAACACCTCCTGTCCTGCTAAGAGTTTTAAGCAGATTGAGCATTTTTCTAAGACGCTCAAGATCAAAGGACTAGGACCTAGCACTATCGAGAAGTTAGGGCTCTCTAGCATCGACGATATTTACGAGATAACCGAAGAATTTGCAGCGATGCAGCTAAAATCGGAAAAGCTCGCTGGAAAGCTTATCGAAGAGATTGAGAGGTCAAAATCAGAGCCTCTAAATACAGTTTTGCCTGCTTTCGGTATTCCGCTAGTAGGAAAGACTGCCTCTGACAAGCTATCTAATGTAGTTTCTTGTATTGAGGATATTGACGCGCAGGCATGTAAATCTGCGGGACTGGGGCCAAAAGCGACCGAAAACCTGCTGAATTGGTTAGAGCATAATGAGATTTATCATCTGCCCTTCAGTTTTGAGTTTTCCAATAAACAACAAGGACCGAGGACTTCTGAAGTAGTTTGCATTAGTGGAAAGTTGAAGAGCTTTCCTACTAAAGCAGCAGCTACAGAAGCTCTGGAAAGTCTGGGATTTACTGTGAAGAGTAGCCTCACCAAAGATGTGACTATTCTAGTTAACGAAAGCGGAGTAGAAACCGCAAAAACCAAGAAGGCCGTCGATGACGGCGTAACTATTGTATCAAACCTAAAAGAATATTTGGAGAATTTTTAATGACTGTTCCTAAGTGGACTGAAGAACGTACTGACCAGCTTGTTGCTGGTGTGACTAAGGGCGAGACTGTTACTAAGGCTCGCGTAAATGAATTGGCTGAAGAACTGGGCACGACTGCTCGTTCTATCTCCAGCAAGCTGCGTAAGCTTGACTATGAAGTAGAGAAGGCTTCTGAAGCTCCTAAGGCTTTCAGCGACGACGAGGCTGAAGAGCTTCGTGACTTTGTTGAGGAGCATGACGGTGAATACACTTATGCTGAGATTGCGGAAAACTTTGCTGGTGGTAAGTTTACTGCTCGCGCTGTTCAGGGTAAGATCCTAAGCATGCAGCTAACGAACGCTGTTCGTCCAACTCCTAAGGCTGAGTCTACTAAGACTTACACTGATGAAGAGGCTGCTCTGATTGTCAGCATGGTCAATGACGGTGCTTTCCTTGAGGATATTGCCGACAAGCTGGGCAAGACGCAGGCCAGCGTTCGTGGTAAGGCTCTAAGCCTGCTTCGTGCCGAGCAGATCTCTGAAATGCCTAAGCAGCGCGAAGTTAAGGGTCAGGCACAGGACGCGATCACCGCTCTCGGCGATAGGGTATCCGGTATGACTGTAGCCGAGCTAGTTCAGGAGACTGGCAAGACTGAGCGTGGTATTAAGACCATTCTTACACGCCGTGGTCTTACCGCCAAGGACTATGACGGTGCTGCAAAGCAGAAGAAGGCTGCTGAGTAAGTAACCTTCTTAATTGAGAATAAGGCGGGGTGGCTACAAGCTGCCTCGCCTAATCTTGTCTTAGGAGGATTAGTGAAGACGCATGAGCAGTATGAGAGTGAACTCTTCGAGAAACAGATAGATTACTGGCCTTTAGAAGAGTATACGAGAGCTCATGACAAAATACTACATGAATGCTTAAACGGCCATAAATGGTACGCACAACCAGTAAATATACTTAGAGGTAGAGGCTGCCCTGAGTGCTTAAGAAAGTTTACTAAAAAGAAAAACACTGAGCAACACGTAGCCGATCTGCACAAGTTAAATAAACATTTTTCGTTAGTAGATGGCGAAACATACATTAATAATAAAACGCCTCTTAATTATACATGTACTAAAGGTCATATTAGTTCCTTACGCCCAGATTTAGTACTGAGAGGCTATGGTTGTGTAAAGTGCAATAACAGAGGTAGGTACTCTAAAGGATATTTTGAACGCTTTCCCGACCAAAAAAGTGCGGTAGCTACTCTATATATTGTAGAGTTATATAATACTATACCTATATGTATCAAAGTAGGGGTAACTACAGACGTTAACTTGTGTGGCAGACTGAGTAAGATTCCTTTCAAAACAAAGCTATTACACAAAATAAGCTCTACGTTAGAGAACGCTTATGAAATAGAGCAAGACATACTTCGAGATTTCATAGACTATAAGTATACCAGTTCGAAAGTCTTTGACGGGCATAGAGAACTTTTAAGTTTAAATTGTAAAGAATTATTAGGTAACTATATCAGGGAGGTTAGATTATGAATTTGGCCGGTGCCTTGATATACCGCGTGTTAGAATCGGAAGACTTTGATACGTGGGCAAACGTGCGTAAGCACTATCTAGCTACCGAATATCAGACTCTTTTTGAAGTTATTGAGAAGCACACTGAAACTTTTCACAAGCTACCTAGCTTGGAAGAGTTAAAGCTAGAGGTTCGAGACGAGCCTACTCTCGAAAAAGTTTATGCACTTGAAACAATTGAAGTAGACACTGAAGCTCATGTCTTACTAGAATATGTTAAGAACGAGTATGTGCAGAGAGAAGCTATCTACCAAATGTCTAAGTGGGTGGATAGCTCCATTGCATTCGAGACAGCCGAAGAAGTTGTACGACACATTCAGCAGATAGGTGTAGACCTAGAGAACAAAGTAGAGTTATCTCCGCCAGAAGAGACAATGCAGCGAATTAATCTGTTTGAGTCGGAGGAAGAGATGGCTAGTAGAATTACTTTAGGACTTAATGACGACTTCGATAGTCGATTTACTTTTCTATCTACAGACTACATTCTGATGGGCGGATATAGAGGAACAGGTAAATCTCTAGTATGCTCCAATACCTGTAACAATGTAGTTGAGAAGAAAAAGAAGAAGGCGTTATACTTCTCTATCGAAATGTTGCCGCGAGAGGTGTTGCAGAGAGATTGTGCTATCTCTACTAAGATACCTTTTACAAAAATTAAAAACAAGAATATGTCCGTTGACGAGTGGGAAAGAGTGGCCAAGTGGTGGTCTACTAGATTCCAAGACGGAGAGGAAGCCTATCGTAAATACCTAGAGCACCGCTCATTTGAGAAATATCACGCCGCTATTTCCAAGCATCCACTCGTGCCTGCACATTTGGATATTGTCTATGATCCTGGGCTTACTCTAGGTAGAATTAATGCTGAAGTAGACAAAAGAATAGCTGCCGGTGAAGATATTGGAATTATAGTAGTAGACTACGTAAATAAAGTAAGCCGAGTCGGTGGCGGGTTCACTGTAGATAACTTAGACTGGAAAGAGCAGATTCTCGTTTCCAACGGTTTAAAGAGAATTGCTCAGGATAGAAAAGTCCCTATTCTGTCTCCATTTCAGACTAAAGAGGACGGATCGGTTCGTTTGGGGCAAGGTCTGCTCGACGCGTGTGACGCAGCTTTTCACCTTAAGGCACACAAGGGAGAAGTTTCCGGTATGTCGTTCTTTACTGATAAGATGCGAAGCGGAGATGACTCAGAAGTCTTTACCTCTGCTGTAGATTGGATGACTCTTGTTATCGGACCTCATTCGGTCGAACCACCGCAAGATACGAAGAAATCTTCAAAGAGTAATTCGGGCGGAGACATTAGTATAAAGACTTCGGGGATCTATGATGACTGATGTGCAACAGGTTTTAGAGAAGAGAAAAATTCCTTATCAGCTTCAAGGACAAGACTATAAAGTTCATTGTCTAAATCCAGATCACGATGACAATAATCCTAGCATGAGAATTGATAAGATAACTGGTATCTTTAACTGTTTTTCATGTGGATTTAAAGGAGATATATTCTCTCTGTTTGAGGAGAAAGTAAACTATCTACAAAGACAGAGAGAATTATTTCAGAAGAAGTTAGGATTAAAGTTAGCTGAAAATATCGGTTTGGATATTCCTACTAACGCTGTTAAGTTTAATAGAAATTGGAGGAACATAAATGGAAAGACTTTCGAAGAATTTGAGGCGTTTGAACACAATCACCCTGATTATGTTGGCAGGCTTGTGTTTCCTATCCGAAGCATTTCCGGAAAAATCGTCGCTTTCAACGGAAGAGCGCTCACGCCTGAGAAGACACCTAAATATTTAATTAAACCTAATGGGGCCTCCCTTCCTCTTTTTCCTGCTAGAGTTACCCCTACTCAAGGTAAAGTAATTTTGGTTGAAGGCATATTTGATATGCTAAACCTATGGGACAAAGGGCTAAAGAACGTAGTTTGTGCTTTTGGAACCCATCAAGTTACAAAGGATAAGCTTACTCTTCTTAAGGTTCAGGGGGTTATAGGTATAGATATACTGTTTGATAAAGACGAGGCGGGCGAGAAAGCCACAGAGAAAGTTATTCAGTTAGCTGAGTCTCTTGAACTTATAACTAGGACTATTACATTGCCTAGTAGCATGAATGATCCGGGTGAGTTGACAGCCCAACAAGTGCTCAAATTAAAGGAGAAATTATATGGCTAAGATAGCCTTGGTCGAAACCAAACCAAGCAGAACGGATTTTGCAGCTGCTTTCGAGCACAAGTTTGAGTTCGACCGATTTGCTCTATGTTCAGACGCTACACTCAAGAAGGTTCTAAAGAAGGATGTAGATATTGAGCTGAATGTAGACGATTATGAGTGGATTATTCTAGTTGGTGCTGACGCTTTTAAGTACTACACTAAGAACGGTTCCATATCTGATTACAGTGGTAAGGTAGTGAATGAGAAGTTCATTCCTATTATTAACCCTGCGATGATTACATTTAAGCCAGAAGCAAACAAACTCTGGCAAGACTCTAGAGAGAGTCTTACAGCTTATGTAACTGGCGAACAAAAGGTAATGGGGTATGACACAGATAGATTTTACGGAATTACGACGGAGGAGGAAGCGTTATCTTACGTCCAGGCCGCAATCGACTCACCCAACCCCTTTGTCGCCCTTGACTCTGAAACTACTTGCCTCTATCCGAGAGATGGATATGTCCTGGGAATCAGTCTCTGCTATGAGAGAGATCATGGAGCATATATCAGCTCAGACTGCATTACAGAAGCCGTCTCTGCACTACTGCAGGAACTCTGGAATAAAAAGACGGTAGTCTTTCACAACGCGAAGTTCGACCGTGGAATGTTGTCCTTTCATTTTGGCTGGTCTTTTCCAGTGTATGAAGATACCATGCTTCTGCACTACCTAATTGATGAAAATCCAGGCAATCATGGTCTAAAGCAACTAGCATTGAAGATGACCAAGTACGGCGACTATGAAAAGCCAATGTACGAGTTCATTGAGGATTACCGTAAGAAGCACGGTATCCTAAAGGACGACTTTACCTTCGATCTTATTCCTTTTGACATTATTAAGATCTACGCTGCTATTGACTCTGTAGTTACGTTTCTTATCTACTGTCAACTTAAGCCTGCAATCTTGAAGAACAAGAGACTCCTGTGGGTCTACGATAATATTCTTATTCCTGGAAGTACTTTTCTAGAACAAATCCAAGATAATGGGGTACCTTTTGATCGAGATCGCCTAAAGAAGGCGCAGATCATGATGCAGACAGATATTGACGAAGCTGTTGCTAAGATGTATCAGAATCCTATTATTCGTCAGTTTGAAGAGGCTCAAGGCAAGGAGTTTAACCCTGGATCTGTCATGCAGCTTAGAAGCTTGCTGTTCGACCATTTGAAATTAACTCCGACTGGTAAGAAGACGGATACAGGAAAAGATTCTACGGATGCAGAAGTTCTAGAGGAGCTTGCAGAAGAGCATCCGGTACCTGGACTTATTTTAGATATTCGCAAGAAGTCTAAGATTAAGAATACATACCTAGATAAAATTCTTCCTCAGCTAGACCGAGACTGCAGACTTCGAACTAACTTCAATCTACATTCTACTACCTCAGGTCGTCTGTCTTCATCAGGCAAGCTAAACATGCAGCAGCTTCCTCGTGATAATACAAAGGAAGTAGATGGAGTAAAGATTCCTGGATTTACTGCCGCTGTTAAGGGTTGTATCAAAGCAAAGCCTGGTTACAAGATCGTATCTATGGACTTGACCACCGCAGAAGTTTATGTTGCTGCGGTTCTCTCCAAAGACAAAACTCTTATGGAGGTATTCAAACAGGGAGGCGACTTTCACAGTACCATTGCTAAGATGGTCTTTCAGCTAGACTGCCCAGTTGAAGAAGTGAAGAAAAAGTACCCTCTGCTTCGTCAGGCGGCTAAGGCTATTACATTCGGCATTAATAACATAGTGCTCTCTTAAGGTAACTTAAGAGTAATAAACTCGCTCAATTGCTGGAAACCTTAACGCGTGATGGCGATGGCAATCAGCAGCCAGACATAGCTGGAAAGCTATGCAATGGTTCAGAGACTTACAGAACTTCTAGAACAGAAGTTGCTGGGATAACCTTCAAGAAATTTTAATCTTGACATTTTGGTATAAATTCTTTAGAATTACAAAATGAAAGTTATAAAAGGCGAGCATCTAGAAAAACCCAGAATATTAAACCCCTACTGCTTCTCTGAGTATACGGAGAAGTCTTGCTACTGGGCAGGATTTTTAGCAGCAGATGGTTGTATATCTAATGGATCCTTATATATTTGCTTACATAGTCAAGACTTAGATCATATACAGAAGTTCCAATCCTTTGTAGGATCTAACCATAAAATATCTGTAAATACTGATAAATACGACAGGGCACAGACTGCATTCGTAAATAAGCAAATTAATAAAGATTTACTATATAACTTTAATATCACAGAAAGAAAGACTGAAACTTACGAGCTACCTATTATTCCGGACAAATTCTTTTGGAATTTTGTACGGGGGTACTTTGATGGTGACGGTTGTATATGTGAAAGCTTTAGTAATAAAAACAGTAAGACAGCAACCTTATATACCACTATAGTAGGTAGTTATACTTTAATAGACGAACTATATCCGTTATTAGAGCTAAATGGGACTGTTCAAACCAAAGCTAAAGTTAAGGTTATTAAATATTGTACTAACTCTTCTCGTAGGTTTCTAAGTAACATATACTCAAATTCTACAGAGAATCTTAGGTTGAGCAGAAAGTACAATTACTATTTAGATATTTTGAATAGAGGTATAAAAACTAGATGAAGGTATAGTCCATGCCATAGTGAAAACTATGGAATAACAGTATGTATCAGGCAGGACCAGCTAAGATTGCTTGGCAGATTACAAAAGATTCGGGAGTGAACTGCAACAAGGAACAGGCACAGGAATATATTGACGAGTACTTTAAGAAGTTTAAATCTCTACGTAATTGGATTGACTCCAACAAAGAGTTCATCGGAGAGAAGGGCTATGTTTACAGCCACTTCGGCAGAAAGCGCAGGCTTCCTAACGTATTTTCTAGTGATAGAGGCATCGCGGGACACACGCAGCGTTCTGGAATTAACTTTCTAGTACAGTCTGTTGCGAGCGATATTAACTTGCTAGCTGCTATTGATATGCAGAATTGGCTTAATGCAAATCCAGCCTTTGATGCTCGCATCTTCGCTCTGGTGCACGACTCTATTCTTGCAGAAGTCAGGGAAGATCTAGCCGACGAGTATGGAGAAATTCTAAGAGGCTTCATTCAGGCTGATAGGGGTGTATCTATTCCAGGGTCTCCTATCGGATGCGACTTTGAAGTTGGTCCTGATTACTCATTTGGTAATGACAACGATAATCCAAAAACCAAGTACGAACAGTATGAGGATTATTGGAACTCATCTCATGACGATAACGTACAAGAGCTTATTGCGGCTTAACTACCCTCTGTTCGTGCTACCCAATGATAATTGGTTTAGCACGGACGGAGTACTTTTCCTAGACGATAAAGTACTAGACGAAAGGAATATGCCGGGGGAAACTCTAGGCATACGTCGAATACAGTGCGGTAGATCAGACCTGCAACCTTTGAAGAAAGCTGTGTTCCACCCTTCAGAGATGGTAAATAATCGCCACAAATTTTTTATAGATTCTAAAGGCACGCCCTTAATCTATGAGAAAACTTATAGCAGTAAGTTAAAATGCTATAAGATAAAATCAGTGCAACATAAGGGTGAAGCTTCTTTATTGTGGCTTCATGGTGTTTCTTTTCCTATAACTATACCTAGACCTCCCGGAGAGCTAGCGGCTTACGCTAGAGTCCTTCATCAAGGAAGGCACCCCTGGTTGCTCTATGATTACGTAAGTCACCCCACAAAGGACACTTACAGAAAAGTGTAATGGAGTTAAATGACAAAGAGAAGAAGAGTAGCGAATAAAGTTTCTATGAACCTTGTTAGAGTTGAGGCTCTTACAGATACGCAGGCAGAGATGCTGGAGTGTTCGGGAAATTTGATTGCTCATGGTTCCGCAGGCACCGGAAAAACTTTTCTAGCGACTTATAAGGCATTAGAAGATATAATGATTAAAGACCGATATAGCTCTTTAGTCTATATACGAAGTGCAGTACCTACTCGTAACATGGGATTTCTTCCTGGAACAGACAAAGAGAAGGCAGAAGTATATGAAGCACCTTATAAAGAAATTGCGGCGGATCTATTCAATAGAAACGATGCTTATGACCAGCTGAAGCTAAAAGGTATTATTCGCTTTATGACTACTTCCTTTATTAGAGGTAGCACTCTTAAGGACTGTGTAGTAATCGTTGACGAATGTCAAAATATGAATATGCACGAGCTAGACTCCATTATTACTAGAGTGGGCGATAATTGCAAGATTTATTTCTGTGGTGATATGTTCCAAAATGGAGACCTGGGAAATGAAAAGTCCGGTCTAGGTCCTTTTTATGATATTCTTAAGAATATGAATGAGTTTAACTTCTTCGAGTTCAAGATCAAGGACGTAGTAAGAGGCCCTCTCGTAAAAAGTTATTTAACAGCTAAGTATAAGAATAATGAAAGCGGTACTCAGTAATAGAATATTTATAGAAGCAACCCCTAAGCTCGAAAAAGAGCTTAGGGAGGCTTTAACTTATAAGATTCCTACTTATGGAGATGGGCCGCCTCTTATTATACGAAATCTCTCTACTACCTTTCGAAAGGATATTTTAAGTCTACCCATCGGTAGAACTGACCTCATACCAGAAGACTATGAAGTAGTAGACAAACGTTGTAAGCCTGAGGAGACTTTTCCAGCTTTTAAGTTTGATCTAAGAGAGTCGCAACAGGCTATCTTTGATGATATAGAAGATAATGCGCTCATAAACGCGAAACCTTCTTGGGGTAAGACCTTTACGGGTTGCGCTATTTCAGGCAAATTCGGACTAAAAACTCTAGTTGTAGTGCACACTCTACCTCTAATGCACCAATGGGTAGAAGAAGTTGAGAAGAGTTACGACTTTACTCCAGGAACAATTGGAGGAGGAAAATGTGATTACTCTGCGCCGATCACCATAGGAAATGTCGCGAGTCTTTACACGCGCATGGATGGATTGGGTAAAGAGTTTGGTACAATATTAGTTGATGAGTGCCATCATACACCTAGCAACACTTTTACTAAGATTGTAGATCGTTCATTTGCTCGATATAAGATCGGGCTGTCGGGAACTCTGGAGAGACGAGACGGTAAGCATGTAGTAATTCCTGACTATTTCGGAACTAAGGTATACAAGCCTCCAAAAGAAAATAGTATGCGCCCTATTGTTCACGCAGTGAATACTGGCATAACTTTTCCTTACAGTGGCGGCTGGGCGAATCAGGTCACGCAACTGTGCGACTCTCACTTATATAAGGATTTAATTTCCAACTTAATAAGCCATTACGAGCGCAAGGGTCATAGAGTTCTACTAGTATGTGATCGAGTAGAGTTTCTAGAAGAGTTATCTAAGCGCAATAATACCTCTCTAATTGTAGGAGCAACTAAAGATCGTAAAGGCGAATTTGCTAAGATGGATCGAGGTGAAACTCTTTCTATGAGTGCAACCACTGCTATCTTTAAAGAGGGTATTTCATATAATCCTTTAAGCTGTCTAATTATGGCTACACCTATTAATAACGACCCTCTATTAGAGCAGTTGATAGGAAGAATCGAGCGGCTGCACCCAGATAAGCCTCAGCCAATTGTAGTAGATCCCATATTACGAGGCGCCACTACAGAGCGGCAGTTTAACAATCGAGTTGGCTTTTATATGAAGCATGGATTTGAAATCGAGTACATATAAAATAGTTCTTGACAAATTGGTTTAGGAGTAGTATACTTGTTGTTCTTCAGCTGGCCGAAGATACGGCGATGGGCAGGAAATTCTTCACGTAGAATATTTCTGGCTTTCAAGGCACATGCTACTACTAACATAGCCACAAGTATACGAGACCCTGAATACTCGCTGAAGCAAAAAGATTTCAGCGGAGAGAGCTTTCTCAGAAATCCACATGAACTAATAAATAATTCATTTAGGTGGAAAGTAAAGGAGATAGCTCAATACTTAGGCCTAGCTAGTTTAAGAAGCTACGCCTTATACGCGCTAACTGGAGATAAGACTCTAGACCTCTTTCACTGTAATGTGAGTGAGGACACTATCAATCAAAATAGACTTCTTAAATTAGTAGATCAGAAGATATATTTCTACTATGAAGAAGACATTAATAGGAGAAATAAGATATGGCATTGAAGTTTGGTCAGGCAGTAGGTTCCGCACAGAAGAACAAGGCACCTTCCTTTGAAGTTAAGACGGGCGAGAATAAGGCTCGTATGTACGGCGAACTGCTTGCTCGTTATGTGTACTGGATTAAGGGAACTAATGGTAAGCCAATTCCTTTTGAGTGCCTGGAGTATAACCGAGAGACGGAAAAGTTCGGTGGTACAGGCGAAAAGGATTGGGTAAAGGAATTTTATCCAGATGCTAAGTGTGGGTGGGCTTATGCAATTATGGTTATCGACCCTGCTGACGGTGAGGCTAAGGTCTGGAACCTAAAGAAGAAGCTAACCGAGTCCATTATGTCCCTAGCTAAGGACCCTGAGCTTGGGGATCCTACTGATCCTGATACGGGTTGGGACATTGTCTTCGAAAAGAAGAAGACGGGACCAAATCCAATGAACGTAGCATACGAACTTCTTCAGAGAAAGCTTAAGCAGCGTCCTCTAACCGATGAGGAGCGAGAAACGATTGCTAACGCTAAGACTATTGAAGAGTGGCTTCCACGTCCTACTCCTGAGCAACAGAAGGAGCTGCTGGAGAAGATTAAGAACGGAGCAGAAGAATCCGTTGATGAGGAAGTCGGGGAAGAGTTTGACGTTAAGTAATTGCAAAGGAATAAATGGCAGCTATTTATCTGTTAACTTGCGATAAGAATTTACACTATGTTGGAGTTAGTACAAATCCTAAACATAGAATAACTTCTCATTTGTCTGGTAATGGCAGTCGTCTTGTGAAGGAGGCTCTTTTAATAGGAGCCTCCTTTACTTCGTCTATATTACTAGAAAATGATGATGTAAGATCCTTGTACTTATTAGAGCCGGATTTTATTAAAGACTACAACTCTATTGCTCCTTTTGGGTACAATTTGGATAAGGGAGGCAGCCAAGGTGGCATATCTGTTCGTTTAGGTGAGAAAAATTCGCAGGCAATACTCACAGAGGAAATCGTTCTAGAGATCAGAACAGCATTCTGCTACAATAAAGTACCGCAGGGTGAATTAGCTAAATTGTACGGAGTTAGCAGAGAAAATATATCTGCTATAGTAGTGGGTAAAAGCTGGAAACATGTGGGCGGCCCCAGAAGTCAAATTCGTAAGCCTAGGGCGGTTACTGAACAAGATGAGCTTTTGTTCAAGAAAGCTAGGCTAGAGGGCTTAACTTACCAAGAGATAGCAGACAGATACAACAGAAGTCCTGCTACAATAAGGAAGTACTGTTTAAAATGAATAACCGTATTCTACTGACTGCAGACTGGCATATTAAGATAGGCCAGAAAAGCGTTCCGCCTGAGTGGGCAAAGAGCAGATATAAACAATTTTTCGAACAATTACACGCCGTAGAAAGTTTATGCAGCCTGCATATAATTGCAGGAGATGTATTTGATAAACTACCTAACATGGATGAACTAGAGGTATATTTTGACTATGTTAGAGAAGCTAAAACTAGAGTTTTAATTACAACCGGCAATCATGAAGCAACTAAAAAAGGTAAAAGCTTTTTTACAGCTTTAAAAACCGCTACAAATGCGATTAATCCGCTCGTCACTGTTATTGATGAGATATACGAAGAAGATAGCTTTACTATCGTGCCTTATGAGTTTATTCATAAGAAGGGTGTCTGGGATGAATTGGATAAATCCAAGGCACTCTTTAGCCACATTAGAGGTGAGATTGAGCCGCACGTAAAGCCGGAGATTGATCTTAACCTTATTGCAGATTTCCCCATTGTATTTCTAGGGGATCTGCATAGCCACAGCAACTGCCAACGTAACCTTGTATACCCAGGGTCGCCCATGGTTACTAGCTTTCATCGTCATAAAGTGGATACCGGATACATTCTTATTGACGAAGCAGATCTTACTAAGTGGACTTGGCATAAGTTTGATCTACCACAACTTATTCGTAAAACCGTAAGTGACCCTAGCGAGATGGTACCTACTTTTCCGGATCATACCGTATATGAGTTAGAGGGTAGCGTAGTTGATCTTAGCGGAGTTAAGAACTCCGATCTGCTTGATAAGAAGATCGTAAAGCGAAGTTCAGACGTATCTCTAGTGCTAAAGAATGGGATGAGTATAGAGGAGGAGCTAATAGAGTACTGGATGTACGTGTTAGATTTACCCGAGGCTCAGATTAAAGAAGGAGTGAGAGTATTTAATGATTACTCTAAAAAAGCTAAAGTGGGGTAACTTATTTAGTTACGGCGATAATAACGAGATAGACTTTACACAAGATACGCTAACTCAGATTCTCGGAGTCAATGGCAATGGAAAATCTTCTATTGCTCTTATTCTAGAGGAGGCTCTATACAATAAGAATTCTAAGGGAATCAAAAAGGCTGATATTCCTAATCGGCATACTGATAGTGGATACTGGCTAGAGCTTTCTTTTGGCAAGGACGAAGACGACTATCTAGTAAGACTAGATCGAAAGTCTAGTATCAAAATTAAGCTATTTAAGAACGAAGAAGATATTTCTAGTCACACCGCCACTGCTACTTTTAAGCAAATAGAAGACATTATGGAGATTGACTTCAAGATGTTTTCTCAACTTGTATACCAGAACACTAACAGTAGCTTGCAGTTCCTGGTAGCTACAGATACAAATAGGAAACGATTTCTAATTGATCTTTTAAAGCTGGATGAGTATGTAGCTTTCTTCGAGCTATTTAAAGATACAGTAAAAGAACATGCTAACAACGTAGCTAAGATTCAGGGTAAGGTCGAGACCGTAGACCAGTGGCTAAATCAGAATAAACTTTCATCTATAGAGGAAATGGAAGTTCTAGACACAGATGGGTATGAGACTTACGAAGAAGAAAGAGAAATTGCTCGAATCTCGTTAGAGATCGCTAACATTGACAAGACTAACCGAGCGATTGCCAATAACTGCAAGTATAAGGAACTTCTCAAAAAGATAAATATTGAGGAGATTCAAGCTATTCAAGTAGAACCTACTAAGTCTTACGACGATGAGCAATCTGAGCTAGGAGGTCTTACATCAGAGCGTACTAGAAAACTTGCGTACATTAAGAAGATTGAGGGGCTAGGAGATACCTGTCCTACCTGTGAACAGACTGTAACTCCTGAGTTTAAAACGGGCTTAGTAGCGGATGAGAAGGCTGAAGTAGTTCAGCTTGATGCAAAGATCGCAGATATTAAGGCTGCTATTGAGAGTATTAAAGCTAACAATACTCGCTATTTGCATAAGAAGGAGAAGATTAAAGAGTGGGAGGAACTTTACGCTTCCATCAACAACTCTCTGCCTAGCGAGCCGATTACGAAAGATGACCTAGAAGGAGAGCTGACCAACCTCGGTCTTAAAGTGTCTAATACTAAAGAAAAGCTGAGAGCCGTAATGGCGCAGAACCAGATTGCTGCTAAACACAACAGTAAGATTTCTGTTGTGTTAGAGCAGTCGGAGCAGTTTCAAAAGGAGTTGGAGACTTACTCTGAGCAGCTAGAGACTGAGAAGAAAAACCTAGCGACGTTGGAGTTGTTGAAGAAGTCTTTTAGCACTAGTGGTCTTATTGCCTATAAGATTGAGAACCAGGTAAAGGAGTTAGAGGAGCTTGCTAACGAGTATCTGGCTGAATTATCTGATGGTAAGTTCACTATCGAGTTCTCTGTGGATAGTGACAAGCTGAATGTCATTATTACTGATGAAGGTCGTCAGGTTGAGATTCAAGCTTTATCTTCTGGAGAGTTGGCGCGAGTTAACACGTCTACGTTGTTGGCTTTGCGCAAACTGATGAACTCTATCTCCAAGTCTAAGATCAACGTATTGTTTCTGGACGAGGTCGTCAGCGTTCTAGATGATCCGGGTAAGGAAAAGCTTGTAGAGGTACTTCTGAAGGAGGATCTAAATACATTTATCGTAAGTCACGGATGGCAACACCCACTGCTAGCTAAGCTAGAAATTGTGAAGGAGGACAATGTATCTAGGATTGAACGTGAATGAGGAGCAGCTTTGGCTTCCTCTTGATTATACTCAGCCAGATTACAAGCCTAAATACTTTGGAAACTGCTGTAGCAGGGAGAATATAGCAGATGAAAGTAGAGAACGAACTCTTACTAACGGAAGAATCGAGCTTCAATGAATTTGTTGGAGCTTTGGAGAAGACATGGTTAACTCAAGAGCCAAGGGAGCACGCGGAGAGTCTAATGTACGAGATTTACTTGTCTCGATTACGGGACTACCATTTGAGCGAACCCCTGGTAGCGGATGTGGAGCAATTAAAGGAGACCTTCATATTCCCGGAAAACGAAATAGATTCTGCATAGAAGTAAAGAATTATGCAGAGTCTCCGTTGACCGATAAGATTTTCACTAACAAGACTAATAATCTGATTGTGTGGTGGACTAAATTAAAACAACAGGCAAAAGCCTGCAAGCAGAAGCCCCTCTTAATCTTTAAGTATAATAGATCTAAGCTCTACGTCGGAACAGAAGAAAAACCAGCATTGGTTGATAAATTTCTTTACATTTCGTGGTTAGACTGCTATATTATGTTAATGGATGACTGGCTTCAGAAAGAGAGTATTGAGTGGGTTACGTAGTCTACTTACTACTGTTTTATGAGAATAACATGTATATAGGCTTAACTAACAATCTTGAAAGAAGAGTTAGAGAGCATCAAGTAACTTTCAAAGATTATTTTGAGGTTCATATATTAAAAGCTGGTTTATCACGAGGTGAAGCATCTAAGTTAGAAACTGAATTAATTGATGAATATAGACTCACATACAAATGTAAGTTATTAAATAAAGCTAATAAAGGTATTGCGCCTACAGGAGTTTCCGGGTCTGAGCATCCCCAAAGTAAACTTACATTGGATAGTGTACTGAAGTTGAGAACTTTATGGGTAACTTCTAAAGGGACTTTAAAACTTAAAGACTTGGCTCAGCAATTTAATGTTTCTACCACTTGTATACATAATGTGCTGAATAATAAGAGTTATATAGACCCTAACTATACTCCACCAAAAACTCCAAGTACCCGGCTCAGTAAGCTATCATTTGAAGACATTTTACACTTGAGAACAGAGTATAAAAATAATAAACCAACTTTAAAGAGTTTAGGTGCTCAATATGGTATAACAGGAGCATACGTTGGTAGACTTATTGCTGGAAAAGCGTTACCTCATGCTCCAGGCCCTATAAAAGGAAAGGATTATTAATGGCTAGTTTTAAGACAAACCTGCCTCACGACAATGTTCTTATTGTTGACGCTATGAATTTAGCTTTTAGATTTCGCCCATATAAGCCTAGCGAGGTTGTGGGTAAGTTCGCGGATGAATTTGTAGCAACCATCGAGTCACTGGCTCGTTCCTATGATGCCGGACAGATTATTGTTTGTGCCGACATGAAGGGCAGTAGGTACCGTCGAGAACTGTACCCAGACTATAAAGCAAATCGTAAAGAACTAGCAGAGGCTCAAAGCGAGGCAGAGAAGCTTCAGTCTCAAGCATTTTTTGCGGAATATGAGCGATGCTTGGAAGTAGCAGATAAGCGGCATCTAGTTCTTCGCTATGAAGGCGTGGAAGCTGATGATCTGGCGGCGTATCTAGTAACTCGCAGACGTGATTTCGGTTTTAATCAAATATGGCTTATCAGTTCTGACCGAGACTGGGATCTCCTAGTTAAGGACGACGTTAGTCGGTTTAGTACGGTAACTCGTAAGGAGATTACAGTTGACAACTGGCCTCACGAGGTTCCACCTGAACAGTATCTATGCTATAAGTGCTTAATGGGAGATAAGGGTGACAACATTCCGGGAGTGCCAAAGGTCGGCCCTAAGACAGCTGCGAAACTTCTTGCTGAGCACGGCTCAAGTTTCGATATTGCCGACTCCCTACCTCTACCAGGTAAGTACGTCTATATCCAAAACCTAAACGCATTTGGTAAGGAAGGCATCTTCCTTAATCACGAGCTTATGGATCTAGAAACGTATTGCGAAGAGGCAATCGGAGCTGATAACGTGCGTGATATAGGTATGCGACTAATGCTCAATGAGCGTAATATGACGGATTTTAAATCCTCAAGTAATTAAGGAGAAATATGCAATTAGACTATAGTAGAGACGCTTCTCTTTCTAAGTTTAGCATAGAAACATTGAAGGACAGATACATGGTTCCGGGCGAGACGTCCCCTCAGGACGTATTTGCCCGAGCTGCTAGAACTTTCGCTGATGATGACGCTCACGCACAGCGTCTGTATAACTATATTAGCAAGCTTTGGTTTATGCCGGCTACCCCTATTCTTTCTAACGGAGGAACGAAGCGGGGACTTCCAATTAGCTGCTTTCTAAACTATGTTCCTGATAGTAGAAAAGGAATTACAGACCACTATACTGAAAATGCTTTTCTATCTAGTGCGGGCGGGGGCATTGGAACTTATTGGGGAGACGTAAGAAGTTCAGGTACTAATACGAGTGGGGGCTCACAGAGCACAGGAGTTATTCCTTTCGTGAAGGTAGTAGACTCTGAAATGCTTGCTTTCTCTCAAGGTATTACTCGTAGAGGAAGTGCTGCGGTTTATCTAGATATGTCTCATCCAGAAATCGAAGAGTTCCTAGATATTCGTAAGCCTACAGGGGGAGACATTAGTAGAAAGTCTCTCAATCTGCACCACGGAGTGCTAGTTACAGATAAGTTCATGGAACTTATTGAGAGAGCAACACTAGAACCGGGCTTTGATGATAGCTGGCCTCTAATTGATCCTCACACAAATCAGGTTGTTAAGACTGTTCCAGCTAAGGTTCTGTGGATCAAGTTAATGCAGAATCGCATGGAGCAAGGTGAGCCTTATATTATCTACATTGATGCTCTGCAAAGAGCACTTCCAGATTTTCAAAAGAAGTTAGGTCTTAAGGTACATCATAGCAATCTATGCGTAGAAATTACTCTTCCTACGAATGAAGACAGAACAGCAGTATGCTGCTTGTCTAGTCTTAACCTGGAAGAGTTCGATCAATGGCATGACGTTCCCGAATTTATTCCTGACGTTATGAGAATGCTCGATAACGTTCTCACTTACTTCATTGAGAATGCTCCGGATGAACTCTCTAAGGCAGTATATAGTGCTCAGAGGGAGAGAAGCGTTGGTCTAGGTACTATGGGCTTCCACGCTTATCTACAGCGCCATGATATTCCTTTTGAGAGCACTCTAGCAATGAGTGCCAATATGCGAATGTTTAAGCATATTAGTAGTCAGGCAAATCAAGCATCTTATGATCTTGCTGTTGAGCGAGGTGCGTGTCCAGATGCTGCCGAGTTTGGAATCATGGAGCGTTTCGCACATAAGATGGCAATTGCGCCGAACGCTTCCAGCTCTATTATCTGTGGTAACACGTCACCCTCCATCGAGCCTTACAGAGCCAACTGCTTCAATCAGAAAACTAAATCCGGTACAAGCATGCTTCATAACGAGTACCTAGAGCATCATCTAGATGAGTTAGGTATGAATCACAAGGAAGTCTGGGACAGCATTATGGCCCATAAGGGCAGTGTGCAGCATCTAGAGTTTCTAGATGACCATACTAAGGCTGTATTTAAGACCGCAGATGAAATAGATCAGAGATGGATTATTGAGCACGCTGCATACAGGCAGCAATATATCTGTCAGTCTCAGTCCTTAAATCTTTTCTTCGCTCCAAATGTAAGCAAGCATGAGCTTCATGATGTGCATATGCTAGCGTGGAAGAAAGGGGTAAAAACTCTATATTATCTACGTTCAGATTCAACACTCAAAACTGAGAACATCAATGAAGCGGTAGAGCGACATGAGTTCAAGTTTAGTTTTGCTGATAATGACGAATGTTTAGCTTGTGAGGGATAATATGCAAAAATATGAACTAAACTCTCCTATTTTTCAGGAGAGAAACTACTACAAGCCTTTTGACTATCCGTGGGCATTTGAGTATTTCAAGAAGCAAAACCATGCTCACTGGATGGAAGAAGAGTTAAACTTCGCTGATGACGTTAGAGACTATAATGAAAAGCTAACTCCTGGAAATCAGAATCTTATTAAGAATATTCTAAAGTTCTTTACACAAGCCGACGTAGGGGTAGCAGGAGGTTACTACGACCATTACCTGCCAATCTTTAAGAAACCAGAACTGAGACAGATGATGGGAACTTTTGCTGCTATGGAAGGCACTCATATGAGCGCCTATAGCGCGCTCGTAGATACTTTAGGGCTTCCTGATGATACCTACCAGATGTTCCTTCAGTACAAGTCTATGGTAGATAAGCACGACTACTTAAGCGACTTTGGAACCGAGGACCTCTTAGAGCTCGCTAAGACGATCGCTGTATTCAGTGCCTTTACCGAAGGTGTGCAGCTATTTGCAAGTTTTGCTATTCTACTGAACTTTCAGCGTCACAATCTCATGAAGAATATGGGGCAGGTTGTTGCTTGGTCTATTAGAGACGAGACTTTGCACGTAGAAGGCATGACTAAGGTTTTTCGTACTATGGTTGAGGAAAATCCTCATATCTGGACGGATGAACTTAAGTATGAAATCTATTGTGCAGCAGAACGAGTAGTAGAGCTAGAAGACGCTTTTATTGACACTTGTTTTGAAGGTGCTGATCTAGAGAATCTCGATATTACTCCTGGCGAAGTTAAGGCGTACATTAGAGAAATTGCTGATAGACGGCTTCTTGCTCTAGGCCTTAAATCTATATTTCACAGTAAGCCCGGTAATCTGCCTTGGCTTCCGGCACTTCTAAACGGAGTAGAACACGTTAACTTCTTCGAGAACCGTGCCACGGCGTATAGTCGTGCTAGCACAACCGGAAACTGGAAAGACATCTTTAAGTCATAAAAATAGCCGCTACGATTTCTCGTAGCGGCTTTTATTTTATCTTAAACGATTTCTGTAAGCTTTAGCAAGCTTTTCATCATATTTATTTTCTTTATAAGCAGGGCCATTATAACCTTTTGCAAAAGCCGCCCAATTACCTGCTTGTAAATGACGATCTAACTTATTTGCAATAACGAAGTTTACAAAGGCTCTAAGTTGCTCACCCTCACTTCTAGACTGAGCGTATACAAAATCCCACGGATTACTAAAGCCACAGACTCTGTAGTTTGCTCCGAGAATCTGAAAACCTCCATAGCTTGCAGAAGAAAGTCCGGCATCTACATCTAAACCTGTAGCTAATAGTAATTGATTCCATCTTCCTTCCTGACTTCCAGGGTAAAGCTTTCGATTCCACGATCTAGATGATATAGAAGGATAAGCTCTATCAAACCTATGCTTAGTCAGTCTACTGAATATATGAGGTTCGAATAAGATGGCCGGTCTTCCATCAATAAAGGGACGAGAAGCAGCCTCTACATCCCATACAGCCCAAATTTTAGCGGAGTCTACCTTAAGCTTAGAAGCAGCTTCTGCAATATCCACACTTCTTAAAGCATCATCAGTTCCGTCAGTTAGGCAAGTTAGCAGAGCGCTTCGAGTCTTTGGCCCGTAATCTCCATCAAGTACAAGTGAATAGCCTAAATTATTCAGTATCGTCTGTAGGTCTAAAACTGTCACTTCTATCCTTTCTAACCTCTCTATTAATAAATCTTACTAAATTCATAGTAGTATCTGTTTGAACTATCACGCTTTCGTTGAGTTCATTTACAGCATCTTTGAGGTCTTGAGCCAGCCTGTGACTCTTTTTAGTGTCTCTGCCAGTCTCATCCTGATGTTCTCTTACAGCATCAATTAGGTCTTTAAGAGTACGATCACTGACAAAACTAGCAGAGACTACACTATTTGTATTAATTGATCCAGGCTTATCTTGTGTCTTGACGTACTTCCATACACCTGCAAGACCTGTTCCTACGGCTACTACTATGTAGAGAACCGCCTGCGCCCAGATAGGTAGACTAGTAGGATCCATTATATCTTATTTTTACCCCTAGCTGCCAGATCTGCCAGCTTAGCATCCCCTGCACAGAACCAGAGAGAGATTATATCTAATACTAAGGCAGCAAAATATAAAGCATTAATGGGGGATAGCCAAGCTAGTCCTAGAGCCGCTATAAGTAACTTGCCCCATAACATAGCTCCTAAAAAACAGCCTACTGCTCTTATATGTGCAGAAGGTCTCCAAGCCCCATTAATTACTAGAAAGCAAAGCCTTACTAAACCTGTGACGAGTGCGGTAATACCCCATTCAAGCTGGCCCATAACTAACAGCATAGGATAGTAAAAAGGCTGGGTTATAAAGAGATCGGGAGAGCCTAAAGTTATTAGGCCCCACCCAACCATCGCAGCAGAGAGAATCCACTCAGGCATTCTCTCTCGAAAAGTTTCCTTAAATCTGACTACTATCAAGGAACACCAGCAGGATTTAGTATAGAGTCTATACTAGCTTTAAGGTAGCCTAGTTGACTAGTAGTACCTTGAATCTGACTAATAGACGAATCAATAGTGCTTCTGATATTTGTATTTGCTCTTCCGGCCGAAGGCATAGGTTCTTTAAGCATGTTAATTTCAGAAGTTTTAGAGGACAAATAGTCGCACAACTCATCAATATGCACCTTAACTTGCTTAAGTACTTGAAGCTCCTTGGTTTCTACCAGTTCGAGTGCTGCCCTGTAATCATCGTTATTAATTTCCGTCATAAAATCTCCTTACCATATACCTAATCTAACTCGTAATCTATTTGCGTCATAGACTCTAAGCTGATTACTTTCCAATTCTAGTCTTGCACCCGAAGATGCGGTTCGTAATAAACCTATATTTGCTGTTAGAGCACTAAGACTAGCGACACTTAACTTATTGGCTGTAATAGATCCTGTGGTAATTCTATCGCCATTGATAATAGTACCGCCATGATTGATGACTAGGTTAGTTCCACCCCACCATGAACCGAGGTGTATTGAATTAGCTACATCAGGATAGTCTCCTTGAATAGCTCTAATAAACCCTTCTCCTGGGTACCATACATAGAAATTATGGGCTGGTAGTCCTCCATTATTTCCCGCCGCTATAGGTTGAGTTACTACATTACCATTATCACCTGTATAGTAGATATAACCATTACTCCAATAAACCCAACCATTAGAGGGATTATACTCAAAGTTAATTCCAATTACACCTATATTACGAGCACCAATAGTAAGTTTGTTTGCGGTAATAGTATTAGCAGCGATCTTTCCACCATTAATGTCCGTAGAGTCACCGCCCGCTTTCCAATCAAAGAGAGTAGTACTGCCTGCGATACGAATACGTCCAGGGTCAATTATTGTAGAGCCTTGGTTAATTCGTGTTGCTGGATCTTGAGCTCCTGTAGCCGCATTATTAGCAACCGTTTGCGCTTCTGTATTTCCTACGTTGGTACCTGCAGGAGCACCTACAGTAGCGTTATTTTGTGGTTTACCAGTACCTGAGACACCGGACCATGTAGCTGTAGTGCCTAACGAAGCTATAGTAGTACCTGGACCGCCTACGCGTATGGTACTAGCTAAAATAGAATCGGCCTTGATGGCGGACGCGTCTAAAGTTCCTACGGTTATGCGATCTCCGTTCAGAGTTCCTACGGTAATATGATTTGTAGTAATTGCACCGTTTTGTATTAAGGTACCCGGGATTACTTCTTCTATTCTAACATCTTGGAATTGGTGTACTCGTGTTCCTGTTCCGTATGCTCCTATAATTAGCGGAAACATACGTCTAGCCTGAGCGGGAAAAGGCTTGCTAGTACCTGATCCAAAAGTACCTATAACTTGAGTCCATTCAGAACCTATCACAGTACCTGTAGCTGCATAGTACCAAAAGGTCCCATCTCCCGTTATATTCACCCCATTAGCATCCAATAGACCCACACCTAGATATACGCCTTGGTCTCCTGTACCTGAAGCTGTTCTAGCCCAGGCTTTAAATCTGTAGGTTTTTTGAGGGTCTAGAGGACTTGTAGTACCTATAGCACCCCCCTCTCTCTCGGATACTTGATATGCGGTGTTACCTGCCTTACCGTCAGCTACAAATACAATATTTCCCAAGGCTCTATCAAACCTCCAAGGGTTCCAAGCAGAACTATCTGAAAATCCTGGATCTCTGTTTAAAGCCGACCCAGCCTCTTGTACTGCTAGAGCCTTTGCAGTAATTGCATTGGCAGCAATTTGATCTGCGCCTATTGTACCTGATTGGATTTCATTAGCTGTAATTGACTTAGCAACAAGTCTATTTGCGTTCACGGTTCCCGTAAGAATACGATCACCGTTAATTATAGTACTTACACCTGCGTATAATACTAGATCCGATCCGCCGTTCCAGCGCGCTATCTTGATATGATTAGGGTCTTGCAGGTAGCTCATATCTGTGGTAGCGTCTAGATAGCCCCGACCCGGCACATATAGAAATAACGTTCCATAAGCCCAATCTCCGCCTGCTGCAACAACGGAGTGTGTAGTTTGGGTACCATCATTATTAACTACTGTAATTTGACCCGCGTCCCATACTACGCCGGTTCTATCTGCATTTACGCGAATGTTTAAACCTGCTACAGAGATGGGTCTATTCGCGACGACGAGTTTATTAGTTGATACAGCGTTTGCAGCAATCTTTTCTGCGGTTACTGCATACATTCCTAGCTTTTCTGCCGTAACAGCGCTATTTACTAATTTTTCTGTAGTAATGCTGTTATTTTCTACATCAGCACTAGTAGCACTTACCCACGCACCGTTATAATACCTGTATAACTCACCGTCCGCTTTGTTGAAAACAATAGTCGGTCCGTTATAATTTAAAGGCGAAGGTAAAGTATCAACTCTCTTAATGGGTTGAACATCAGGAGTAAAGTCATTTACGTCGATACCTGCTACAGTGGTAAAGCTATGTCTTGCTGTTACAGCAGATCCATTACCTGAAGTATCAAATGTTTGAGCAGTAACTTTATATGCTGTGGCTCTAGCAAGCCCAGTCCAGATCATTGAGCCTCCACCTTTCGCAGCATTTACTCTTCGAGAATCAATCCTTACATCAGAGGAGTTATACAGTACAATTTCAGTAAAAGCAAGATCAGATTCAGGTCCATTATTCCACACTATTTCAGCAGTATTATAGCTTGCTTTTACTTCTATTATAGTAGGGTTAGAGGGTGGCGTTAAATCACGGGCACTAACTATAGTAACTTCATCTGAAAACCCGCCTTTGTTACCTGCGTTATCTACAGCGCGAACCTGAACTTTATAAGTCTGGTTGGGAGCGACCCTTATAGTATATAAATTAGAACCAGCGGTAAATATCACAGGCTCTAAAGAAGCTCCTTCTTTCACAGCTACTTCATAGTATGCCACGTCATCAGCAGTAGAAGCAGTCCATCTAGACTGAAGAGTTACTACGAAGCTTCCATCTGGATAAAAGTCAATGAATGAGTTAAGTACTACTCCAATTGTCTTAGGCGGAGGTGTAGTGTCTCCGAACCCACCTGCTTCAATTATCTCAACTCTATCTTTTATATTCTTTACATCGTCTTTGACGATAGTAAAATCTCCGCTAGGTACAACGGCTTTAGTAGTGCCTTTGACACCACTTGGGCCGTCTACTATTGGAGGATAGAAAGGGGAGTAGTACGTTTTACTCATTGTGCTTGAATTACCTTATGTCTTACCCAGTAGTACTTTACTACTCTGCTGTCTATTCCACCAAACACATCTACATAGGTGTTAGTAGGGATAGATATTGTTGCAATAAGATTCGCTGTTAACATATATACTTCTAGAGAAGTACCATCGGACAAGCCCTTTATCGGCCCATCCTTACTGTCACTCACAGTAAAAGAGTTATCTGACGTTATCTCTTTTATATAGTAAGCCCTATTAGCTACTAAACCATTAGATGTACTACTGGAGGTTATTAGCTCCCCCACTCTTAAGCCATGTGGCTCACTAGTAGTTATAGTATTTCCGCTAATAGATACCGCCTTAACGTATAGGTAAGGTGAGTAAGAGCTGTATAGTTCTGTAGACATGTTTCGAGTGTTAGCTTGTGGATTATTCTCCCAACGCACTTCTACTGCTGAGGTAGTCTCGGTTCCCGCATCTTGACTAGTAGCAGTTAGATTAGTAGGAGACCCAATAGGCGTTACAGCTCCTAGATTAGAAGCTAACCCGGAGGCTGCTTGCTTACTTATATTGCTGAGTCCGTAGAAGCTATCATCATACTCTTCTGCTACAATATCTACGGAAGAATCTACCTGATGAGTTAAAGTAGTAATTCTAAACTTCTTATCAAGCCATCCATAGCGTTCGTTCTGAAGCTGAAATACTCTACCTGCCAACATTAAGGCACCGCGAGGGGCCATGTTGAAGCTAATAGTTAACCCATAGCGAGATTTATTTAGATATTTATCAGCTAAGAGTCGAGTATTGTAATAGTTAGTAATGCCTGGAACAGTTAAGTTACCCTTCTTTTGAACACCCTTGTCTATCTTTTGATAAACAGAGTTAAAGAAGCTGATATTACGAGATTCGAACTTATTCGCAGGATCAGCGTACGCCGCCGTTAGGGCATTAAAAGAAGACCTGACCCCTTCGTCAGTTATGCGAATTTTACCTATTATATGATCTGAGGTAACATTGTATACCTCTTCTTCCGTCCTTTCTATAAGCCCTACGGGCTCTTCAACTTCTAGATCATACTTACCGTTAGTGTATCTAAGCACACCGCCAAAATGCTCAAGGAAGCTATTAACGTTATCGAATAGAGGCAGAGAGGTATCAATACCTATATTCGTTTGGTGCTTGGTAACATAGCGTTGGCTAAATTCATCCCATCCTAGGTATCTCCAATAATCTACACCATCACAATCATAAAGAGAATAGCCAGGAATTATAGTGCCATCCTTCATTGCTCTTACCGGATTACCGTCAGTAACGAGAGACAACACCGCAGGAGTAGAACCAGTTCTAGACAGTTGAAGACTGGTTACTCTTTCTAATCCTTCTACTGTACCAGATACGTGAATAGGCTTATTCGCCTTAACACCAGCAGTTACGACTCGGTATAAGCTATTATCCGAGTATACTAGTTCTCCTAACTTGTAAGACTTCCAGCTATTCCATTTGTTGGTAAGCTTACCTAAGACATTAGTAAACTCTACGAAGCCGCCCTCACTACCTACAACGCTGCCCTGCCAGAGCAGTCGTCCTTCAGCGGGATAACGATATACGTCTCCCTCAGTAACAGAAGAGTCACTAGCTAATTGAACTGTAACATTTGATTGTTGATCGCACGTACGCGCAGACTCTAGCCATGTACTAAGGTTTAGATCTTCATGAGGATCTAAACCTCTACCATAAGTCGTAGAGCAGATATAGTTCATTAGCTGCATAGCTGGATTTATAGAGACTCTGCTATCTGCATATGCAGGAGTAAGACTAATTTCATCTCCATTTTTAGGATGGAGACCATAGTCCCAGAGCTCATCAATGGTTGCAACTCTGCTCGCTCCATTGTACGAAATTACTCTCTTAGTCTGGGAAGTCTTTGTGCCTCTTACCGGGTCAATCCTAGTCAGCGTAATATCGTAGTTGTTATAGAATCCATCCGCTGTAGAAGCAGTAGTGGGAAGCGTAATTACATTACGTCTGACTAAGTACTTACCTACAAGACTAGAAGCGTTGCTGCCTGCCAGTTGCCACGAATAATTTGTAGTTAAAGTAGAGCTAGTTATACTACCTACTAGTACAGCTGATTCAAAGTATGGATCAGTTACAGGACTACCATCTGCCTCTACTACTGAAAATACGCTGGAGTCTTCTGCCGGGTCGCCTCCTATAGTAAGTGCAGGATTTGGAGCAAAATTAAATTGCACAAAGCCATTTGAGTTACTTACACTAGTAATAGGTGTAAGCCATTCGATCGAATTTGATCCTTCTGCCTCTTTATGATTATACGTAAACATGGTCCAAGTCTTAGAATCTTTTACCATTCTAAACTTAGTTAGAGTAGGAACTCCATTTACGTAACCCAAAGGAGGGTCTATACTAAATCTAAACCGTGTGTTTAGAGTCTTGTCTTTATTACTAAATGTCCATTTGTCTATAATTTGAACAGAGTTCAAGAGTACAGAACCGTCGTCTCGTTGGAGGGTGACGAAGTCGCCTAACTGGAAGTCTTCTGAGGATTCTCCTACTGCTTTTGGATAGTGAGAGTAGCTTTTATCGTAGTTAAAGCAGTCAATTAGCTTGCCTCGAACAATAAACTCTAACGATGGAATAGTGGTCTCACCTTCTTCCACCTTGTACTTAACTACTACGTACGCAGTATCCATTAGACGATGGTTAGGTCCCCAATAATCTGCAGTATCCTTACCATTCCAGTAGTCATTTTGAATCTTAAAGCCATTACTCTTAGCAATGGACACAAGAGATGAAGCCGCTTTCTGCCCCGGTTTTCCCGAGAAGAAGTCGATTACAATGTTTTGTGGCGATGTTAAAGCAATACTCTCTCCGTCAACCACACCTGCGCCGGAATTGTTTACAGTAGTTACTGCGGGTTCCACATATGGCTGATAGTTTTGAATTTGGTTAAGGTCATAACGAAGAAGTCCTGCTCTAACCACTTCAGTTCTGTTGCTGTAGTAGAAATCATAAAAAGGAACTTTAGTATTAGGTGCTGTAGATACAGTACCTCCTAGTACGTCTCCTCTATCTGCTCTACCTCTACAGATTAGATTAACTGTATCTTCATCTGTTTGAGTACTGCGAGCATCGAAGTCAGCCTTATTGCTGCAGATCAGTGAGTTACCATCAATAATAGCATCATACAGTCCCGCAATCTCACCTTCACTTAGAGCATATACTACATATACAGTGGAGCTATCATTATTGAGTGTATCTGCAAATATAGGCGTACCTAATGTATTTCTTACGCCATAAATAACTGGGATACTCTTCGACTGAAGTTGGAAGTCCAGTTCTGTACTTCTTTCTTCAGTGGCTAAGTATTTTCTTACTTTAACCTTGGTTCCAATGCCTAGGAATCCTTTCTTTACTTTAACGTCTTGCTTCTCTACCTGCACCGAGTACTTAGCTAGAAGATTAACTGACGTCTCAGAATGAGAAAATCCCTTATCATAAGCGTATGATACTTTCAAAGCTGACCGAGGTTGAGGTACTCCGTTCTGGTCTAAAGCTCTATGAAAGTCATCCGAAGTTATTCTACCCTTTACTTGAGAGAAGTCGCCCCAATGACTAGTAAGATTCCATGTTACTGTTAAAGCTGTATCGTCATCATCGAAACCTACGCCGGAGATAATACCCTTAAATAAGAGAAAGGGTTCTCCAACCAACCTACCTTCTTGAAAATACGCTTTGTAGATGAAGACTTCTCTATTTACGAAAGAAGCATAGTTGTCGTCATTTTTATCAAGAAGTATGCTTACTACTTCTTCGGACGCAAGAGCTAATTCCAAGTTCAGTCTAGGGGAGACGACTAAATCATCGTCTATTCGTCTCACTCTGATCTTATCTGCGGCTCTAAATCTATAAATATTTACTGTAGCCTCAACACTTCCTGATAAGGCTATCTTATCGTTTTCTCTAAAGCCAGCCTCGACTAAATCTACCCCCGGAACTCTAATGTCCCAAGTTATCTCGTCTACCTGCTCTATTGATGCGTTAGAAGACTTAGCATATGCCCCTAATCCATTGCCGTCTAGGACGAGCGAGTAGGAACTAGCTTTTGCTACTACATCTTCAGATACGGCCGAGACTTTGAGAACCTTGTTAGCAACATAAACTTTAGGCCCATTAAAGTTTCCAGAAGAGTCCTTGCTTGCGTCATCAAAGGTGACTTCTCTAGAAGCATCAGTTATGTAAGTATAGCGCTGAGGATCAGTGCCCCCAGCTCTAGAAGGTCTTTCGAACTTCACCAGGTGGGCATACTGAAACTCTTCTCCGCTAAGTAGCAGATCTTTAACCTCGGGATGAATATTACGTTCTTGCATCATTGGACCTAAGTATAGCAACTACCGTACCAAAAAGTCAAGCTAAAATTTTATTTAGGCTTGAATTTCTTCGCATTGTAGACTGAAGCTAATTCGCCCATCTTCGTCAATAGAATGTTCATGTACATCTGACGTTCGACGGACTCTAAACTTCGGGTTAAAATTAATTATGGAGCCTTGTGTTGTAGTTCTTTGCAGCGGAGGGAAAAAGTGTACTCTAACTTCATTAGTTGCAGGTCTCACTGTTCCCGCTTGGTACGTTACACTAGTCTCTACTCTAGTTACTTTGTAGACTTTTTGGTGATTAAAATCTTCGGAGTCCTCTAAGGAGAACATGTCGCCCGGCTTCGGAGTATTAGTTCCTGTAAAGCTTCCCGAGCCTGTCATATATAGACTAGATCTTCCTGACTCTATAGAGCCTTCGAAATCCTCACCATAAACCGTTAGCTCTTGATTAGCTACACTAACTGCAAAAGCAGGGCTTTTAGGTCGAGAGTATTGCGGAAGAGCTACATAGAAGACTTTTCTTTTACCCCTTTCCAGTAGAAAAGTATCCACTGGATCAAACTGATCTCGGAGTAAAGGATTGTATGAGATACCGAACTCCCAGTACTGTAAGCCTTGATCTGCAGAAATACCTCTACCACTATTAGTTCTGGAGGTTTGAGTAGATTCTACAGACTTAAAGTTAACGGCTTTGAAGCCCGGTCCTGGGAGACCAGACGCTGTCTGATCTCCCGCCTCGCCTATAGGAAAATTAGGATCTGGTAATATATTGGAAAACTGATTAAATACTGCCATTATAGTTTCGATCCTGTACTGTTAGGTCTGCTGTAGTTAGCGGTGTTTACGTCCTCCATAAAGGTAGCACCATTAGCATTTGCAGCTTCTCTAAGCATGGAGATTATGTTACCTCTCTGGTTTAGAAGAATATCCTCTACTCCAGAAGAATCTAGCGTAGAGATTTGGAAGGTTGCGTTTATCTGCTTAGCTTCCGAAGCCTTATCCGCAGGAGTGACCGTTAGCGGTACCTTAGGCACTGCAGGTTCTGGTCCCTTCTCTCCGAACATGAATCGAGCGGGCCCATAACCTCTTGGAACATCTCCTCCATAAGCGGATCCAATTACAGAATAATTGGAAGCATTGTTTCCATACCCTTGAGAGCCTCTAAGATATCCCAGTTCTCCTCCTACGTTAGTATTTTGTCGTGCTAGATCGACGCTATCGCCTCTCTTGCCGATACTAACTGTAGAAGGTGGTTCTGCTGAAGCACTGTTAGCGATTGCCGACTGATACTGAGTACCTGAAATAATGGCTAGCTGTGCGGCGCCCATGGCTCCGATGATACCAGCCATAATTACGTTAGCAGGAAACGGTCCAGACCCAAGAGCCAAAGCAACACCAGTAGCAGTTCCGATGACAGCCTGAGCCATCATCATCTTCTTATTTGTTTCAAACTGCTTCTTTGCTACTTGATCTTTTCGCTTTTCCATAGCCTGAATCTTAGCTAGGCTCTCTGCACTCTTACCATCTCTCTTTTGCTCTGCTGCTATTTCTCGGTCGATGGCCTCTTCCTTGGCTCTAGCAGACGCACTTGTTGCGGCCTGAATCGTAGAAAGAGCACCTGACACTACGGAGGCAATTGCAGCAAAAGAGGTACCAAAGTCTTGAGCAGTGCTGAAGCCTACTTCGCGTACAGATTCTAGGGCAAAGATGACATTTGAAGTCATTTGGCTCATACCCTGATAAACTGCAGTAACCATCTCACCATCAGGACCTAGTTGATTTAGAGCCTCAACAGTATGAGCAGTTAAATCATCTAGAGTAACCAAGCTGTCCTTAATTACCTGCGTTCTGTCCCTATTAGCAGCGCCCAAGTTAATCTTAGGTACTTCTAGCCTATCTAGACTAATAGCTAGTTGAGCTATGGTATCTTCGGCTCTCTTAGCAACAATTACGATCTCTTCTATACTTTCTGGAACTTCTGAAGGAACAGGAGCTACAGGAGCAGCGTGTGCCGCAGAACCGACTAGGCTTTCGGCACTTGCTACACGGCGATCGTTATGAGCAAATCTTATGTTAGGACGCTCATAATATCGACTTACAGCTAGTGCAGATTCTCTCGTAGAAGTAGAGGCCCGCAGCATTTGGAGAGCACGAGTTTCATACTTCTCCATTTCTCTGGCGATGAATTCAAGCTGTTCGTCAAACGTAGCCTGAAGAACTTCCTTACCCATCTCTCGACGGAAGTTAGCCTGCCTATCGGGGTGCCACTGAGCAATACCATGAGCCTTCCCACCATCTCCAATAGCTCTAGGATTGAATCCAGACTCTACTTGAAGATTACCAGCAAGTCCTGCAGCTTGATTTGCTGTGAGACCAAGTCTTCTCATGAAGAAGTCTGCTGCCTGTCTTCCACGGCCTCCGCCAGTTAGCGTAGAATCTACGCTTGTTTGCGGCACTCTGTTGAGCGTCTCTATTCTGTTCATCCATTCTTGAATGGCAGTTATAAGACCATTGTTAGACTGGATTAGAGGGGTAGTAGCTTGGGAAGAGATTTCAGTTGCAGTTCTAGTAGCTATATTGTTCGCAATAACAACAGACTGCTCTCGAGCAGCCTGAACTGGCTCCATAGCTGCCTGTCTCTGTCTCTGAAGCTCTCTCATGTCTTCTACAGCTGCTATCATGCCGGCAAACACACCGCCACGAGTACGAGTACCCATAGCAGTCTGTAGTTCTCTCTGCGCGTTCTCTATTGATAGATCTACAGCCCTTTTTGCCGAGGCTGCTATTCTCTCAACATTTATACTCTCCAATCTCTCGATAGTAGAGGTTAGCTGCGCGTATCTAGGATCGGCTTCACTGATGAAGTCTCTTCTGGCTCTAAGATCTTCTGCAAGTTGGCTTCTTTGAGCATCCAGTAGCGCATACTCTAAGTCAATCATTGCCTTTCTTACAGAACTTTCTTGAATGGCTAGCTTATATGCTTCCCTGGCGGTAGCAATTTCTTGAGCTTGCTGACCTCGATCCGTTAGGTCTACACCTCTGCGTAGAACTCTCTGACGCGCTAGTAACTCGTTGCCTCTCGTGAGCTGGTCCGAAATTTCTCTCTGGGTCTCCAGCTCTCTCTGAAGTAGGCTGAAAGATTCTTGTTGCCAAGACAAACCTTCTCTTCTTGCGTCAAAAGAAACCTTTTGAGCAATATTCAGCCTTTCTTGTGCATTTACTCTGCCTAAATCAATATCATATTGCTGTTGAGTTAGTCTGATCTGCGAATCTAGATCTGTTAGAGCGTCTCGTGCTGCTTGACGTTCTAAGTTATTTGTGTTGGGTTTATTAGCATCTGCTTCTGCAACTCTTCTAGCTGCCTGTAGAGCCGCTAGCTGAGATCTCTGCCCTGTTTCTAGGGCTTCTCGCTCTGCTGCTGAAGTTCTTTGGATAGCTCTCAACTGAAAGCTTAAGGTGTCCGAGATACCTCCATTAATATCCTCAATATCTCGATAGATATTGGCAGTATCAATTAGAGTTTGCCTCTGTTTCCCTAGAGTGTCATAAAGAGTATTATTGAATTGAATTCTATTCTGTTCAATAAGAGCTCTTTCTTGCTCACGAGTTAAGTCTTGAGCGGATAGAGCTGCTAGAGCATTTGCTTGAGCCTGAAGACTTGATCTCTGATCTCTTACTAATGCTTCTTGAGCCTTGTATGCCCGTCTATTTTCTTCTGCTTCTGCCAGACGCTCTCTTAAATTGAGTCGCGCCTCGGCGTTATAAGCAGCAATAAGATCTGCTGTTGCAGTATCTCCTGGACGAGCTGCCAAATAAGCTCCCCGAGTGAGATTCTCTGGATTATTAATGCCTCGTCGAGAAAGTTCTGCCTTTCTTTGTTCTTGGCTCAATTCTCTTTGACGAACTAGCTGCAGGTCTAGCTGCTTTGTTACTTGTACCGCAGCGTAGAGTTCTTGTAATCTGGCTTCAGCAGTTGCTAGCATGCCTCTCTGAATAGCCATTTGATTAGAAATCTGAGCCTTTTGAAGGTCTCTAATTTCTTTCTCGCGAGCAAGACGAGCCTTAAGTCCAGAGCCTGCAACCTCGTAAATTCTCTTGTTGGACTCTACAATTGCAGCTAGTAGATTTAGCCTTGAGGCCATCTCTCTATTGTCTCTTTGTGCGATTATTAGCCTATCTTGAGCAATAGTTAGTTCTGATTGAGCAGCCGACAAGAACTGATCTCTGTACAAAGCTACTAGTTCTTGTTGCTGCTGTATTCTTTGAGCATTAACTTCTTTATTTTGCTTTAGTTTTTGAAGCTCTTGATCCGCACCCCGTAGCATATCTAGTCGCTGCTTTGTGGTTACAGTCAAGAAACGATTAACGCTCTCACCCATACCTTGCAGCATGTCTTGCCAGTTGCCATCAAAATTACCAGAGCTACTCGCTATACTGAATCTAGCGATAGAGTCTGAGACAGCGTCGAACCCCTTAACCATTTGGTCAAACGGAGTACTAATGTTGCTCGATACCATAAAGTCCGAAATGCTGTTATCTAAAGCTTTGAAACTCTCTTGCAGATCAGTTACGTTTTGGGAAGCAGACTGATAAGTAGAGTTCACTTCACGAGAAATATCTCGTACCTTTTTTGCGAACTTTACCTTATCGCCCTCTGCCTCTAGTGCACGCCATCCCCCATGCAGAGCTACTACTCTTTCAGTGGCTTCAGGGGCTAGTCTTATAAGGCTATCTAAAGTCTTTACGGCTCCGGAAGCTACAGGGTCGTCGTTCATGTCGCCCCAGATAGAAGCGATACCTTGGGCAGCTTTAATTGCTCTAGAATCTACATCTAATCCTAGATTATTAGCGGCATTTCCTTGAGCCGTAAAATTACGTCTGAAAGCTTTCGCCCAGGACTCACCAGCGCTCTCATTTACAGCCTTATCGGCTAGACGAGACGCTACAATTAAGTCCTCAAACTTATCGGTAATTTCAGCGATTGCATTAGACTGCACAGTTATAGACTGTGCTGCTCTAAGATGTGAAGCGGCAGTGGAGTTATTGATTCTCTCTAATTCTGCTATATACTTAGCCGTATTGCTTGTAGCTTCTCCGAGATCCTCAGTAGCTTTTTCAACAGCCTTAATTCTATCACTCTTCAATGAGTCTATAGCGCTCGAAATTAGTCCTACAGCTGTCACTGCTAGACCGATATAAGGTAGTGCGGTAAGAAAAGCCACACCAATCGTCTTTACAGCAGCAGAAGCCGCAAATGCAGCTATTCTTAACCGGCCAAGTAGAGAAATACCGTCCGTAGCAGCTAGGGCTTGTGCAGACGCATATGCTCTAACACTTAAGCTTAGCTGCTTCCATGCTTCGGCTAGCTGCAGCTGTGAAGCAGCACCTATAGATGCCGCTGATGCCTGCTGCGCGAGGGCTTCTCTTGATGCTATCTTTGCTTCTCTACGTGCAGCTACTACACGAGCACTGTTTGCTATGTCTGTATTATCTGCTTGTACTCTAGCAGCCTGAAGCTCTTTTATAGCCTGAATCTCTTGCTGAATCTTCTGCTGTTCGGCAAGCTTAGCGTTGCCTTTTGCAGTTCCTGCAGCAAAAGCCGGGTTATTATCTAGAATTACTTGATTAGCACGATGAGACTTTTCCAAGCTTACTAAAGCTGCTCTTTGCTCTTCTAGAGAAGCCGTACCTTTTCGTACAGCATCAGCAACTTCGCTATACTTCTTTGGCATCCTGTCTACGAAGGCGAAATTCTTCTTAGACTCTAGGGCTTGCGTTGCCTCGGCAGCGGCTAATCTTCTGGTAGCTTCTATGGCTTTAGTCTTAGCGGTAGCCGTGTCTCTAAACGCTTGAGCTGACTTAGCCGCGTTAGCGGCTGCGTTAGCAAGGCCGGGAATCAGCTGGTTTCTTAAACTTGCGGCAAAGCTTAGAGCAACACCGCCAAGCAATAAACTAGAGCCTGAAAGGACGTTTGCTATCGGCTTTGCTAGAAGGTTTACAGAGTTTAGTATACTATTAGTAGTATCACTTACCTTAGCGGCCAACTTGTCATAAGCTGTCGAATCTCCTGCAGCCGCAGATAGTCCCCCGAACTTTAGTTCGGCCTCCGCTAGAACTGCGTTCATAAATCCTTGACGTCGTTCGAAATTAGTTAGCTGGCCTTCGGTCTTACCAAGTTCACGAGCATAATTAGTGTTAGACTCAGTAAGCTTAGTCATGATACCAAGTTCGTCGAGAAGTTCTGGTTCTAGCTTAACGATACCACGAGTTAGACGATCTAGTGCGTCCGTCATGTTACGCCCAAGAGCGAAAGACGTATCACGTGCAGCTTGACCGAGACGTGTTACTGCCTCATTATTAAATCCTGCAGAAACAATTTGAGCAGTAGAACGCATTGCCTGCTCAGTAGAAATAGCACTTCCAGTTACTTCCTTAAGACCTCGTGCAGTTCCCGTAAGACTTCTACCTACACGTACACCCGCAGCTTCTAGACCTCTGAAGATCTGTTCTACCTGAGAAGCACTTCTTAACGCATTAAATGCAGCACTAACTGCGAAGGCGTTCGCTGCCAGCGTAGCATACGCAGCAACAAGACCACTGGAGTTTCCTCCAATGGTCTCAGCTAGTTTAGAAAAGCTTTTGGTAGAGTTAGCAGTTCCAATAACACCCTTCTTCTGAGTATCATAGAACTCTTGATTAGCTTTATTGCCAGATCTAGTTTTACGCTCAGTGGCAGACACAGTTGCCCCTAAGCCGGCGAGAGCCTTTCTAATTCCTTCAATATCACCACCGTCAGTAACTCTGACACGTAGAGTAAATTGTTGTGCCATTAATTATTCCATTAAAGCTTGCTAGCTTTAAGCTTGGCCCTCTGAGCTTTCATCTCAGCGGCAGATTTCTCTCTTGTTCTAGTATCTAGTTTAAGCAGAGTGTCCAAAAACAACTTCTTGTCTTGAACTTCGTATATATCAATAAAGATAGGAAGCTGGGAATAGTCCTTGCCTAAGTATCCAATATCAGGGAGGATTCTGTCTCCCAGATTATTAAACACTAATATAGCTTTCTGAACGTCTTGAGGAAAGTCAATTAACTCTGGAGGAATATCATCAGGATTGGGCTCCTTTTTCATCTGATCCATTAAGTTAAAGTACTTCTCTCTAGTCATTCCAGTATCGAAATTATTTTGCCAGTTACTCAGCCTCGCCCACAGTGTCTCTATTTCGTCCTGAACGAAAATTATCTAGATCGTTTACCACCTCATTCAGCCAACCGTCAAAAGCGGTGGAGTTACGTACTAAAAGTACTGCGTTTTCGGGGGTATAAGGTAGCTCCGCATTTGGGTCTTGAGACTCGATATCTACAAGCATCAACTGCTCGAGGTATTCTAGCTTGAGTCCAGTCCAGCCCTTCACTGTAGCTTCTGTAAACTTTTCCAGAAATTTAACATCATTCAGTTCTTCATAAGCTACTCTAGTCTTTCTATCGAACTTACTTTCAATGCAGCCCTTTCTTAAGGCTACTAATTTCTCTCTGCTGATATGTGCAATATTTACCTTAAAGCCTTCGAAGCCTGGGTAATCCATAGAAGTCTGCTTAATATCTACCATTAAACTCTTAAGATCCACGTATATTCTCCTTTACTATTATATCACTTATATTATTGTTCGTATTTAATCTAAAGTCGTAGCTTTGTATATAGAAGTCAGAAAGCTCTATACGACTTGTGTAAACGATGGATGGAAGATTAAATCTTAATGCCCATAACCCCACGTCACCTATACGTATAGTCATAGGTGTATTTGTACTCCAGGTAGTTACAGGCTTATCTATAACTCCCACGTCTTTGGTAATATACCGCTGTAGGGTTCCAGATAATCTTCTGGACTCAACGACGAAAGCCTCCGGAAAACTAGTTCCGGAGGCATCCAAAATATCCAAACTTTTATGTAGAGTTCCGTGCTCTAGCCAACTAACTGTATTAACTATTTCTACAGATAGAGAGGTTAGATGAGTAAGCTCTTCTGAGCCCAACATAGCACTTAAAGCAAATACACCTACAAAGGTATTAGTATTTGATCTAGTTACACTTGAGCCAGGAATGTTTCCAGAAAATTCGGACAACTTTCTGGCAGTTCCTGAAGCTGTAAGTATAAGGACACTCTTAGAGTCTATTCTAAACACTCCTGATTCGAATACTGAAGTTTCTAGCTTGAAAGTTTTCGAATTATTCTCTACATAAATATCTGCGGTATTTAAGGATGCCGAAGAATTTAAAGTTGTAAGAAGCGTTAATACTATATCAAGGTCACTTTCCCGTAATATTGGAATAGTAAAATTGAAGTTAGCTGGATTAGCTTTAGTTATTGCCGCATCTTCAAACAAATCAGCCTGCTTGTGCAAGGTCTTTACCGGCACACTAGTCTCGCTAAATGTTTGAGAGAAAGATAGATCAGGGTATATGTCAATAGAGTGTCTCTGACCTGAGTACACTATATATAGTTTACTATCTCTTTTTAAGTTATACTCAGTCATTAAAACCCCAGACAAAATGGGGAGCAGAAATGCTCCCCAAGTTGTTCACATTATAGTTTTAATGGACCAAAAAGTCAAGAACTATATTTTTACGCGGCTACGTACTTAATTACGCTGATTTCATCTGCGCTACTTAGTGTAGAAGGCAGACCATCAAAGGTAATATCTACTGCAAGTACGTCTCCAATATCAAAGGATGGCACTGATAAGTGTGCTTGTGGAATCTTGAACTGAACGCCAGGACCAACAGGATTATCTCCCGTATCCTTGCCTCCTACGTAAAAGTCTACAGCAAACTTATTAGTAACTGTATTGATAGCGTTAGAGATATCGTCTGTTAGATCTACGGTACCATTGGTCTGCTCATCCATGTATGCTGTCATGTTGCCTGTTACAGTTCTAGTACCTGTAACGTGACCAAGTGGACGGTTTACTCTACCCATTACTTCCGGTGTTAGGAAGGTTAGGTTGTTAGAAATAGTAATAGAGCCGCCAGTTAGAGTTACGTTGTAAGTCTTACTAGAGCCAGATACTGAACTTACTAGAGAAACCTGGGTAAGTCTGTTACGAATGAAGTTATCGTCATCGTCAATACCAGCACGAATAGCTGTAGAAGCATCAAATGCTCCAACTTCAACTCTAGTAGCGCCCATACCGCTCCATGCAATCGAAGCGATGCCATCAATATCAAAAGTGATAGCAGCTTCATTAATTACAGAGCCGGGAACTCTATAGATCAGAGTGTCGCCATCTGCCTCGTAATTAGCATCCGGAGCGTTAGCTGCGCCAAAAACGAAGTAGAGATTAAACTCACCGATAGTCGTTTTGTTAGAGTCTTCAAAGTCAAAAGTCAACGCGTCGGCTGCAATATCTACACCGGCGTCCCATGCCGTACCGTCAAAAGCGTTAGGAGCAACAAAGTTAGCCCAGAGAACTTCCTCGACAGCTCTAGTAACGCCACTAACCGTTACAGGACGCATATATGTGGTTAGGCTCCATTCAGAAGGAGCCACGGAGTCGGTAAATACCTTACGAGCTCTACGGCTTCTACCAGTAGAGTCGCTCATTTCATTCAGGGTAACCTCACTGGTATTCGTAGTTTGGTTAACGCTGTAGCCATTAAGAACTGGAATTTCCCAGATTACACCAGCTTGCTCGATGTAAACTTTTGTATCTCTACTGAGGTACAGATTGGAAGTACCGGCTGGAACTGCCATTTAATTCTCCTGCAATCTCGAAGAGTTCAAGATCGTGAGCTATTGCTCGTGTCTGAAATCTTCAGTATCGGACTTGAAGTATAAGTTCGCCTACGCCTATAGGTGCTAGCGCTCCTTCGTCCGTATCTATACTTAGAATAAGTATGTCTACTGTTCTTTTTGTTGCTCCTGATGAATCTACATAAGCCAATCTGCCGTTCTTTTCTATTACGGTTTCGAGATCTTCCAGGAGCAACTCCAGTGCATCTTGAGGGTCTTCGCCCTCAACGAAGCATCTGACTGTTATAGTTAAAAATCTTTCTTTTACACCACTACCTTGGTAAACTATACTCTCTGGCCCTAGTCCGGAGTGTACTGCAGGATATTGGTTAATTTCGTCCCAGAAAGCCATACGTGAGTGAGCATTATCATATATGTTGCTCTTAAAATCTCCCGTACCATTAATCTCTTTAAACTTATCCGTTAAAGCGTTGAGAATAGATGAACGCTTGCTAGTATATTTTCGTTCGTGCATTAGGCTCTCCTTAAGTAAAATCTTCCAACTATAATTTCTCGCGCAATATCTCGAATAGACTTCTCTATTAGTCTCTTAGGGTTTCTAGAAGGGATATTCCAAGGAAGACTGCCTAATACTGGGTCAAATACATCATATGGATTTCTTTGATAAGTATAAGCTAAGGAAGGATGTCCCTTAGCTGTAAGTCCTGATGCAACTACTCGAGCGCTCTCAGAAAATCGTCCAGTTCTATTGACTAATGACCCTGGACCCATATTGGCTCTGATAGCTTGAGGTAGTCTTGCGTTTATGTATGCAGTTATAGAAGCTAAATTTACAAGAGGGGCAGTTCTAGAACGCTTGCCCAATGTTAAAGCACTATATTCTTTGGCCTTGTTTTGCGTTTTTATCGTATTAACAGATCTTACTGAAGAAGCCTTTGTATTAAGATTTTGCAGCTTACCAGAGGCTCCTGCTTTTACAGCAGCATTATTTAATTGCTTATTTAAATAGGTACTGTAGCTATCTGAAGCTGCTTGTGTTAGCCAGTCATTAGAAGCTATTGCTTTCTCTACTGCCTTTCGAAACGCAGTAGCTCTAGCGTTAATTATGCTTCTACCCTCTACCTGGTTTCTATTACCAGATCTGAGCTCTCCAGATACTACCGAACCCTTAATAGTAAATTCTTTAGAGTTTCCTCGATAGTAGGAGTTAATATCTAAAACGTTCTTGTAGACCTCTTGGTATTCTTTTCTACTAATTAGCTTATTACGCTTCATTTCCCGTACTAAATCTACAGCGTTTATACCTGCCTCATCAATAGCAGAAGTAATTCTTGTTTCAGCGACAGTTCTAGTATGATCCAATTGAATAGACTTAGAGGCTAATAAAGGAACATAGTCTACTTTATTATTAGTAAGAACTTTATTTATGTGCCTGAGGGCAGCTTCCCCTGCTTCACGTAAGGCGCTAGAAAACGCACCATATGATACAGAAACAATTACATTAGGATCCGTTTCTAATGAGCGCAACCCCCTTCTCGGATTACCTACAATAGCCATTAAAACACGTCTAAACTGACTGGCAGCTTGTCCAATGTCTTTGTCGCTTATATATTTCAAGAGTTCCGGGTCAGTTTGCTCAATTTCATAGCGCAGTTCAGTCTTAATAGACGTAGCTCTTATGTTAATAGCATGCATCTCAGGATACATGGTAGCATTTCTAAAGTCTTTAGAGTCTCCCTGTAACCTTTTACTAAGATCTGCTAGCGCTGCCTTGCTCATCTGTACCTATCCAAAATGACTTGTATATGTTGAGGAAAATCTGTACCCTGCGGAACTGAATTAACTATAGAGGCGCCCTGAAGCGCCTTAGACTGCCTAAACTCGTCATTCTTATAGTAATTAACTAGTTCTATAGCAGCTAATTTCAGATCCTCTGGGAATACGGAAGCAAACAAGTCGTTTGTTCCTGTTATGTATTCTACCCTAACTACCCCCGGATTAATAGGCCAGTTAGCGAAGCTACCTGGAGTCCAGGACCTAGTAATAATTCCCTCTTTCATGTTTACGTCAAAGTGAACATCTTTAAGTAAAGGAACATGTACGGTAGAATCCCAAGTATATCTATCCGTTTCGGTAATACTTAGTATTTCCCTAACAGGATATTTCTCCAAGAAGATTTGATTTGTGTCATAATCTAAGCTAATTACTTCAGTGACAGTTTCTTCCGTAGAAAAATCTCTCCCAATATAGGCTTTTATTAAACTACTGACGAACGAAATTAGCATACTGACCTTGGGATCATCAGTAGGCTTAGTAATTCCATTATAGGTTTTATACTCTTGTAAAGTGATTATGTCCATAGTTTTATAGAAACCTTGGGCGAGGGTTTTACGCCTCGCCCAATAGTCAATTACGCGTCAGCGTACTTGAGACCTACGATAGCAGGTGCACCAGGAATGATTTCATCGAAACCTAGACGCTGGCTGCTTACGAGTACGGTGTGCTGCTTATCTACAGAGTACTCGCTCTCTACTGTCATACCACGTAGACGTGGCACTAGGAAGTTTCTGCGGTTTAGCGCAAGAGCAAAGTAATTACCGGCACCTGGAGGAGCGAACTCGTCGCACATTACAACTTCGGTACCGTATAGACGGCCTACAGAACCGGTTAGCTTGGTAGCGTTGTTAGCACCAACAAGATCGGCATCCATGAACTCAGGGTCTTCGATTAGCTCGAACCAGGCCTGCTGCGAAACTACATAAACTAGATCGCGTGGGTCACGTCCGTACTTACCCATTAGCTTACGCATACCGAATAGAGCGGCTGCGGTTAGCTTGGTATCAGCAGCAGAAGTAGTTAGAGTACGACCACCAGTTTGAGCGAAACGGATAAGACCGTTAGCGGCACCGGAAGTGTAAACACCCTGGTCAGTGTTACCCGCAAGAAGCATGTTCTCTACACCACGAGCGTGGGAGCGAGCCATAGACTCCTTAATTAGCGGAAGAACTGGAAGAATTGCGTCTTCCTCGGTCTCGTTACCAAGGTAGCTTCTAGCAATCATCTTTACAGTTCTTAGGGTACGCTCTGAGAGCGTTAGACCCTGGTACGGAGCACCGTAACCTGCACCACGCTGATCCATGTTACCATTTGGCTGATTACCGGCTGCGGTAGTAGCAGCAGTGATTTCAGCGTAGCCGGCGTCTGGCATGATTGGGAAGGTCATCTCGGCACTGTTCATACCGATTTCGCGGAACATTGGAGCAAGAATGAGCTCGTTCCAAATATCACGCTCGATGTTCGTGCTTACGGTACGCTCTAGAGCATCGGAACCAACACTTACAGTAGAGTGAGTGTTGAACTTTTCTAGAACTTCCTTACCGAGCTTAGTATCATCGAAGCCCTTCTTAAGCATCTTAGCAAGAACAAAAGCATTCTCAGCTTCAGTCATGAGCTCGTTGTTCTCTAGTGGGTTAGAGGACTTGGAGTCGATGAGATTACGCTTGCTGGAGCGCATATTCTCTAGGTCCTGAGCCTTCTCTTCTAGAGCGGTCTTCATTTCATTGAAGGTCTTCTCGAAGTTCTCGTTGTTCTCCTTGAGCTTTGCGTCAAAGTCTGCAAGTAGTCTCTCTTCGGTGCTCTTAACGGCGGCCTCAGCGGCAGCCTTAGCGGAAGCAGCGGCGGCTTCTTCAGCAGCCTTCTTCTCAGCGGCTTCCTTAGCAGCCTTCTCAGCAGCGGCTCTCTGGTCAGCTAGAGCCTTTTGGGTTGCCTCAGCAACCATTGCTGCGATTTCTTCTGGGGTCATTGATTTTTTCTCCGGAGGTACAACAGTACCGGACTCTGGCAAGGGAACAACTTCTGAAGTATTTACTTCATTAGGATCCTGGCCTCTAGAAATGTTAACTTCTTCTTCAAACTTGTGCAACTCATCATCGGACTGAAGAGACTTCTTGATGCTGAAAGTTGCTTTTGCATTGCAAGGAATGGATACTACAGAAACCTCTAGTAGTTCCGCATCCCTAATAATATATCCGTCAGTAGCTTCACTATAGTCGGCATCCTTAATCATGAATCCTACAGAGAAAGTGCTAAGAACACCGTCCTTGATGAGACCTTTAGTAGGTCCCGCTGCATCACTGATTAAGCACGTAACTTTTAGTCCTGTAGAGTCGACCTCAACTTCAGTTGCCTTACCAATAGGCACAGAATAGTTGTGGTTGAATAGAATTACAGGGTTGTTCTTAAAGTTATCTAAACCACCGCTCTTTAGCCAGGCGTCGGGGACAATTACGTCCCCGACCCTGTCAGTATCAGCTGTACTTGCATATCCTACAATCTTTAGCTGACCATCTTCTTGCTCGCCTACTGACTTAATCGTAGAATTTAAGCGAAAAACGCGAGCCATAGTTTAGATTACTTGCTGTTCTTGTCGTTTGGAACAGTCTTGGAAGAGGTAGATGGTTGAGCAGCCTTGCTCTTATCTGCTACGTCCTTTTCGTCGCCACTGTCTGCACCTAGTGCATTCGTGGTAGAGATGGAAGCAGTGCCCTGGCTTCCGCCGTCGGTAGCATGACCTACATCAGGAGATCCGTCCTTTGCTCCGTCTTCCTCTCTTACAGCGTCTCTAAGCTCTTGAGGAGTCTTAGGATCCTTGTTAGAGGTAGTTACAATCTCAGGCTTCGTGTTAACTACAGTCTGCTCACGAGTCTTAGGATCGGTTTCTACAGTAGCACCTACTAGATCGAAGTCTGGCTGCTCACTTGGAAGTGGTCCGCCAATAGCGATCTTGTTAGCGTTAGCACCTTCCGGAGTAGCGGCGTTCTTTGCGAGAACTTCAGCTACGTACTGTGCTTCAGCCTCACGAAGTGCCTTCTTGTCCTGGTTCTCGCTTGCTTCTCTCCACTGCTTGTTTGCTTCTAGAGCAGCGCGGTTCTTAGCAGCTAGTACTTCGTCGATGTTGGTGATAGCATCTCGTGCTTCTCTTGCCATTAAAAGTTTCTCCACTTTATTCCAGGAGCCAAATAGTGTTACTAGCTGCTGGAAGCGTATGGGGGTGTCAGTCTCGCGAGTATACTCTTGACGACTCATTACACGACCCTTTGTTTCAAAATACTCAGCTAGAGTTTGGATTGCTCTAGTCTTACTATTACTCATCTTCATCCTTCTTGGGAGCGCCTCCGACAGAAGGATTAGCTGCGCTACCCGCTATATTTGCAGGGATTCTAAGTTTGTCGCTCTCGGGATCACTGTCTGGCTCAAGACCAAGCTGATCGCGGGCTTCGTTTGCAGTAATGATACCGCTGTTCACTAGACTCTGTAGATAAGCTGCTTGATCTCGCAACTCAGGTCTAAGTGCCTCAATATAAGTGGTATCCTCGTAAACCTCGAATCCAAAGAAACTGGATAGAGCGGAGTTTACCTTATTGAGAATTGGAATAATTGTCTCAAGATAGAAGAGTCGATGATTTGGTCTTAGATTTGCGTTATTCCCCGTATCCAGAAGAATAGGAGGAACTCCTAGGCTCTTCAGTACAGTCTCTTCGCAAGTCTTGATAGACGCCTCGAAGTCTAGATCTTTGAAATTAAAGTTAGATATATCATCTATCTCTAGTCCAGAGTCGAGAATCATAGGTCTGCGACCTCCGGAAGAAGGACGATAACCTTTTCTCCACTCGTCTAAAAGTTTCTTCTTAAGCCTATCGTTGAGAGTATTAGGACTCTTTAGTACTAGACCAGGAACCGCTCCATTCTTAAAGAAGTTATCCTGAAACTTACGCATCTCTATGATGATCTTCATGGTGCGTAAGGCGGGCTCTAGTCTGGAGCCTCCTCTGTATATATTCTTGTAGCTGTTGTCCTTTATGTGAATTATCTCATCTGGACTGAAGGTTACGGAGTTCTCGAACTTATAACCTGTAACTAGCGTCTTAGGATCGCTAAGAACTACCATCTTAGTAGCAGGCTGATGATAAAGGTGAGTTCCGTCAAAGTATAGAAAGGCGTTCCCTTCTATAATTAGGTCTAGGAGGAAGGCTCTCTTAAAGGCATTTACGTCTTGAAACGGATTTGCCTCATGATTGAGAACTCTCTCTAGAGTCTTCTTCTTCACTATTGGTGTCGTGCGATACGTATTTTGCAGCTGATTTCCGACGGAAGTCGGAATTGCTGCAACGTCGTCTACGATCATGTTGATGGCTCGTTGAACTATCTCAATTTGCTCGTAACATTGCTGGTAGGAAAACGTATCGGTTTCTGACGAGAATTCAGCAGTACCCGAATTGCTCAGATACTGCTGCGTAGGATTAAGCTTTGTAAGTGTAAAATCAAGAAAGCCCATTCTTTTCCCTCTGAATTGCAACCCACCGTTTCTGCTTGGGTGCAGTTGCTAGAGGAGGGTCTTTTCCGTAGATAGAGTGAAGCTTCATATGATGCTCATGACATATAGTAACTGTATGCTTATACAATTCATCCATGTGCTCTTCAATAAATCTATCTCTGATAGCCAGTACGTCATCGTCTGACTTAATACTAATCTTGTTTTTCTTTAACCAACTGTTAAAGAGAGGCGTAAGGGTATAATAGTGGTGAAAATCAAGCGATTCTGTTGTCCCGCAAATTTCACACTCTGTTCCCTTCTCGTAGCGCGCCTTCGCTTTGTCCCGTACGAATTTTATGGGATCTCTGCGTAGGTTATGTGCCAAATTTCCTCCTTAATTTCATGCAGTATAACATTATGGGGTAAAAAAGTCAAGCACTAAAATTTTAGTGCTTGACTTTTTATTATGGATGAAGTTCCTCGACCTTCGCTTGGTACTCCTTGGCCGGTGACTGAGTGCGCCATGCCGAGACGCTGTCTGCCATCGAGAAGAAGCCGTAAGGCAACGGCTCGCCAAGAGCAGGGATCTGCTGAGCCGAGGCAAAAGCAGCGGAGTTCATGCCGCACTTGTCCAGGTACTCAGTCACCTCAGCAAAGAACGCTCCATATTCCGGGCTTCTGAGGAGCTGTAGAACTCGATCGGTGTATTGCTGCTTGGTGACGGGCGCGGCAGGGTTCCCGCTGTCGAAGATAAAGTTCTGGGCAGCCCACTCATACAGGCCATGGATCACCGAGTTGGCCGGTCTCCCGGCAGCGACATTCGCCCGCGCGATCTCATTGCATGCTCTGTAGTTTGCGGGCTTCGTGAACGTTTCGAGGCATGTGCGGAGGCCGGACAGGAGGTAGTTCTTGGCGGTTTGCGGATCGCCAAGGTTCGCTGCCAGACCGGCAATGTTGACGTACCTGCGGTTGACCCCGTTAAACCCTTGGGCACGCACCTCTCCGTTTTCGTCAAACGAGGCCATGAGGTCGCCAACGTAGATCGCGCCCACGATAAGCCCAGGCTGATCCTCACCGCCGATCGACAGTCGATCACCCAAAGTGCCACCAGAGGGAATAGGGTAGTTGAGGTAGTTGGTTACGATCCCCTCAGCAGCGGTGTAGTTTCCGAACTGCCATTCAAAAATCGGAATAAAGTCCGGTTCATCCGCGAACTGGTCAAACAGTTCGCAGCACTCAACTGCGTGTTGCATCCACAACTCCGAGCGGCCAGCTGCAATTTGACGGGCAGCAAGATCGAACGTCTGCTGGAAGGCTGGAGCAAAGTGCCAGCGCTCGTTGGACACCGTGCCGCCGATCTTTCGCCCCGCTGGCATAGATGCCTTGGCCCGATTGAAGAGGGCCTGCCGAGCAGCGGCGTCCAATAGTGCTGGGAAGGTCAGCCAGAGGCTCATGCCGTTAGCGTGGCAAGCCTCCCCATACGCCTCGATTGGCATGATGTCCCAGGTCATGCTGTCAACTTGGGTCATCAACTGCGGAGTGATGATCTTGCCCTTAACATCTCGATCAGCCGGAGCGTGGTTGACATTCTGGTAATTCTGGTTGCAGCCAGCGTCATTCATGTAGCGCATCATGCCGTTCAATCCCGTCAGGTATGCGCGAGCGACCGGACGAAGCAGCTTGCTGCGATCATGAAAGTCAGAGCCATCGGCGTTAATTCGCCCGACGAATACCGTCTTCTGCACTTCACGGGAAGGAATGGCGGCCATGCCATTAATGAAGGAGAAGGTGTCCACGTGGGGACGAACTCGCCCTTCGGGAGAAGTCCAGTTCTTCCGGAAGCGCCAAACCTTGAAACCCGGCTTCACCAAGGTATCGGGACCACTGATCTTCAACCACTGATTGCCGATTTCTTCCTTTGGTTCCAGACTCCACGACGTTGGGATTTCGACGACGTAATCGCCATACAGTTCATTCTGAGCATCGGACGGCCAGCGAACGTCCAGCGTAAAGTTCACTTGGTTGACGCGAGGGTCAATCGGACCAGCAATGGTATTGGAACCGTCGATAATACCGATCAACGAGCCATCAATATGGTCTGTAGGATGAACGGTATCCACACCATTCTCATGAAGATATGGCGCACGAGCTGCCTGAGCACTGTCCACCAACAGACGTGCCGGAAAGACAGATCGGTTTACAAACCTTCCGTCATATTGCTGAAAATTACATGTCGGCCGGAAGTGCTTGAACAGGTTGATGGCCGGTAGGGAAACCCCAAAAGCCTCGTTCATGCCATGCAGAGCCTCACCAGGCGTTGCATCAACCCTAATCAACTGGTTTCTGTTGCTGGCAACAGTGGGTTCGGCTGCGTCATACATGGTGAAGGTGGTCTGCTTACCCTCCCACGCACGACCGGAGTAACCACATACAGCCTCGATATTTCCATCCGGGGCGCGATTGTATTCAACAGGAGCGGCGTCGTGCAGCACCTGTCCGTCCGCCTCCACTCGCAACATCGGCGTCGTCAGAGGCTCGAACGAAAACGCTGTGACGCGAGCACGCTTATCACCCGGCACATAGCTAGGGCTGAATTCAGCAATCCGCGAAATTACAAGCCGTTCAATCGGCGCTGAGCCAAACAGAATGTCGTCCAGAGTCGCAAACCGATTGCAGCGGAGCATGACGTGAGTGTTTGCAGCCGTGGCGTCAACAGCCGTCTTGGTCGCGCCCGTTTGCGCGCTAAGGTTCAGGCGCGAAATCTCAGTGCCGTCGAAGAACAAGATGAGGTATCGAGTAGCTCCCTCAACCTTGTGCTGGACGCGAATAACCGAGGGATTGCCCGTCTTCCCGAAGTTCATACCCATGTTCGAGTTCTGGAACGCGCCGATAAGAACGCTATTCGCGAAAACGAAGCACCCATTCGTCTGCGCGTCGACGCGCAAGAACGTAGAAAGGTCGGCATTGGCACAGAGATACAGCTGCGTATAGGCCTCACCATTGACAAGACTGGCAGTGCCATCCACTCGGGTCTCGACAAAATGACTGGGAGTCCCACGATTGGAGCGGATTGTGCCACCATTAGAGGCTTTAGTTGTGAGTTTTTCGTTAAGAACCTGAAGCTGGTCCTCTCCTGAGTGAAAAGTCATATTGACGGGCGCAGACGCCGGTGCGGTTCCGTTAGGAACGCCGGTGAAGCTGTAAAATTCCTCAATGTCAGGGGTCCAAGCAGACTGGAGCCACTCGCCATTTACCAAGGTGCCGTAGCTTAGCGACTTACCACGTAGAGCGCTACGAGTGGCGTTGGACAGCTCGAATGCTCCCTCAGTCACAGCAATACCTGCATCTGAGCCAGGGGTTTCTGTAGCAGCGTTAGGGCCGCGTATCAGCAGACGACGACCCTCTACCGCAGCATTATCAGGATCAGCGAAGGTGAGAGTCTGTTCCATACGTGGGATGCCACTGATCGCAGGAATACCAATTACTTCTATAGGTTTAATGGTAGCTAATAACTGAGTACTAAGCGTTAGCAGTGATACTCCCAGACCTAGTCCTAATCTCATTAGATAACTCCTACAAAGTCTCCTGCCGTACTTGCCGCAGCGACTCTACTGATATTTCCTTGAAGCCACTGGCCTGCAGGAACGTTCTTAAAGACTACCGTTTGACCGTTAGATCTTACAGTTACGTCTCCGGCAGTCCCCACATATAGAGCTCTAATTGCCGTAGTCAGATCCGTATCAGATTTAGTAACAGAGACCAGGTTACCTACCTTAAGAGCATCTACACTGGTCTTTACACTATCAATACTCGTCTTCGCCTCACTATCTCTAGAAGGCATAGGATTTGCGGAACTTACATCACTAGCGCTGCCATCGGCTCCTATAGAGAGCTTAGTACGAGGATACATTACTCCGCCAATATCATCGGCTGCGATTGCTGTATTTGCTGGAAGTGGAACAACTGGATTATCGGCCATTTATCTTACCCTTGTAATTCTAGAGCGCGGCGTAACGGCCGGAACTCTGATAATATTGTCTTCTCCAGGATTTACAGGTGCACCCGGTAGAAGTCCTAGTGCTTGAAACCACAATATCATGAAGTGATTCCTACGGCTCCCTCAAATGAGTAGAGTGCGTAGCGCAGAGCGTCTGCCATGTGAGAGGCATCATCGTGCACTGGCTTTTCTTTAATTAGGTTTGGGTTTGGATCCCAGCGATAAGCGTCAAAGGCTTTGAGCACTTCGGTGCAGTTTTGACTCACTAGAATCTTATTATTGTCTACCAGAGACCCGACGTGTCCAATTCCATCCAGCAAAGATTTCTTTGCGTTGATCGTTGGAATGTCGTACATCTGAGCAAGGTCAAAGCGCGTCTGCTGTGCTGCAGAGTCGATGAATATGTAGTCCAAAGCCCATTTGTCGATCATCGACTGAATTGCTTCAGCGTGTTTATCTGTAGTCTTCTCGTTACCGTAATACTCATCCAACACAAAGAACTTGTCTTTTTTGTAATTGTATCCGATAACGCACATAGCAGTAGCGTCTCGAAAACCTAAGTCCAGTCCCGAAATCATGTCTAGCTCGACTTCTCCTGGAACAAACTCTGGGTATTTCAGCAAACCACTTTCTTCATCAACTTCATTAGGATCAACGATGCAGTCTTCGTCCAGCTTCCAGATCTGACCGACATAGCTGTTAAACGACGCCTCATACTCCTGAGCAAACTCAGCCTCACTCATAGCGCGCTTTGCTTCCAGAACGTCGTCCTCAGTCATTCTAGGATTATCCCTCCAAGTAGAGTGAATCGAACACCAGTCTGGAAACTCGGAGCTGAAGCCGCGCTGATAGAACTTGCTGAACCAGTTGCTCTTACCACGAGGAGTACTAATAAAGATTGCGCGAGCGTTATCTCTATCTAGTGTCGGACGCAAGGATACGTTAAAAGCATCCTCACCCGCACTCGTCAGAGCCGCCTCGTCGAAGATAATCAAATCATAGGAACGCCCTACGCAACTGTCGACCTGATTTACAGAACCCATGCGAATCGTAGAGCCATTCGTCAGCTCTACCACACGATCCTTTGCATTGTCCTTCTCAGTCTCTAGATTGTGCGCCTTCAACAACATGTGCTGCAAGTCCCACGAGATAGAGGACAAGGAATAGTTCGGCGACATAATCAATATGTTACAGCCCGGAACTAAAGCTACGCACTGTCCAATTATATTCGCAATAAACGTCTTTCCCTGACGACGAGAGATCGCAGCGCACACAAAGCGATACTTATTTACTGCGTTGATGATTGCAATCTGCGACGGAAGAGGCTCAATTCCTCCCTGCGTCGATTCCAAATACTTACTTATCGGTAGCTTGATGAACCGATTCGGTAGATTCTCTATTATCTCCGTCGATACTACGTCCGCTCTGCTTATCGTCAGTGCCATTTACAAATTCCTCTTCAGCAGCGCTCAGCGGTGCTGGCTTGTGGCTAATCGTATAATCCTCGCTGTCGCCGTTCAAGGCACGTAACTCTTCAGCGTATCGCTTCTCACGCTCGCTTGCATTCTTCAGCAAGTCGGGATGCTTGTACAGCTCTTCCTTGTGGCGCCCCTCTGAGTCAACCCAGTGTACATAACCTCTACGAATTTCCATCTGTCTTCTCCACGGAGACGACGTCTCCTTCTCGAATGATGCTGGGGTCTTCTGCATCACCTCTGCGCGCTGCCGCAATCGCCTCAAAAGCCTTACCAGTGTTAGCAGTCTTCTCAGCATCGTCCTTGTTCGCGGCGTAGTGGTAAGCTAGGATCTGATTTACGAAGCCTGTAACTACTACAACCGTAATGAGAGTCTTAAACAACTCTACTGTCCATAATAAGGGATTATGATACGCCATCACTAGCATCATCACACCCATTCCATACGTCAGGAGCATTACCCACTGGCGCTCTGTAGGCCACCCTGGACCCACTTCATAAATCCACTTCCAAAAGGTCATTGCAGTAACTTCTTCATGAGATCGCCGTAGTTGCTATCTCCGTAGGTCGTCTGGTTGACCTGAATTGCGGTGCCTGGTACGTTTTCCTTCGCAGCCTTAATCTCATCCATTCGCATCTTATGCTGAATCTGAAGAATCTCTACTAAGTCTTTACTAGAGAGAATTCCTGTCTCTTCTGCATCTGCGATCTTGGCCTCGATTATACGATCCAGCAGTGCTCCGATCTTGTCACGATTTCGATAGCCCTTGTCCAGATATACGCCGTCTAGATACTTCTTTACCTCGGGGCGCTGAAGAGCTTCTACGACCTCATGACGCGGAACGCATAACTGCTCGGCCGTATCTTCTACGGTGCCGAACTGCAGAAAGGCGTTGGCTATGTCAAATCCCTCAGGACTGATCTTCGTCAGGGCTGTCATATACTAGTCTGAAATTTACGTTAATAACGTCCGGAACGTAGGAGGAGGCTACGTAGTTGACTACTAGCCAGCGATCTCCGTCGATCGTGTAGACTTTTCCAGAGGAGAAGATGGGAGTGCGACCTCGATAGGACGCGGTAGCCGTATTCTCTTTTCTCTGAAAGGCGATCTCGTAGTTGTTTCGATAAAATATCACTTCTGCACCACCCTTACTACTGCGGTTCTCTGACGACGACGCTCGGGCTGCGAGTTCGTAAAGAAAGTAAACTCAATCGGAAGATTGACGCCGGTTCCCTGGTATACTGCGTCCTCTTGCTTTGCTGGGTCTACGGAGAGCCAGATCGTAACCATCTCGTCGTCGATTTTAGGAGCATGAGGGCCGGTGCCGAGTTGAAGTCCTAGAAGCGTGGACTCGGTGAGAAGAGATACGGTGAATCGTGTAACTTCCTCGTCGTCCTGAAGAAGGTCGCGATACTCGACTCCGTAGTCGACGAAGTCACAGGGATCCATCGTCTCTTCCCAGACTGCTGCGGTTAGTGGAATTGCCATTAATTTTCCTGGGCCTGAGCCGCTTGTCGTGCCTTACATCTGCGTAGAAAATACCAAAGTGCTGCGTGATTCCTTGAAGAT